TCACCAGCGGCATCATCGCAACCTCTCTGCTCGGCGGCGGGACGGCGTCGGCGTCGACGTGGCTCAGAGGTGATTCGTCGTGGCAATCTTTGCCGACAAGTGGCACAAAGACTTTGGCAGTTTTTACACCGCAAGACAACCAGCCCCCATCGACGAACTTCGCCACGCTCGACACCCGAGGGACAGGCATCGCCGTCCTCGACTTCGACGCGGCGACCGACGAGAGCGCCGTGTTTGCCGGCGTGATCCCCGAGGGTGCCACGCTGACCAGCGGGCTCATCGTCCGCATCGCCTGGATGGCGACCTCGGCGACGAGCGGAAACTGCCGCTGGGGCGTGCAGTTCGAGAAGACCGGCACGGACCTCGACTCCGATTCGTTCGACGCGGCGACCGAGGCCACTGGTGCAGCGAACGGGACAAGCGGCATCGAGACGGTCACCTCGATCACGGCGACGGCGATTGACTCAATCGCAGCCGGGGATCGATTTCGATTGAAGGTGTTCAGGAACGCCGACGACGCGACGAACGACACGATGACCGGGGACGCTGAACTCGTCGCCGTGGAAGTGCTGGTGGCGTGATGGCGTATTCTTTCAACGGGTCGAATCAATATCTTTCCACGGCTTCATCGCCCGTCGACGGGCCGCCGCTGACGATTGCCGCGTGGATGCGGACGACAGCAGCTTCAGCACCGGCGCGCGTCGTCGCCGTTGGCGTCTCCGGGGAGACGCATCGGAACCAGTTGGGCCTTACAACGCAGTTTGCGCAAGTTCAGGCGGTGTCTGTTGGGCCATCCGTAACGACCGCTTCAAATTTTGAGGGGGGCGGTGTTGTTGCCAATGTGCGCATTCACGGCTGCGCAGTATTTCAGTCGCGATCCAACCGCCTCGCGTACATGAACGGAACCGCCGGAGCCCAAGACTTCACCGACGTAGGAATACAAAACACGGCCAACACAATCACTGTCGGCGCGGGCTGGGCGACTACCGTTGGCGTTTATCTTGCGGGCGACGTCGCCGAGGTCGGCGTCTGGAACGTCGCCCTGACGGCCGCCGAGGTCGCCTCGCTCGCAAAGGGATTCACCTGCGACCGCGTGCGACCGCAGTCGCTTGTGTTCTACGCCCCGCTGATCCGCGATCTTGTCGATCTTCGCGGCGGACTTGCGATCACGAACAACAACACGGCCACCGTCGCCAACCACCCAAGGGTCTATTGATGACGCTCTACTACAGCATCGAAGATCCGTCCGACGTGCGCGGCCTCGGCGAGCAGATCGCAGCCTGGACGGCAGCAGGCAACCCCAAGGCCGCAGCGTGGGCACCGCAGCCCCCGCAGCCCTCGCCCGAGTCCGTCTGGTCTGGTGGGCAGTGGGTGACGCCGACGCCGTCCGTGCCCGAGAGCGTCACGCCGTACCAGTTTCGGATGGCGCTTCTAAGGTCAGGAGTGTCGCTCGCTCAGGTGGACTCGCTCATTGACTCTCTGCCGCAGCCCGCCCGCGATGAGGCTCGCGTAGCCTGGGAATACGGCTTAGAAGTGCGTCGCGATCACCCGCTCGTAGGCCAGTTCGCAGCCTCGCTCGGCATGACGGCAGAGCAGGTGGACGCGGCGTTTGTCGAGGCCAAGAAGCTGTGACGCAGACCGCGAAGATATACTTGAACCCAAAAGAGGCAGCCTAAATGCCATTCTCATTCCCATCATCGCCGACAATCGGACAGCAATCCACGCAGAACGGTCGCGTCTATCAGTGGACTGGTTCAGCGTGGGAGATCGTCCCGATCCCGACGACAGTGGACGCCGGGAATCTCACCGGCACCGTCGCTGCCGCTCGCCTCCCCGTCGTCCTTGAGCAAACCGTCACAGTCGGCAACTCCGGCACCTCCACGACTCTAAGCCTCACGAGTGGTAGCGTTCAGACCGTGACGCTGACCGGCAACTGCACGTTTACCATGCCATCCGCTACCGCAGGGGCGTCGCTCACTTTGATTCTCACGCAATCCGGCACATTCACGGCGACGTTTACGGGCGTTTTGTGGCCTGGAGGAACGGCCCCGACGATCACAGCGACCAATGGCAAGGTGGACGTGCTGGTCTTCGTCAGCAACGGCACGAACTGGTACGGCGCCGCCTCGCAGAATTATTAACGCCAATGCTTGCAGGCAAACTCGGATTTTTCCGCGCACCGGCAACGCCCGCCGCCACGGCTGTCGACGGCAGCAACAACACCATCTCGCCGGTGGATTACACGGCGGACGGCGTCCAGTGGCGAGCGTTTATCTTTCACACTAGCGGCACGCTCACGTTCTCTCGCGGCGGGGAAGTCGAGTATCTCATCGCAGCCGGCGGTGGTGGTGGTGGCTCGCACTATGCTGGTGGCGGCGGCGCTGGTGGTTTGCGTACTGGCAGCGCCACCGTGATCGCACAGGGCTACGCCGTTACGGTGGGCGCTGGAGGCTCCGGGGCGGCCTGGAATGGCACGTTCGGTGTGCAGGGCGGCGACGGCAATAGCTCCTCCGCACTGAGCATCTCGGCGACCGGCGGCGGTGGTGGCGGTGCGAGAGGTCTGTCCAACCAGCAGCAACCGGGCCGGTCTGGCGGTTCTGGCGGCGGCGGCGGAAACAATCCATCGGCGGCCACTTCGGCGGGCAGCGGAACATCAGGGCAGGGCAACAGTGGCGGCACCGGATTCGACTCGGGCGGTAACTCTGCTGGTGGTGGTGGCGGCGGCGCTGGCGGTGCTGGCGGCAACGCTGCCAGTGCGTCCGGAGGAGCGCGTGGCGCTGGGTCGTCGTCCTCCATCTCTGGCACGGCGACAACCTATTGTCAGGGTGGCGGCGGCTCGTCGTCGGGAACTGCTGGCATTGGCGGCGGTGCCTCCAGCGGGCGAGGCGCGACCGCGAACAGAGGAGGCGGTGGCGCTGGCGGAAACAATAGCGTCACCGGCGGCGCTGGTGGGAGTGGCGTCGTTGTAGTGCGATTTCGGAGGTAGTGATGGAGAGGTTTTGCGTGCAGATCGTGGAGGGCGTCGTTGCTCGCGTCATAGTCTGCGACAGTGCCGAGTGGGCAGCCACCACGCACGGTGGCGAGTGGGTGGAGACGGACACGCTGCCGGGGATCGGCTGGGTCTACATGGACGGCGAGATTGTTCCGCCGCCCGACGAGGCAGGGACTGCGTGACCCGCAAGGCATACGCCCTGCTGGGCTACCGTGAGGCGAGAGGCCGCGTTCGTTGAGGCGGCGGGACTTTAGCTGACCTTCGGCAGCGCCGCGTGAACGTCTTTCGGCCGCACGATCCTGGGGTCCAGGTATCGCTGTGTCGTCAGGGGCGATGCGTGATCCATCACGGCCTGGGGGTCGAGCCCGGCGGGTTGCTGCACGGCATGTGGCAGGCCGCAGACAAAGCCGCGCTCATGGACGCAGTCGAGGTGATCCCGTGGGACGACGCCGTCGCCATGCTGCCGCCCGATCAGCCGATCGCCCGCCAATCGGCTTGACATACCAATAGATCCTGGTAAAGTCTGGGCTCGCGTACCGCCAGGAGGGCGTCCCGTGGGCCGGATGAAGGAATTCGATCTTCGCATCAGGGGCGGCGGAGACGACGCGATCCAGGCCATCTCCGAGTATCTGGAAGCCCAGGACAAAGACCTCGTCGCGAGGCTTCGTCGCTGGCTGGAATCGCCGAGCGGGGAGCACGACCCGGGCGGACTGGTTCAGGCCGCCATCGAGGAGATCGTGTCGCTCAGGGCCATGCTGACCAGGGAGCGGGAGTCGGCGAGCCTGTCCGTCAGGCTGATGACCGAGAACGCGTACAAGGCCGGGTACATGGAGGGCGGCATGGAGATGATCCTCCTGGGGCAGGACGCCAAGAAGGTCGCGAAGTCGTGCCTGAAGAGGTTCAATCAATGAGCTACGTCGACGACCCGAGCAGCGCCCTGCTCTACATCGACTTCATGGTTCGTTTCGGCCACGACAAGGACGTCGTGAGAAACATGGCCGGCGTCTCCGGGGTCATCCGAGACTTGATGCGACGCCTGGAAGAGCAGGCCATGCGGATGGAGAAGGCGGAGATGAAGAAGGGGGCCGGCGAATGAGCGGCGATCTCCAGATCGACGGATACCGGCTCCTCCTCACCTGCCCGGCCTGCCCCGAGCAGTACGACGTGCTCGACGGCACTGAGCAGGTCGGCTACCTGCGGCTCCGGCACGGCTACTTCCGGGCCGACGCCCCGATGCACGGAGGCGAGACCGTCTACGAGGCCCACACCCGTGGAGTTGGGTCGGAGACGGCAAAGGTTACCCACTGGATGCCGCTCCCGGCCCCGCCCGAGACGAGCAGGTAGCCACAGAACTCGCAGGATCAGGAGCATAGCATGAGCGACGAAACGAAACCGCAGGACGGTGCCGAGCCGTCTCCTGCATCCGCTGGTTCGCACGGGTCTGCATCTCGCTGGAACGGCGTGCCGGTAGCGTGGGCAGCGGTCGGCAGGAACGGCGTGCCGATGTGGCTGGCGTACCATCGACAAGACGCCGAAGGTGCTGTGGTCGGCATGGCCGAAGTTGTTCCGCTCTACCGCTCGCCCACGCTCACCGATGCGGAGCGGGAGGCGATTGAGAAGGCCATCGGGCGAGAGTTGGACGCTGAGTGGTACGGCGGGAAAGAGCCTGACCGAGTGGTGGCTCTTCGCGGGCTTCTTGAACGGACGAAGTGAGAACGACAAGGATCACGAGCGGCGAACTATGAGCAATGACAACACGCGAGACGCGGCCGAGCCGTCTCTTGCATCCGCTGGTTCTGCGGCGTGGATTTCGTCAAGCGATCGACTTCCGCCAGAAGGAGTGCTCGTCTTTGCCTACGGCAAGCGTGCGGAGTACGGGTTCCGCCGCGACGGCCAGTGGGTGGATACGCTTTACGGCGGCGTGCTGGCGAACGGGCCGACTCACTGGATGCCGATGCCGCCGCCGCCCGAGACGAGCAAGTAGCCACAGAACGCCAGCGATCAGCGGCATCGAACACAGGAGCAACCATGAGTGACGAGGTTGATGAGATGTCCGCTGCATCGCGTGGTTCTCAGCCGGTGGCGTGGGCGGTCTGGTCGCCTGCCTTTGGCTACCCGTTTGGCGATGCGGCAATCTTCAAGCGGAACGAACTCGCAATCGAAATGTGCGTGATGAATGCGTACGGCGTGGACGACATTGTTCCGCTGTATCGCAAGCCGATGCTGGAAGACGAGGAGTTGAAGGCGATCCGAAGGGCGGCGGCAGTGGCGCGAGAGATGCACGACACGCGGCTAGAGGCTGCGTTGGGTGGCCTACTGGAACGACTAGGCTGAGAACGTGAAGGATCAGGAGCGGCGAACTATGAGCGATGACAACACGCAGGGCGGTGCCGAGCCGTCTCCTGCATCCGATGGTTCTCACGGGGATGGCATGGTTGCGCGCCTCCGCAGTTGGAGGGACGAGCGCGGCTACCCAACGCCGGGAGAGATGCTGGACGAGGCGGCGGCCGAGATCGAGCGGCTGCGGCTCACCGACGCGGAGCGGGAGGCGATTTGGACTGTCGCGGAGGCGTATGCCGAGAACGACGGCGACCCGGAGTGCGAGAGGATCGCCAGAATCATGCAAGGGCTGTGGCAACGGACGAAGTGAGAACCAGTGTTTCTACGGACCTGGATAATCTCCCCCTGTCGGATAACACTCCGGCGATTTGCGCCGCGCGGCCGCTAGGCGCAACGTGCGGACGTTACGCAGCGAGGTAACGCCGCCGCTTGAGACGAGGTGAATGAGGTGTCCGCTGCATCGAGTGGTTCTCATGGGAGATTTGAAATGGACGTTGTGGCTCGCATCAACCGCTGGCTTGAGGACGAGGATGCTGCCGACGCAGACGAGACTCTGCACGATGCACGCGACGAGATCGTCGCCCTTCGGGCGTTGCTGAAGCGGCATAGTGAGGCGGCGCACCATGCGGTCAAGATGATGGGCGAGTACGCAGAACAAAGCGGGTTTCTGCTTGGCGGACTGGAGATGGTGGCGGCCGGGCACACCACAGCCGACAAGGTGCTAAAGGTGCTCAAGGCGAAGTACCGGGACTGAGAACACGGAAGACAAAATGAACGACTTCTCCCTTTCCACAGCCGGGCTCATCTTCGCCACCTACGTCGCCGTTGACATCCTCTACGCCCTGTACATCATCGCGGTCGAAAAGCGGCGGGCCCTGGCGGCGGCGGCGATCTCGACGGTCCTGTACTCGCTCCTGGCGTTCGGGGTCATCACCTACTCAAAGAACCCGCTTTACCTCGTGCCGCTGGCTTCGGGGGCGTTCATTGGGACGTACCTGACCGTGCGGTTTCATCATCTCGTCAAATGAATCTCGACTGAGGCGGCCTAGCCAGAAAGTCCGGATACGGGTATCCTGCCGTTTCCATGACCATGCCCAACGAGCGAACCCAGGCAGTTCTGCGGGCGAGGGAGTTCCTCGTTCGACTCTCGAACGTCTACGTCCCGGGCGGCATCAAGGGGATCAAGCGAGAGGTCCGCGAGGAGGCTCGCCGCGTGTTTCGGCACTTTCCGGCTGGATACGAACTGACGGACCCGAGGAGCTTCGACGAAAAGGCTGTCGACGAGTGGTACCAGAGATTCAAAACATGAGCCCCTTCTTCGCCCAGGCGCCTCACGAGGACGTGGCGAGATGGCTCCGGGCGTTCGCGAGCGACGAGCGGATCGTCCGGATGCCGGCCAAGGTCCGCTGGACGATGCTGCGGGCGGCAGAGCTTCTCGGCACACTCGACGACGCGATCAACACGATGAATATCTGCATCCGCGAGTACCAGGAACTCCAGAAGGTCGCGATCGATGGGGACACGGACGTGGCCTATCAGCTTGGGGTCAGACACGGCGAACTAAGGCTGAACGCCAAGGGAGTGGGCGATGCAGACCAAGATTGAAGAGCGGGCTCAACGATGGATCCCCGTTGGCGAGCGGCTCCCGGAAATCAAGGACCGAGTCCTCGTTCACTCCGACCGCCGAGTGTTCATCGCCCATAGATGCAACGCCGTCAGCACCTACTGCGCCTGGATCGGAGAGGACGGGTATGCGTTGTGGCCACCGAGCCACTGGATGCCGCTGCCGGGGGGGCCGAACAACAGGGAGGTGAAGTGATGGGCGTCGACGCATTGATCTACATCCACACGACAGACGGACAGGACCCGAGCATTGAGTTCGGACTTCCGCCTGGAGTCGAGAGCGTGCGAAGGTGCGACAACGACGACTTCCTGGCCGACGCGATCGGAGAACACTGCGGAGTCAGGCCGACCCACGAGGTCCGGACTGGCTGGCGGCACTACGGGCCGGGCTACGAGCGTGGACCCTGGCCGGACATCGCGGCCGTGCTCATGCGCCTCATGCAGGCCCCGAACGTGGACATCGTCTGGTATGACGGCGACAGCGGGTGGGAACTGGCAAGGATGGACGCCAGCCGCCTGCTTGAGATCACGACTCACTGGCTCGCGAACGGAACGCAGCCTTATAGCAGGCTGTTCGAGGAGTTCCTCAAGTGACCCTCGGAATCCTGCTTCTCGCAGTCGGTGCCGTGGCCGTGTTCGCAGCAGTGACCCTCCCGGCCACGGCCGCGATCCGGAGGAGCAACGCGGAGCGGCTCCCGTAGCCTGAAACCATGCTTGGATGGCTCAGGAATCAGGCAGAGCAGTTGTTCGGGGCCGGTCGGTCTGGCCAGTGGGCCAGAGTCCGCCGGGATCACCTCGCCCGGGAGCCGGCCTGCGCGGCCTGCGGCCGAACCAAGGACCTCCAGGTCCACCACGTCACCCCAGTTCACGTCGACAAGGACGGCGAGCTTCGCGAGGACAACCTCGTGACCCTCTGCTCGGACCCGTGCCACCTCGTGTTCGGGCACCTCCTGAGCTACGCGAAGCGGTGGAATCCACGGGTCCGGGAGGACTGCCGGCGGTACCGGGAAAGGCTCCGAGACTTCAGGTCAAGCCACCCAGGATCGTAGCCTGGAAGCATGGCCGACTATCAGATCGTCCCGTCGCCACTCAACTTGCAATTCGTCCGTGGGGACGAATTCGGGATGCTGCTCGACTTCGACGTGGACCTTTCAGGTTACTCGTTCATCGCGGACATCTACGAGGTTGCGTCGGTGAGAAACGGCGTCGCCAGCAGCAGCGGCGTGCTCATGTCATTCACTCAGACGCCGGTCGATCTCTCGTCTGGAAAGCTGAATCTGTCTCTCCAGGAGAACCAGACCGCAGCCTTCGACCTGACCAAAAGCTATCGCTGGTACCTGAGGTGGGTCGCCCCCGGCATTGTCACGAGGACCGTGCTTTCCGGCATTATTAGCATCGGGGACCCGTGATGGCGGACATCAACGTCACAGTGTCGAACGGCACCGGAGGAACTCCCGTCAGCCTGACTGTCGGGGCGGGGATCGGCCCGGCTGCCATCGTGAGCGGGACCGCCACGACCGTGATCGGGGTCAACCCGATCGTGGCCGGGGCCAACATGACCGTCTCCACGACAGGAGGCGTGTTTTCGATCATCGGGCCCAGCGTGCCAGTCCAGTCTGTCCAGGGCAGGACCGGAAGCGTGGTCCTGACCCTCACGGACCTCACTGCGGCAGCCCAGACTCACACGCACTCGACCACCGAAGTCTCGGGTTTCACGGCGGCGGTGGCGGCCATCTCGCCAATCCAGTCTGTTCAGGGACGGACCGGGAACGTGGTCCTGTCCCTGGTCGACCTCACGGCGGCGGCCCAGACTCACACGCACTCGACGGCCAATATCGTGGGATTCACGGCCGCCGTGTCGGCGATCTCGCCCGTGCAGTCCGTGCAGGGTCGATCGGGGAGCGTCGTCCTGACCCTCGCCGACCTGACCGCAGCGGCCCAGGCCCACACGCACTCCACCACCGAGGTCTCGGGTTTCTCTGCGGCCGTGTCCGCCATTTCCCCCGTGCAGTCGGTCCAGGGAAGGTCCGGAAGCGTTGTCCTGACTCTCACGGACCTCACAGCCGCAGCCCAGACTCACACGCACTCGACGGCCAATATCGTGGAATTCACGGCCGCCGTGGCGTCGATCTCGCCGATCCAGTCGGTTCAGGGGCGGACCGGGAACGTGGTCCTGACTCTCGCGGACCTCACGGCGGCAGCCCTGACTCACGGGCACTCGACGACTGACATCTCGGGGTTCACGGCGGCTGTGTCCGCTATTTCTCCCGTCCAGTCAGTCCAGGGCAGGTCAGGGAACGTCGTCCTGACCCTGACCGACCTCACGGCGGCGGCCGTTTCGCACACGCACTCCACGTCCGACATCGTCGGAATCTCGACTCTTGCCGGGACTCCGGGGCCAGCGAACAAGCTCTCGATCGGCTTTGTGGTGACGGGCGCCGCTGGTTCCACGGCCACGGCCAGCATCACGGGCACCTCGCCGAACCAAGAGCTAAACCTCACCATCCCTCGCGGAGACCCGGGCGCCAGCGTGCAGGTCGCCGGGAGTGTTTCGAGTGCAATCTCGCTGCCGGCGGCCGGGAGCGTATCGCAGAATACGGCCTACGTTGCGAATGACACCGGGAATTTGCACATCTCCAACGGCGTGAACCAGTGGACCGACGTCGGCCAGTTCCGTGGGCAAAATGGGGCCAGTGGGCGAGAGGTCGAGTTGAGGTCCGGAGACGGGTACATCCAGTGGAGGTACGCCGGGACCACTGCCTGGACGAACATCGTTTCACTTGCCTCGATCACCGGTGCGGCCGGCCCGCCGGGTGCGTCCGGAGGCATATCCATAGGAGCGCTCATAGCGTTGTCTTGACATGGCGAATCCCAACCTTGCGACAGCGGGAAGCATTTACGGCGGCACGGGCGTGCTCGCGGCCGGAACGTCCTCGGTGGCGATCGTGAGCAACTCCACGGCCAGCGGGAAGATCCTGAAGGTCAACTCCCTGCTCCTGGCCAACACGACGACCGGAAACGTCGACGTGACCGTGGACCTGTTCAGGTCGGGCACGGCCTACAAGATCGCCAACGCCGTGAGCGTGCCGTCCAACGCCACGCTGGCCGTGCTGTCCAAGGACAGCCCGGTCTACCTCGTCGAGGGCGACTCGCTCCGGGTCGTTGCCAGTGCGACGGCGTCGCTCTCGGCCGTGTGCTCTTACGAGGAACTCTCGTAATGCGAGGCCGGATCGGAGGGTGGATCGGCAAGAGCACGCTCCCGAACGGGACGGCGGCGAAGGGCTCCTGGGGGCTCGGTGAAGTTTTTCTGGCCAGGAAGGGCTACCTCGGCGCCTATTACGACGACTATTACGGAGGGTACCAGCCACCCGGATCTGGCTCGACATGGCCAGCCGGAGACGTGTCGATTTCATGGCCTACGGCCAACTACTACCCGTATCCAGAGATGAACTACTCTGATGCCACGGTCTCCGGAGAAGCAAGCTTCTCGCCGACCGTGACGTCCTCATACGGGTCCGTCTCCTACTCCTGGGAGCGGTCAACCAATGGCGGAACCTCCTGGGCGGCTGTCCCAGGTGAAAGCTCCGCGTCGCTGGTCCTTCCAGGGCAGACGATCGACGAGGATGGCGACCAGTACAGGCTCGTGGTCAACGCCGGCCTGAAGCAGTTCCGTTCGTCGCCCGGGTTTCTCCGATTCGACACCGTGACGATCTCCAACATTTCCATCACCGCAGAAAGCTATTCTGGCGGCAGCATCTACCTGAGCGTGGTCTCTTATGACTGCGTTGGTACGGAGTACGGGGAGAGCTATGAAGCCAGCTTCCAGTGGCAACAGAGCACCAATGGGGGCGTCTCCTGGAGCAACATCAGCGGAGCCACCGGCGCATATACGTCGTTTGCTGGCAGCGTGTCGAACCTCTATAGGGTGAAGGCAACTTTCGCCAGCGTGGTCGCCTACTCGGCCGGCATTTCCGTGTACAGCTACGAATAGGATCTTACGAATGAATCTTGAAAGCCCAGTGACGGTCCTGCGAGGCGAAGATCAGGCCACGTTTTCGGAACTCGACCTCACCGTCATCGACAACATGGCGAGGCGGGTGTGCCTAGTTCGGTTCCTGGGGTTCACCAGACCTCTCGTGCTCTGGTCTGGGGCCTCTTATGAGGCAGCGGGCGACTACACCCAGGCCCAGATCGAGGCCAGAGTTCGCGAGATCCTGGGCGAGAACCCGGGCGAAGTGCTCCAGTCGCTCTATGCCTGAGAGATTCAAGTTCTTCCGCCCCAAGAGGCCCAGGAAGCACAGGCCTGGGCCTGAATTCCATGTGGCCTATGGCGGGAAGAAATACTGGGCCGCCACCAGGAAGAGGATCCTGGTGAGGGACAACTGGCAGTGTCAGCACTGCGGGAGGGTCTGCTCCATGCCAGGGGAGGCCCAGTGTGATCACAAGAAACCCAAGGCCATAGGAGGGGATGATTCGGATGAAAATCTCCAGACCCTATGCCTGCCATGCCACTCCAAGAAGACCCGCGCTGAGCAAATGGCTGGACTCCTGAAGCCATTGCAGCCAGAAGGGCACTCCAGGTAGCCCGAAAAAATCGGGGCCTTAGAAGTGAAGCCCTAGAAGATGGATTTCCCCTATATGGGTACCCCCCAGGAGAAATCAATCCAGAACCAGAGATCCAAGATCCAGAGATCACCTAAGTCTATATCTACCAATGAGTTAGATATGGATTTAGAAGAGAATTCTAGAAGTCCAAAATCAAGGAATCATCAAAATTAACAGATTCGCGTAATGGGGGGGTCACTGGTTTTCCCTTTGGGTACCCCTATAGGGGAAATGTTTTTTTTGGTTTCCAGGGGAGGGGGATAGGCATAGCGGGCCAAGGGGCATTTTCCGGAAAAAAGATACTTTCAGTGGCCTGGAAGGCCCTGCTAGGCTGCAAGGAGAGCGGTCAGGACACCCCACCCGGAGGGAGTGTGTTCGCCGGCGAGCCCTGAGGCTAATTCGACGCCATCGGGGGCTTGCGTGAGCGCCTGCAAAAAACTGGGCCGGGGCTTTCCCGGCCGATTTTCAGACTTATGGGCCGACCCGCCATCCCCACCGCGATCAAGCTCGTCCGGCAGAACCCGGGCTGCCGCCCGATCAACGAGGCCGAGCCCACACCTCCCCCCGCCGACCTCGCCCCGCCTCCGTCCCTGGAGGGCGTCGCCCTGGAGAAGTGGCACGAGATGGCCGCCCTCCTCTCGGGAATGGGCGTCCTCACCCAGGCCGACCGCCAGACGCTGACCCGCTACTGCATGATGCACGAGCAGTGGGACGCGATGGAGCGGCACTGCCGGGAGCATGGCTCCACACAGATCACTTCGACCGGCTACAGCCAGATCACTGCGGAGGCAACTCTCGCGAAGTCCCTCAGGAAGGAACTCCTGGAGATTGAGCGTCAGTTTGGCATGACTCCGGCTGCCCGGTCATCCATGAAGGTGGCTCCGAGTGCCTCTGCCCCCCAAAATCCTCTTGCCGCGTTTGCCCAAAGCCGACGCAGTCAAGCAGGGGCTTAAGTTCTACTTCGACGAAGACAAGGCCGCCCACGCGGTCCAGTTCTTCGAGCAGTTCCTGACCCACTCCAAGGGTCAGTTCGCCGGGAAGCCTTTCTCGCTCCTCTCCTGGCAGAAGCATGACATCATCGAGGAGCTTTTCGGGTGGATGCGGGTCGACACCGACACCAGGAAGTTCCGGGTCGGCTACATCGAGGTGCCTAAAAAAAATGGCGTCTTGGCCCCTGCGGCTGGTTGCCGTGGGGGCCAAGACGACCATCAGGAAAGTCAACTCTCCTCAGCGGCATAGGCCTCTACACCCTAGTCGCCGACGGCGAGCAGGCGGCCGAGTGCTTCGGGTGCGCGACAAGTCGTGAGCAGGCCTCGATCGTCTACAAGCAAATGAAGGAACTGGTCCAGGCCAGCCCCTACCTCTCCGAGATGCTGGAGGTGGTCGACTCCAGGAAGACCATCGCCTACATCCCCACGAACAGCTTCTGGAAGGTCATTTCGAGTGACGCCGGACGCCAGGAAGGCCTCAACATCCACTCGCTCTGCTATGACGAGATCCATTCCGCCCGTGACGACAGGCTTTGGCGCGCCGTCCGGTATGGTGGAATTTCCAGAGCCCAGAGCCTCATCCTCGCCATTACGACAGCCGGCGTGGACCGGAACTCGATCGGCTACGAACTGCACGACCACGCCATGAAGTGCCGGCTCGACCCGCACTACGACGAGCAGTTCTTCGCCTTCGTGGCGGCAGCGGCCCCCGAGGACGACTACCGGGACCCGGAAGTCTGGAAGGCCGCCAATCCTTCCTGGGGCGTGACGATGGACGAGGAGTCCTTTCGGGCTGACGTCCGGGACGCCGAGCAGTCCAACGCCCGGCTCGCCAGCTTCCTCCGATACAGGCTCAATGTCTGGACACAGGGAGACGGCAACAAGTACATCCGGCTCGACCAGTGGGACCAGTGCAAGGGCCCTTCGGGGCACCTCGGACCCGAGCGGGTGTGGTACGCCGGCCTCGACCTTGCCCAGACCTGGGACTGCAACGCCTTCGTGGCCGTCAGCAAGGGGCCGGACGACGTGTTCGACGTGCTCTGCCGGTTCTGGATCCCAGGCGAGAATGCAGGCCTTCGTTCCCAGAAAGACGGCGTGCCCTACACGCTGTGGGCGAAGGAGGAGAAGAACGGCCTGACGCTGACTCCGGGAAACACCTGCGACTACTCGTTCATCAAGCGGGACATCCTCCAGTTCTGCAAGGAGCGGACCGTCCGCCTGATCGCGGTCGACCCCCACAACAGCCACTACCTCGTCCAGCAACTTCAGGCGGAAGGCCTGAGTGTGCAAGGATTTTCACAAGGGTTCGCCAGCATGAACCCTGGCACGAAACTTTTGAGCACCCTGATCGCTCAGGGCCGCCTGCGGACCAACGACAACCCCATCCTGAACTGGATGGCCGGAAACGCGACGACCAAGGAATCCCCCGAGGGCTACGTCAAGGTGGTAAAGCCAAGTGCCATGAGCCCTCTGAGGGTTGACGGGATTGTCGCCCTCATCATGGCTACCGCCATTGCGAACGAGGCTCCGGCTGCGGTCGCTGCCGAGCCGGAGATCCTGATCCTATGAGTCGAGAAGAGAACGCCGCACTCAGCGACATTGTCTGGACACCCGCACGGGGCGAGAACGAGCCGGAGCTTCGCAGCATCTCCTGGAACAACCTCCTCCTCTCGGACGAGGTGTTCGGCGGGAAGTTCCTGACTGCCGCCGAGATTCGGATCAATCCGGAGACTGCGCTTCAGTCGACCGTGCTCCTGGCCTGCTGCCGGATCCTCGCCGAAACGGTTTCGGTCCTTCCCCTCCACGTCTACCGGAAGCTCAAGAACGGCCACGAGGAGATTGCCGAGGACATCCCCCTGGCCCACGTCCTCGGGTTCGCTCCCAACGGGTGGCAGACGAAGTTCGAGTTCTTCGAGCAGGTGATGATGAACCTGACTCTCTGGGGGAACTCCTACACCGAGATCAAGTCTGGCAAGTACGGGTCCGTCACCGAACTGAACAACCTGCACCCGAGTAACATGCGGGTCGAGCGGCTGGAGAACGGCCGGCTCAAGTACACCTACAACGACCCGCAGACTGGTCGGGCCCTGGAGTACACCCAGGATCAGGTCATGCACATCCGCTGGACGCCCCAGCCGGATGGCGTGAAGGGCATGATGCCCGTCGAGATCGCTCGCGACGCCATTGCCCTGGCCCGCGCGTGCGAAATCTACGCCTCGAAGTTCTGGGCGAACATGGGCCGCCCCGGCGTGGTCCTCCAGACGGATGGCGCCATCTCGGCGGAGACGGCCGAACGCCTCCGGGACAACTGGGAGCGAATTCATAGAGGCGTGTCCAACGCCTATAAAACCGCGATCCTCACCAACGGGCTCCGCGTCGAACAGTTCGGCGCCACGAATACCGACAGCCAGTACCTCGATGTAAGAAAATTTCAGGGCGAGGAGATCGCGAGGTGCTACCGGTTGCCGTTGCACCTTATTCAGGGGCAGTCGGGCGGCAACCTGGAAGTCCAGGGCCGCGAGTTCGTCGACTACACGCTCATGCCCTGGCTCGCCCGCATCGAGCAGGCGATCAGTCGGTCGCTCATCTACGACGACGCCACCTACAAGGCCCGCTTCGACGTGCGTGGCCTGCTCCGTGGGGACAGCGCGAGCCGGGCGAGCTACTACTCCACGATGATGGGGCTCGGGATTTTCTCGATCAACGACGTGAGGCGACAGGAGGGGATGGCCCCGCTTGGACCCGACGCCGACAAGCACTTCGTGGCGATGAACCTCCAGACGCTGGAGGACGCGGTCAAGCCGAAGCCCGACCCCTCGCAGATGCCGGGCGCTCCGCCCCCCGCCCCTGGCGGCCCGCCGAGCCTGCCCGAGGTCAAGCCCGGGAAGGCTCCGATGGAGTCACCCAAGGGCGAGGCCTCGGTGAAGAAGCTCCCGGAGAAGGCCTCGGCCGAGGCTCGCGAGCTACTGCCCCAGGACGAGAAGCTCGAAGAGGCTCAGCAGGAGATCGCGGAGGAGGACGGGAAGTGGGAGAAGGAAGCGGCCCACTACATCGAGAAGAACCCGTTCGCCGCTCGTGGCATCAAGTGCCACAACTGCACGCACTACTTCGAGGAGGCCGGGTGCAAGATCGTCCGTGGCCTGATCGCGGGCGACGCGATCTGCAAGCTGTGGGTGATCCCGCCTGAGAAGATCGCCCCGGAGCCCGAGCAGCGGGCGTTCTGCCCGACGGGAGAGGGCAACGGCATCAAGAATGACTGCTCCCCAGGCGGCAGCTATCCGGTGGCCGACTCTATGCCTCGCGAGGTCGAGGCTGGTCACCCAGCCCTCGCCGCGAGAGCGCCGTTCAGTCCGGTTCCAGAGGGCAGTGGGAACTCAGCCTTTGCCGTGCCTCCGTCTGACTCGGACCTGTCTCAGGCGTTGATTGGGTCGAACAAGACGAAGGGCACGAAGATCGGCAAGGCCAGGGAGCTTCCGGAAGGGACTCCTGTCGCCCTTCGCATCGACATCCCGGCGTTCAATCACTCAACCGAGAGGATGGGGAAGGCGGTATACGCCATCACCATTCACGAAGACAAGGGCGGCAAGTCGTTTGGCAGCCCGATCGGATACGACTCGATGGCCCGCCTCTCCGGACCGGTCAGGTTTGAGGCGAAAGAGAACGAAGCCATCCGCGTGGCGACAGGCGAGTCCACGAAGACACCTCTCGCGACCGTGAAAGGCAAGATTTCGCAGGATCGCACGATCCCGAAGGACGTGGATTCGTGGACCCCTGTCGGGTACGACCCGAAGAAGGCCGCCTACTTCTACGACAAGAGGACCGGGCAGGAGGTGAAGAGCGGAGTCGACGCACTGAGCGTCGGCAATACGGTCTTCACCCGCAGGCCACAGTACGGCGACCGCAACGTCAAGGAGCACTACCGCTCCGCCGACGAGATGTTCGCGAGCGACTCGTGGGGCCTAGAGTCCCGTGGTTTCTGTCCCACTGGAGAGGGCGGCGGGATCGACAACTCTTGCGGTCGCGGAGACTCGTCAGGAGGAGACTCGCCCGACGGGCCCGAGCCAAAGCGTGCCTCCACTCGCGAGGTCCTCGATGAAATCCTTCGGAGCATCGAGGAAACCGGCGGATATTCGGTTCACCCAGTGACGGCCGAGAGTCCCACGACCGGATTCATGTGTTCGACGGTCCCAGGTGCCGAGAAGATTATCGACGGCAAGGATCAAGTCACCGAGGCGGTCGTCGACGCCTACTTCGATGAGCACCGGGACTACCTTTCTTCGCGGCCGAAGCTACACTTAGGTGGTTGGATTGACGGGTCTGACGGGAAGGTCTACCTGGACCTCTCGGAGAGGTTTGAGACGCAGGAAGAGGCCGAGAAGGCTGCGGTCGAGCACAACCAGCTTGCGATCTGGGACATCGCCAACAAGAAAGAGATCAGGATCAAGAATGAGCGAGCAGCCGAAGAAGATGGTGAGGTTCGACTTCAAGCCCGGCGCGACCTCGAAGGAGATCGCCGAGGCGATCGAGCGGGCCAGGAAGAAGGTCGTTCAGGAGTACGCCGAGGCGAAGGCCAAGGCGGATGCGGATCGCCAACTGGGCGAGTAGAGTCTCGCGAAGGCTCGGACTGCGGCCGAGACGACGGCGGAAAGTTCGGCCCTGGCAACAAGTGCCAGGAGGACGCCGGAGACGGCGAGCAGGAGTCCAGTGGCGGCGACACTGCCACTGCCACTCTGGCGCCGCCTCAGGTCCACCCCGGCTCGCCGTCTCACGAGGGCCGCGTCTCTGCTCTTACGACCGGCTCCCTGCTGGACGGAAGCGAGCGTCTTGACGTCCCGACGATCCGTGGCCGTGTCCTTGAGACCGACCTGTCTCAGGCACTGACCCAGCGGGCCATCGCGGCCCACGGCGGAAGGGTCATCGACATAAACGACCGCGTGAGCGACGCGGACATGGACGTCTGCTCCGACGCGCTGGCCGAGGATCTCGACCGGGCCGCAAAGGACCTCGGGCGTCATTCGGGCTGGTACTCCGAGGACGTTGGCCGGGCTGTTGAAATCGCCAGGAGCATGCCCGGGAACGAGAAGATCGGGGACGGCACTCGCGACGGCGAGCTTCACGACTTCGTTTTCAGCACGGCCCTCGGGATTCTCTCCCAGGAAAACACGGTCCCACAGAATGCCCGATACGCAGACGCGATGTATCGGAACTGGGTTCAGACCGGCAGCCTGATCATTCCCGAGGAACACCACTCGGCCCTGGGAAGAAGCTTCAACGCAAAGGCATTCGAGGTCGTCCAGACACTCGCCGACAGGCATGGGTGGGACGACGTGATGAAGTTCTTCTCCAAGTCCGACACTGTCGGGAACCTCGTGAAGACTGCCAACACGATGCTCCCCGACTCGCCGTACTCGCTCGGCGTCAGCAATGAACTCGTGTCGACGCGGGTGCCGACGTTCGCGCTGTTCGGCCCCAAGATCGGCGCCTTCACCCATGCAGTCGCCAACCGGGAGCGAGCCGACGATGCTTTTGACTTTGTGGTCAAGGATCGGTGGCTCATGCGTCAGGCTGGCTCCATCTTCGGGACTCTCATGTCGCCGACGGACGGGGAGAAGTCGTCCGAGCATATGTCGAGAGTCCTGGATAGCATCAAGGGCCTTCGCACAGGAAGCCCCCTCCTTCACGGCCTGAGCGCTTCGGAGGTCAAGGCGAGCCTCCAGGAGGCCATCCGGCTGAAGACAACGCCGGACGACGACTCCCCCGCGATGGAGTACATCCGGAGGACGGTCAAGGCTTACGCGAAAAGCTCAAGCTCGACAAACTCCACATACGCCGACAAGACTGAGCGGAATCTCGCGGCCAATAACGCCTTCAAGAACAGAACGCAGATCCTGATCGCCCCAGGGAACGGAACGCAGTCACTAAACCTTCACCGTCTCTTCGAGGAGGCGGCGAAAAAGTCTGGACGAGGTAACGTCTGCGAGGCGCAGGCGCTTGGGTGGGTGGACACGCAGCGTCTCTGGCAGAGCCTGGGCTATAAGCTGAAGACTCCGCCGGATCAGAATACGTTTAGCTCCGCGTTCTCTGCGCTCGCGTCCGGTAGGTCGGCCAGCGGAAGAATCACGGACATCGCAGCGGAGGCGGAAAGGCAACGCCGCGAGGCGGCACAGGCCAGCGGCAGGAAGTCTCGCCGAGACGCCACTGGCTCGGATGAGTGGGATTCCACCCGGGACATCAATGCAATCGGAGAGGATCCGCAGATTCTTTTCAACGAGTCGCTGAGCGATCCTGATACCTTTAATGCGTTGCTTGAGCACATCAGCGCGTTGATCTCTCGCGACTCCTCGTCCGAGCGTCGCGCCTTCTGCCCCACCGGCGAAGGCGGCGGTGTGAAGAACGACTGCCCCCCCAGCGAGGGCGGCAGCGGTGGCGACGAAGATGACGACAAGGGCGGAGACATCGCAAAGGCTGACGATGACTCTGGGCCTCGCCCATCCTCCGGCCCCGAGATCAAGATCGGCGACAAGCCCGAGGAGATCGACCGCCGCCTGGAGGCTATGGGCATCAAGCAGGACGACGCCATCGGCATGGTGGGCGGAAGCCGCGACGGAACCTACGTCTTCGTCCGCCGCGACCACGATCGCGACGGAGGCGACGGCCTCCACATTGAGACCACCCGCGACGTGGCCGGCGTGAAAGACGGCCTGTTCAGCCAGTCCGTCGTCTACAACGCTGGCCCGCCGCAGTCGCCTGAGCTTGTCGTCGATCACAAGCTCATGGACGTGAAGACCGACGTGAGCCGTGACCCCGAGAAGAGGCACGCCGCCGCTCGCGAGTTCTTCCGAATTATGACCGACAGCGTTCAGGAGTCGCTCAAGCGAGGAGTCTCGAAGATCACGCTCAACGCCGCCGGCGACCCCAAGCAGGCCCGCGACGGCATGTTCCGTGGGTACACGATCTGGCCCCGGATGGGATTCAACGCTCCGATCCCGAACCACATCCGCAACAAGCTGCCGCCCGACCTGGGGCACTGCCGCACCCTCCTCGACCTCCACGCGACCCCGGACGGAACGCGGTGGTGGAAGAAGAACGGCACGGACCTCGACGTCCAGCTTGACCTGACCAAGGCCGACAGCCCGCAGATGCAGGTCTTCGGTCGGTTCGTTCGTCACTTCGAGCGTGACCGCCGAGACCTTGCCTATGGGACCGGAGACGAATGGCTCTCGCCGGCCGACGAGGTCAAGCTCGACGAGTTGTGGCAGGAGGTCTGGGACGAGGGCCTGCTCGACGACTACACGGGCGAGGACGAAGACTTCAGGGTTTTGGAGAAGCGGGCCTTCTGCCCCACCGGCGAAGGCGGCGGGGTGAAGAATGACTGCTCGCCAAACGACGAAGGTGGCGGCGATACGGCCACGGCCCCCAGGCCGAACACTATGCCTAAGGCGAAGTACGACGACCCCAGGAACAAGGAGTCGTGGCTGAGCACCGGAGGGGATTTTCACCCGTTCGATCGGGCGAAAGAGCCGGCCGATCGACTGAAGTCTCCGATCGGCTTCAATACCCACGACTTCTGGGCCAAGAAGCACGGCGTGGACGGCGGAGAGCCCGAACTGCTCGGCAAAGGCTGGATGCGGGTAACTGCTTCTGGCCGAACGCTCTACCTCAGCAACTCCAGCGGCAATCCCCCGACCGATCGCCAGCGAAAGGTTGCGATTGACCACGCCATCGCGACGGACAAGTACGACGACATCGTCTTCGATGCCGGCTACGGCAAGCAGCCCAGGACGATCTGGAGCAAGAGGTCGAAGAAAGTACGAGGCGAGTCTCGTGCCTTCTGCGCGACAGGCGAAGGCGGCGGAATCGACAACTCGTGCGGCGCCGGCGAGAAGATGGCCGCCGACAAGGACTCCGGGGGCGGATCTTCTTCTCGATGGGGCGGGAAAGAGGAGAAGTGGGGCCGATCGAGCGAGACAGAAATCTGGACTCCGGGCAAGCCGCTCTTCCCCGGGGCCGAGAGCCTTGCCTCCATCAAGATCACGAGGCCAAACGACGTCCGGGGCATCATCGAGGACGGCCTGAAGATGAAGATTGCGGACGCCGTACTGGCCTCTGGCCCGGTAGCGGATTCCGCAGATCGATCGAGCATCACCCGCCCTCGGCTTGAGATTGTCCCAACCGGCCACGGCATCGAGATGCGGTGGACTTCAATGGGCGTCGCCACCGGAGAGGGCTTCAAGGGCGAGGAGGAGCAGTTCAAGAGTCAGCCGGGGACCGCCGTGAAGGCTGCCGCAGCCTCTCGCGACCTCTGGATCACGAATCAAGGGCCGGTCCTTAACATGGGCGGATTCTTCATTCATCCAGACTTCCAGGGCAAGGGCTTGGCGCTTGAGTCTGTGGCCAAGTCGTCGTCCTCGGGCGTCATCCGCATGGAAATGCAGGCCGAGCGATTTGATGCGGATGACCCGAATCTTCGCATGACCGGATACAAGGTGTGGCCGAAGTACGGATACGACGCCCCACTCTCTCTCGTCCGTGGGACTCTGAGGTCTCAGGACCAGGAAATCCCCAAGGAATTTTCTGGTGCCAGGACTTTGGCCGACATTTTCCGCATGCCGGGCGGCCGTGAGTGGTGGTCCCAAAGCGGCGATTCGATCCGGCTCGTCTTCGACTGCCGCCCCAGAAGCAAGAGCGTCGAAACTCTGCTAAAATTGCAGGACCGTTACCGCAAAGGGAGGTAGGCATGGGCGACGAAAAGATCGGCTGCGATTCTGACCGGGACGATGCCGTTGACGCGGCGTGGGAAGAAATCCAGAAGGAGGGCCTGACTGGCGAGTCACCGACTCAGGAGGAGTGGGACCGCTGGGCGGCCGAAGCCAACGAGAGGAAGAAGGCCAAGGATGGCAACGCCGGAGAAGTACAGTCACATTAGCTTCACGCCCCCGTCGGGGGTTCGCAGGGAAGCGGAGTACGGACTGAAGCTGCGTCGCGAGCATGGCCGTGGCGGCACCGCCGTCGGCATCGCCCGCGCCCGGGATCTGTCGAACGGCAGGGAGGTGTCGCCGTCGACCGTCAAGCGAATGAAGGCCTACTTCGATCGCCACGACTCGGACCAGCAGGCCGAGGGTTTCAATCGCGGCGACAAGGGCTGGCCCTCCAACGGCTATATCGCCGCCAAGCTCTGGGGCGGATTCCAGAGCGGCTATTCCTGGGCAAAGAAGGTCGTCGCCCAGATGGAGGCCGCCGACGGGAAGGAGTCGTCTCGCTCTTATAGTCCGGATACGGAAACCCGTAGCCTGAACGGCATGGAAACCACCGAAAGCCGATTCGTCGCCACCGACACGCCTGAGCCCGAGGCCACCGAGATGCCCCAGGTCGAGCGGCGGTATCTGGCCTCCGCCGGTACTGAGAGCTCAACCGAGGGCACGCTCGGCGTCGAGCACCGCGCCGACCCGCAGACGGGCGAGAGGCGGACGTACCTTGTCGGGTATGCGGCAAAATTTGGAACTGACTCTTTGCTGCTCGGGGACTTCATCGAGCAAATTGCCCCGTCCGCATTCGAGATCGTCACCAAGGGAAAGGACCTCGAAGGAAATCCCCTAGAGACTCGCGGCCTTTTCAATCACGACCCGAACCACCTCATCGGTCGGTTTCCGAACACGATGAAGCTCACGGTCGACAAGATCGGCCTGAAGTACGAGATCCTCCTTCCCGAGAGTCGGCAGGATATCGCCGAAATGGTAGCTCGCGGGGACCTCAAGGGATCGAGCTTCAGCTTCGTCGTGGCAGAGGGCGGGGAAAAGTGGACCCGCGAGGGCGGCAGGAGCCGCCGCCTCGTCACCCGCATCAAGTCCCTCCTGGATTGTGGCCCCGTCACATACCCGGCCTATAAAAATTCTTCCGTTGCCGTCGCCAAGCGGAGCTACGAGCAGTTCATCTCGGCGCAGGATCCGAAGCCAGCCGAGCCGCTGAAGCCGAAGACCGACGTCGCTGCGGAGATGCGGAAGTACCAGGAGTTCATCGCCGAGCGACGCGGCTTCTGTCCGACGGGCCCAGGCGGCGGCGTCGACAACTCGTGCGGCGCGTCCGCCAGTGGTGGAGATTCCGGAAAATACAAAGAGTGGAAGAAGGGCGATCACCTCGACAAGTCGAAGGAGAAAGACGCCCAGGACTTCCTCGATAAGGCCCGAACTGACCAACTCGCCCGTGGTGGCAAGGACGGCGGAAAGTCCGACGACGGCGGCGGCGTGCAGACCTGGAGCAAGGGCGACCACTTTCCCTGGACGGCCAAGCAGGTCGGCGACACCGACGGCTACGTTCAGGGCCTGCACCCGGATGGAAGCAAGACGGAGAAGTATCCGTTCGCCGGCGGCAAGACGGCCGACGCCTACGCGAAGCTCTCCGAGGAGTTGAAGGGCCGGGTCAAGAAGGACAAGAGGTCCACCGATCCGTCTGCCGTCGCATCGGAGATGCTGAGGTTCCTCAAGGACCGCCGGTAATGAGTGCCGCGACGGACTGCCGGATCGCGAGCCTGCACGCCTTCGCCCAGGCGAGGGCGATGGGATCGGCGACGAATGCAGGTGGCGGAGCAGTCTCCGGCGGAGCCGACTGCGGGCGGGATTCGGACGGGAAGTTTGGCGCTGGCAACACCTGCCGCATCGGAATCAATATCAACGACTCTACCCAGGCCTTCACGACGCAGATTCTTGCCGGCCAGAAGACGATCGAGACTCGGCCAACAAACTCGCTTCGCCCCTACGTCGGCAAGACGGTCGGAATCGTTCGGACTGGCCAGGGCAAGGCCACGCTCGTGGGCACGATGAAGATCGGCGAGCCTAAGTTCTACAAGACGAAGAAAGACTTCGACGCGGACCGCAAGAAGCACCTCGTCTCCCCGGGCAGCCCGCACTACATCACGGCCGCCGGGAAGTACGGTTACCCTCTCTCCGAAGTGCGTCCCGTAAAGCCCATCGAACTCGACACGAAGGGGATCGTCGGGAGGGTGATCGCGAAGTCGAGCCGCAGCGAAGAGCTTGAGTATGACCTAGATGGAGTTGAGCTTCGCGCATTCTGCCCCACGGGCGAAGGCGGTGGACTCGACAACTCATGCGGCAGCGGAGAGACAGCCTCTACGCCGCCGGAAAAAACTCAGAAGCCAAGATGGATGGGTGCCGTAGACGCGGCGGGTGAGACCAAGCACGGAACGTGGTTCCTGGAGAAGAACGAAGACGGGAGCAAATCGCCAGGACACGACGAAGCCACGTCCCACGTTGTTAGCCTTGTTGGCGGCAAGGATGAGGTTAAGGCGTTCGTGTTTGCTGACGCTCACGATGATCGTCTCTACATCAACTACTCTCAGGTTGCGGAGCCTCATCGCGGCAAGGGAGTTTACAAAGAGCTTCTTTCGTCGCTGCAAGAGCAATTCACGATTCATTCGGACGAACAGCACAACGTCGCCACCGCCGCAAAAAAGGCTTACGAGTCGCTCGGCGCGAGGCTGAATCAGTACGGGCAGTACGTCCTCGAACGGAAGCGTCGCGATTCTCGCGGCTCATCCCTCGGCGCTCGCCACGCCAGCCTCCTCGCCTTCGCCCAGTCTCGCGACTGCGGGCGAGACCCGGACGGCAAGTTCTCGTCCGGCAACACCTGCGCCGGTGGAGTGGCCGCAGACGCCGCCAAGGGGGCCATCAAGGGCGCCGCCGAGGGCGGGCTGCTCGGCCTCTGGGTTGCTGGCCCCCCGGGGGCCAAGACCGGTGCGGTCGCTGGGGCCGCTGTCGGGGCCGCGAAGGGGATCTACGACAATCAGATGCGGCCGACCCGCGTGAAGAAGGCGATCGACAGGCTCGGCCTCACGGACCAGAAGGTCGGGAGGCTTGTCGAAAAGCTCGGCGGCACCCCGGAGTCGTCGGCGAACGCGAAGCGAGGCGTTCTGACCCTCACGATTCGAGACAAGGACAACAAGAAAACCTTCCACGTCGAGGTCACGAAGAAGGGCGTCACCGTGTACCCCAGGCGGGCAACCGGGGAGTTGAGCGGCAAGGAGATCGCCCGGATCAAGCAGGTCGCGAAGGACCTGTCCCCGCGCCCGGTCAGCGTCACAGTCAAGCAAAGCTCGTCCGCCTATGTGGCCAAGCTCGTGAAGAGCGGCTTCAAGGTGACCGCCGGCAAGGTTGCCGGCACGCTCGTCGCGAACTATGTGGTCCCGACGGCGATTGGGCTTGCGGTCACCGCCTCGGAAGGGGCGGCGGCCGCAGCGGGAGTCGCGGCGGCCAAGGTCGTCGCCAAAATTCCGAAGAAGCGTTCGTAACAGGAGCGACGATGGCGGTTTGCAGCGGTGACAAGTGTTCTCGCCCGGGTTGCCAGGGACTCATGGCGACCAGGAGCAGCAGGCAGAGCGGAGTGCTCCAGGTTCGGTACCTCCGCTGCACTCGGTGTGGCACTCAGGCCCGATCGGTCGTCGAGGCCAACAACGTGCGGTCCATCTCCTGGCGTCGCGCGACGCAGAAATAGTGTTGTGTCACACAACACTTTTTTCTTGGCCCTCTTCGGGCAAGTGATCGCCTCCTTTTAGGGTGAACGTGTGGCCGCTGTTTTGCGGTCGCCACACGAAACACACACCCGCAAGGAAGCGATCACAGATGGAAGCCTCCGCCAAGGTCAAGCAGCTTCTCGACGAACTGGCCGCCGTTCTCGCAGAGATGGGCGCCCTCCAGGAGCAGGGCGACATCGAGGACACCGAGGCCGGTGACGAGATGGCCGAGAAGGCCGGCATGGAGGAGGACGAGACCGAAGCCGAGTCCCCCGAGCAGGTCGCCGAGGAGGAGGAGGCGAAGGAGAAGAAGATTCGCTGCCTCTGCGAGCGTGCCGAGAAGATCCGCGACCGCATCAAGTTTTACGAGTCTGTGGCCGCCAAGGAGCTTGAACTCCGAACGGTCCTGGACAAGGCGACCCCCGCGTCGGAGGCCGCCGTCGTTTCTCGAAACACCCCGGCCAAGGAGGGCCGTTCCGTGACGCAGATTTATCACAACCTTCCCGGTGCCGGTCGTCTCCGTGGTTTCCGTGGCCCGAACGCCGAGGAGCGTGCCTATCGTGCTGGCATGTTCTACAAGTCGGCCCTGTTCGGCGACCGTGAGGCGACCCGGTGGTGCGCTGACCACGGCGTGATCGACAGCCGCGCGATGGGCGAGGGCGTCAACTCGCTCGGCGGCGTGAGCGTGGCCGAGGAGGTGCTCAACGAGATCATCGTGCTGGTTGAGCAGTACGGCGTGTTCGTTCAGAACGCCCGCAACGTGAACATGCAGTCGGACACCCTCGTGGTGCCTCGGCGAGTTGGCGGTCTCCAGGCCTATTTTATTGGCGAGAACACGAGCATCCCGGATTCCGACGCGAGTTGGGATCGGGTTCAGCTTATCGCCAAAAAGGTGGCTGTCTCTAATAGGATTTCTTCGGAGCTTTTGCAGGACTCCGTACTGGCTTTGGGCGATTATTTGACTATGGAGACAGCAAGGGCCATTTCGATCCTCACGGATCGCGTGGGCTTTGTGGGCACGGGCTCCGGCGAAGACGGTGGTATCGTCGGTGCCGCGACGAAGGTCGCTGACGGCAGCCACAACGCCGGCCTCGTGACGGCCGCGACCGGCAACACGTCGGCTACGACCCTCACGATCGACGACTTCGTGAACACCGCAGCCCGTCTCCCCGTGTACGCACGGGCTCGGGCCGCGTGGTACTGCTCGCCCGCCGTGTTCGCGGCCAGCGTGCAGCGTCTCGGCCTGACCAACAACGGCAAGCTGACGGGCGGCAACAGCGCCTCGAACCTCGCCGATGCTCCCGAGATGCGTCTGCTCGGATACCCTGTGAATTTCGTGCATACGATGCCGAGCAACCTGGGTGTCGATGCCGGGAAGGTGCAGTTCCTGCTCGGCGACCTCAGCCTCAGCACGATGTACGCGACCCGTCGCGGCCTCCAGATCAAGACCTCGGTCGACCGCTACGCGGAACTCGACCAGACCCTGATCGTGGCGACCACGCGTTTCGACGCGGTGACGCATGACTGCGGCGACAACACGAAGGCTGGCCCGCTCGTTGGTCTCCGCACGGCTCTTTCTTGATGTACGGACACGGTAACCCCTCAACCAACCACTCCCTGGGAGCAGATTTTCGATGAACCACCTCGAAGCCACGAAGTCCGACGTCAAGGTCTCGGCCTCGGTTGCTACGAACGCCACCCACAGCCACGAGATTGACACGGTCGGCTACGGCTACCTGTCGGTCGACGTGGCCTTCAGCCCGTTCGCCACGGCGACGTCGAGCTACGCGACCGTCCTGAAGCTCCAGGAGAGCGACACGGCCGGCAGCGGTCAGGTCGACATTCCGGGCATGACTGTGACGGCCGGCGCCGGCTCGACGACCGGTGCCAAGGCTGGTGCCGTGGCCCGGTTCAACGTCGACCTGCGTGGCAGCAAGCGGTACGTCACCGTGGTCGCTACCCCTGGCAACTCGGCCTCGGTGGTCACGGCCGCTCGCCTCGGGAAGGCGAACGACATGCCGTACAAGGCTGCCAACGCCGGCGTGAACGACTGGGTCTCGGGCTGAGTCAAGGACGACTCGTCTGGGCACGGAAGCCCAAGCCTATTTCCACGGAGGGCTTGGAGCAGATGGATGAAGGTTGTTGTCGGTAACTTCGAGCACGACGTAAAAGTCGCTGCTTGCCTGAGCGTCCCCCGGCTGGGCTTTCAGGATAATTTTTTCACGGCCTATGCGGGGCTGGCCCCGCACGGCATCCAGATCACCAAAGGCGCCGGGGCCTTCTGGGATCAGACCATGTCCCGCATCCTCACGGATCTATCCAGTGAGGAGGCCGGGAATGATCTCGTCATCACGCTCGACTACGACAGCGTGTTCGAGCCCGACTGCGTCGTTCGGCTCGTCTCTGCGCTCCTGGTCAGCGGCGTCGACGCCATCGCCCCGCTTCAGACCAAGCGGGACGACAAGAACCTGATGTTCACGCCGGCCGGTCTGGCCAGCGACACGGACGGCCCTGTGACCGTCACGCTGCCCGCCGAGTGGTGGGAGAAGCCGGCCCAGTTGGCGGACACGGCCCACTTCGGCCTGACTGTGATCCGCACGTCCGCCCTCCGCAGGACGCCCAAGCCCTGGTTCGTGGGAATCCCGAACGAGAAGGGCGACTGGGGTGACGGCCGGCGAGACCCGGACATCGGATTCTGGCATCGCTTCCGCGAGGCCGGGAACACCGTGGCCGTGTGCCCCCAGGTGGCGATCGGGCATGCCGAGCTTGTCATCACTTGGCCAGACCAGCGGCTCGGAGCCATCCACCAGTACCCGACCCACTACTGGGAGGCCGGCGGCAGGCGTCCTCCGGAGGCCTGGGGGAGCGACGACCACGCCGAGAAGTCCATGAGAGGCAGGAAATGAAGGTCAGACTTTTGAAGACTTGGGGCTGGTACAAGGTCGGTGACGTCGCCGACGTGTTCGAGCCACTGGGGGCGAATTGGATCCAGACCGGCATTGCCGAGGCCGTTCGCGAGGATCGGTCCATGCCCGTGGAGCGGGCCGACGAGGTCGAGGACCGGGTCGAGCGGGCTGTCGTGAGCGAGAAGCGTCGCGTCCCCAAGGAAAGGGCGTGACGTGTATCCATCGAGGTTCGACCGATATCTCGACGTCGTATCCAGGGCGAACCTTCGGTATCGGTCTCTCGTTCGAGTCACCGAGCCGACGGTCGAGCCGGTCAGCCTGTCTGAGGTGAAGCAGCACCTCAGAATCGACCAAGAGTTCAACGACGACGACTCGTACCTGCTCTCCCTGGTAACCGCCTCGCGGCAGTACGTCGAGAACTACGTTGACCGGACCCTGATCCGGACCCAGCTTCGCATGAAGCTCGACTTTTTCCCTGTCTGGGACCTGCCCCTGCCCCGCCCGCCGGTCATGCCGGACGCGGTGATTGTCCAGTACACGCCCTCGGACGTGGCACTCGGGTACGCATTGACTGAGTACGCGAACTTCCGCACGGACCGGGACTCCACTCCGTGCATTCTGCGGCCCCAGTGGAATGGCACTTGGCCGTCGTGCCGGGGCGCTGAGAACGACGTGGTCATCTCGTGGTGGGCGGGATACGGAACCACCGGGGCAGACGTGCCAGTCCCCGCCCGCCACGCGATGCTTTTGATCCTCAGCCACTGGTATCGCAACCGCGAGGCGGTCTCCGAGTCGCGATTCGCACCCGTCCCCATGTCCGCCGAGACGCTACTCGGGACCGTCAACTGGGGGCAGTACCGGTGATCAATGCCGGCGAACTCCGCGAGTCCGTGACCGTCCAGGTGGCGAGCAAGGCCACCAACGCCTACGGGGAGACGGTCATGTCCTGGTCGACGTTCGCCAGCCGGCGGGCCTCGATCGACGGCCGGACGATCACCGAGACGATGAACGCCGAGCAGCCCTACACGAGCGGTGCCTACAACGTCCGGTTTCGGTATCTCCCGGGCCTGACGTCCGAGATGCGACTGGTTTGGACGAGCCGGAAGCCGAACCGAGTCCTGGACATCGTGGCCGTCACCGAGAAGGGCATGAGGGAAGAGCACGAACTGGTGTGTAAGGAGTGGAAGGGGTGATCCTCGGCCTCGAAGAGACGAAGCAGGCCCTCCTGGACTTCCCGTCCGTGCTCGACACGGACCGGGCACTTCGCGACGTGGCCTCCCAGTTCCGGGCCAGGATCTCCAGCGTCACCCCCGTCGGCTACAGCGGCCGTCTCAAGCGGTCCGTCATGGCTGAGTTCGACGAGGGCGTCGCCAGGGTTGGGTACGAGGAGGGCGTCGAAACGTCCGGGAATCCGGAACTCGACAGCGTCCTGAGGCCCAGGACCAGGGGCCGCAGCGTTCTGTGGGTTCCGGCCGAGGACCTGGGCGAGTTGCTGGCCCAGGAGTTCGAGGACTTCGAGGGTGTGGCCATGTCTGTCCTGGAGGACGCCTTCGATGGCCGCTCCTGAGGCTTGGCTCCGCAACGCGATCACCCAGGCGACCACGGCCGGGGTCCACCCGGTCCTCGCCCCGCAGAATTCGCCATTCCCGCTCGTGGTGTACCGGCGTTCCGCGACACGCCGCGAACGAGGCTTGACCGGGAATTTCGGGGTCCCGGTAGCCACGTTTTCCGTCTCGATCGTCTCCCAGTCCTACTCGGAGGTGAAGGACATCTCCGACGCGATCCGAAGGCGGGTCGACAACTTTACGGGCGACTACTCTGGGGTGAAAATTGTGACAGTGGCGCTCACTGCCGAGAGCGACAACATGGAACGTCCTCCGGACGGTCAGGCGAAGCCACTTTACAGGGTCGACCAAGTCTACGACGTTCGATTTCAGGAAACCATTTAGCGTCCAAGGAGGGACGGCAACATGGCTTACGAGTCCTCGCAGGGCATTTCGTTCACCTTCTCCGGTCAGGCGTTTACCGCCAACCAGATTCAGATGACCAAGAAGTTGTCTGAGATCGACGTCACGAGCCTTGGCGACAAGACTGGCTCATTTCGTTCATACCGCCCGTCCCCGATCGTCGACGCCCCGGAACTGAAGGTCGACTTCGTCGGTCTCACCTTGCCCCAGATGACCTCCACCGGCGCCATCACCTGGACCGTGGACGCCAGCGGCTCGAACGCGGCCTTCACGGCGAACATGCCGACGGTTGCGCTCTGCACCTCGGCCGACGTGACGGCTCAGGTTGGCGAACTCATCAAGGGCTCCGCGACTTTCCGCCTGACTCAGAACTAACACCCCGCCGAGTCTGACAATGCAGGACTCGCAAGGGATTACGTTCTCGTTTGGTGGCAATGCTTACACGGCGACCCAGATCGCCGTGTCGCGAGGCCGCGCTGAGTTTGACGTCTCCAGCACAGACTTGTCATCGAAGTCGCTCAGGCGGCTTCGGCTGGGGAAGATCAACGAGGTCTCAATAAAGGTCGACTGGATCGGCAAGGTGACTCCGACGGTCACGGCCACGGCCAACTTCACTGTCACTGGGACTGACCTCGGAGCAAATTCATTCTCCGGGAAGCCCGCCATCTGCACGGGCCTGAGCATCACCGGAAACGCGGGCGACCTCGTTCGCGGTTCGGCGACGTTCAAGGTGTCACACGACTAAAAGTCTGGGTACGCGTCATGGCAGTCGAATTTGACTCGATCGTTGGCGTGACGTTCACGTTCGATGGCGACCCGTACACGGCAACCCAGATCAGCGTGTCCCGTGGTGCGGCCGAGTTTGACGTCACGAGCACGGCGATTCCGGACAACGGGCTCAGGAGGTTTCGGCTGAGCGAGGTCCAGTCGTGTGACATCAAGGTCGACTGGGTTGGCCTCACGATACCTCCGATCGACGCGGTGAAGTCTTTCACTATTTCGGGCGGCACGGCGGTGTCCGCCCTGTACGCCACCGGCTCGATGGCCCTCTGCACCGGCCTGACCATCACCGCCCAGGCCGGCGAGCTAATCAAGGGCTCCGCGACATTTAAGGTGAGCTACGACTGATGGCTTACGAGTCCTCCCAGGGAATCATCTTCAAGTTCAACAACGTGGTCTACACGGCCACGTCGGTGTCCGTGTCGAGGTCAATGGGCGAGTACAACGTCACGAGCCTGAATATCCCCAAAGGCCCGAACTGCATGACCCGGTACAGGCCCGGCGGGCTCAAAAGCATCGAGATCAAGGTTGACTGGGTTGGATCCACCCTGCCCCCAACGGATGCGCCGTATTCAATCGCCTTTGATGGCGACGGCCCTGGTTCTGGCTCCGGGCTGACTGAAGACTCGATCAGCAAGGCAATCGCCACGGGAGTCACGCTCACAGCGCAGGCCGGGGACTTGATCAAGGGCACTGCCACCTTCAAGGTCACGGTGGACTGATGGCAGGCGAATTGCCGGCTGGATTTCCTGAAGTCGTCGAGTCGCAGGGCATCACCGTGCGGTGGGGCGGAGTGAACATTGTCGTCACCGGGATTCGCTACAACCGATCCGCAGCGGGCGAGGTCGACGTTACGGGCATTCGCTCGTTCGCGTGGACAGACGCAGCTAACTCAGACAATCGTCGAGTTGTCAAGGAGGTCGAGTACAGCGTCATCGACCCTGGCGAGGTGGAGTGCGACTTCGTTGGGCCGAGCACGTTTGACGAAAGCTGGGTGGGCAATCGCAGACTCCTGACGATCTCAGGGCTCGACAACGCCCCGAGCGGCGTCCAGGCCTATCTCACGAATCTTTCAATACAGGCACGAGCCGGGGAACTGGTCACCGGCTCTTGCACGTTTCGTTTGTCGAGCGACATGACCGGTGTTTTTTAGTCTGGATATCAGGAGTAGGTAGGCATATGGGATTCTTGAACAAGGCGGCGATTCTGGCGGCGAAGGACAAGAAGATGGTCGAGGTTTCCGTGCCCGAGTGGCCCGACGACAAGGGCGAGCCGGGCGTGGTGAACCTCCGGGTTCTCACCGGCACCGAGCGTGACCGTTTCGAGTCGGAGTTTGTGGGCGGCAACAAGTCCGTCGACATGGTCCGGGCGAAGCTGGTGGCGAAGTGTCTGTGTGACTCGGATGGCAACCGCCTCTTCACTGAGCAGGAGATTCCTGCACTGAGCGACAAGAGCGCGGCCGTCCTCGACCGTCTCTTCGCGAAGTGCATGAAGCTCAACCGGTTCACCAAGGACGACGTGGAGGAACTCGCGGGAAACTCCTGAGCCGTCCGAGGCGGCGATTTGAGTATCGACTGGCGTTGGCACTCGGGAAGACGCACAGGCAACTCCTGGAGGAGTGCGACGCTGAAGAACTAGCCGAGTGGGAGGCCTATTGGCTGATAGAGCCGTGGGGGGACGAATGGCGACAGATTGCCCGTCTCACCACGGCTCTATGCACTGCATGGGGCAGTAAGAACCTCGAAGAGGAAATGATCATGCCGAGCAGCCGCAAGCCTCCCCAGTCGAAGGATCAGATGATGAGCGAGCTTATGAAGGTCCCAGGGCTCTTTCAGAATTAGCGATGGCCACGATCGGATCACTCGTCGTCGAGTTTGGGGCAGACCTTCGCGGGCTGAGCGAGGGGATCGGCGCCGCCGTCGACTTATTCGATCAGGTCGCGGAGAGGGCCGAGAGGCTCGCTGAGCAGCTTGAGTCGTTGGCCCGGCGTGACACCAGGATCAGCATTTCCGCAGACTCGTCCGAGGTCGACTCGGCCACCCAGAGCGTCGAGGACCTCGGGGAGGCTATTGAGTCTGCCTCGGACGTCGGCGGCGTGTCGGGCGGGCTGTCGGAGGTTTCCTCCGCCGCGCAGGCTGTCGCCACGTCATCTCGCGACGCGACCACCTTCATCAGCAGGTTCGGCGAGGTTGCTTCGGAGGCTATCCGCCGTCCGGCCAGCGACGCCCTTCGCGGGACGGAGTCCTACATCGAGATGCGGGACTCGATATCCGGGATTGGCTCCACCGCATCCCAGTCCCTTGAGGCCGTCTCTTCGGCGACGGAGACGACGGCTTTCGCGGCTCGCGGATGCGCCGAGGCCTTCACGTCGCTCGCCTCCGGAAACTCTGCCGGCCAGTTTGCCGACGCCGCCATCGTTGCGGCCGGGAGGGTCGTGTCAGCGTACCGGGAGGTTAGTACGCTTTTCTCGGCTGTCCTGCCGCAGGCCATCGGCGAGGGCGTTACGGCATTCGGAGCCTTGACCGCAACCGTGGGCGGAGGCGGGGCCGTTCTAGCTGCGTTCCAGGGCAGTTCGGCAGCCACGGCGATTGTTATCGGGTCTCTCGCGAGGTCGTTTGTCGGCGTCGGCGTCGCCTTGGCAACCTATTCCGCAATCATGGCGGCAGCTAGGGTCGTGCTTTCGGGGCTGAGCGACGAGGCTCGCGCGTATGCCGAGGCCGGAGTGTCGGTCGTCGCGATGATTGTGTCGGGAGCCGCTGCCGCGAGGGCCGGGGCTGCGGCATACCAGATCGTCGCCTCGGCCATGTTCCGCTCGGGGTCTGCGTCCGCCCTCCTGTCTCAGGTCCTGGGAACTGTCTCATCCGCCACGTCCAGGCTGCTCGGGCCGACGACGAGGCTGGTTTCTTCCTACGCGACGCTGACGAGCATCATCGGCGTGGCGTCCACGGCGTTCCAGGGCTTCAGCGACAGGCAGCAGAGCGTTTCGCAGACGTTCACCCAGATTGCAGGCTCGGTGGCGAGGTTCGCGGCCACGTCGGTGGCGATCGGCGCCGTGTCAGGTGGCCTGAATGCCCTCCGCGCGTACGCTGTGGCCGCCGGCGGCGCAATGACCTCGGCGGGTGCAGGCTCGGCGGCCCTCTCCGGGGCTTTCGGCGGCGCCACGGCAGCCGCCGGCGGGCTGATCGCGACGTTCCCCGCCGTGGCCGCCGCCATATCCGTGGCCGCCGTCGCATCCGGGAGGTTCGAGCAGCAGCTTGAGTCTCTTGCGTCGAAGGCCGAGTCCATCGAGCAGATGGCCGATCGCTTTGGGTCATCCAACGAAGGCGTGGAGAAACTGAGGATCGCAGCCTCGAACGCCAACGTCTCGATGATGGCCCTGATCCGATCGCAGCAGAACTTCTACACCAACCTGAGCAAGGTCAAGTCGGGCCAGTTCGACAGCCAGAACACCCGAGAGGCCAAGCTGGCCTTCGACGAGCTTGGCATACCGGTCGAGAAGCTGAAGTCCCTCAAGCCGGAAGAGTCGTTCAGGCTCGTCGCCAAGTCTCTCTCCGAGGTCAAGAACGCGGCCGACAAGACCAGGATCGCCGTCGACCTGTTCGGCGCTCGTGGAGCGTTCGCCCTGCCGGCCTTGAAGGAGATCGGAGAGCTTGAGGAGGACTTTGGGCGACTCGGCGGCGCCATCCGGGCCGTCGACTTCGGGAACATTATGAGCATGGAGGCCTCGTTCGACCGGCTCAAGGTCGCGTCGGACGCCCTCAGCCGAACCATGCTCGTTCCGTTCGTCTCACTCCAGAGGGCCTTCAATAACTTCGCCGCAGACCTCAAGGGTGGGCTCGCCTCGGCCCTTGCCCCCCTGGCCACAATGCTCAACGCCATCGCGGAGCCGCTTGCCGTGATCATTGAGGCCTTCGGCCGGATGATCAACGTGACGCTCAGGCTGATCGGCATCTTCACGGGTATCGCGGCGTTCTTCCAGATATTCGCCAGCGTGGCCATGATTTTCCAGGGCATCGGCGAGGGCTTCCGCGCTGCGATGAAGCCCCTGGAAGGCCTGATCGATATGTTCTCCTCTGCCGGCAACGAGGCCGGCATCTTCAGCGGCGTGATCAGTGTCGTCGAGACGGTCCTCAACGGGATCGGCGTGGCGATCGGCTATGTGATCGGCATCCTCGCGAACGCGGCCATCGTGATCGTAGCCGGCGCTGCGGCGTGGGCGATCTACTCGGCGGCGATGGCGTTGGCCTCTGCCACGTCCATCACGGCAGCCTTTTCTTTCGCGGCCGCCTGGGCTGCGGCTCTCGGTCCGTTCCTTCCCGTCATCGGGCTGATCGCCGGAGGAATCGCCCTCATCGGCGGTGCGGTGATGCTTCTTGCCGTTGGCATCAAGGCCGCATTCGGGTACTTGGTCGGCCTCGGGCAGGCTTTTGGTCTCGTCAGCAAGCAGCGGGATCCGATTGACGCCTCCGCAGCCTCGACCAAGGACCTCGCCGCCGCAGCCCGAGAAGCCCAGGACGCCGCCTCGTGGTTCAGCGACGGCGAGAACGAGAGCGTGATCGCCGAGTCGGTCAGCGAAGCCAGGGACGCCTTCAACGGTCTCGTCACCGAGTCGATTAAGTACGGCAAGGCGGGCTCGGACTCTATTGCGTCCGTTCAGAAGCGGTACGCCGACCTTGAGCAGTCTCTCGCGGACGGCAAGATCAGCACCGAAGAGTTCACCAGCAAGACCGAGGGCCTGTTCGAGTCTGCCGAGAAGGGCATGAAGGACTACGAGCAGAGCGCAGCGGTCACGCTCCAGAAGAACCTGGAACTGTACAAGCAGCTTGACGACTCGGTGCGTCAGGTCGAGAAGTCGGTCCGGGACCTCAACTCTGGCACGGTCGTCGACGGGAAGCTGTTTCCGGCTTCCGAAGAGGTGAAAAAGCGGGCGGCAGAGTACAAGGCGGAGTACACGGCCGCCATCGATGGGATTAAGAAGAAGCAGCAGTCCGGCGGCTTCCAGGACGAACTCAACGAGCGGCGGAGTCAACTCACGGCCGACCTGGAGTCCGGCAAGATCAATGCCGAGCAGTACGCCACCATGAAGGTGGAGCTTGACTCCACGAACGCGCAGGAGCAGGCCAAGTTTGCCGCCGAGGACGTTCAGCGGGAGTTTGACCGCAAGACCGCAAAGCTCAAGGCGGACATCTCGTTCGCTGACGACATTCGGAAGAAGCTCGACGAGGCCTTCCTGTCTCCGGTCGAGAAGTTCCAGAAGGAACTCCAGAAGGTACTCGACAACCCGCAGCTAACAGACGCCGAGAAGGGTTCCGCAGAGAAGATGCTCCGCCGGGATGCCAAGGAGGATCTCTTCGGCAAGACGGCCCAGCAGAACCTCACGGACCGGACTCGCGACATCATGCAGGCCAACAGGGCCGGCATTCTCGGTTCGCCGATGGCCGAGGCCGGTGGCGACGGGACGGTGCCTCCGGAGGTGGCTGCCGAACTGAAGTCCGCCGCCGAGGAATTCGCCTCTGCGGTTGGGGTCACCAGGACTCCTTTCGAGGAATTCTCGTCTCGGCTCGACGGGGTCGCGAAGCAGTTCGGATTCGCCGGGCAGCCACTCGACGAGGTCCGCAAGAAGCTGGCCGGCAACGCCGAGCAACTCGCCCTCTTCGATCGTGCCGTCCAAGAGGCTCGCGACAGCCTTCTTCAGTCCTTGGGCATCGAGAAGACGCCCGAGGAGGCCTTCAACGAGCAGATGAAGAAGATCGACGAGGCCGTCAACGCGACGGACCCGAACAAGAGGATCACCGCCGAGCAGGCCGAGCAGGCCAGGACCGTCGCCCGCCGCAGACGGGACGCGGAACTGGGAGCCGGCGAGGACCTCGGCGGTCAGTTCGCCGAGCGTCAGCGGAAGATCGAGGAGTCGTTCGGTGGCGGCAAGGACCCGGCCCGGCAGGGCGTCGCCATGAACAAGCTGGCGATGGACCGCCGGCAGGCGGCCGGCCTGGACGCGACGGCTGGGCAGACGCTCAAGGCCGGCGTCGACAAGATCAACGACGCGTTCGGCGTTACCGGAAAGTCGATGGCCGAGATCCAGGCCACCCTCTCTCCGGCTGATTTTGCCGAGTACCAGGAGGCCGTCAAGGCAAACGCCGACAAGGTGAAGCAAAGTCTCGGCATCGAGAAGACCGGAGCCGAGCAGCTTGCCGAGACTCGGAAGAAGTACCAGAAGGCCGTCGCGGACAAGGTCATCACGGAGGAGGAGGCCGGCAAGGCCCTGAAGCGGCAGAGGGACAGCCTCCTGTCTTCGCTCGGGATCTCGAAGACACCGGCCCAGGACTTCGAGGACGCCGTCGAGCGAATCAAGGAAAACGCTGCCGAGCTTTCTCCGGACGAACTGGCGAAGGGAATGAAGGAGGCGAAGGACAAGCTCTTGTCGAGCCTGGGCATCGACAAGTCTCCGGTCCAGGCTGCTTCCGAGCAGATGGAAAAGCTGACGGAAGCCTTCGAGAAGGGCCAGATCAGCACAGAAGAGTTCGCGGACGGCATGCAGAAGACTCGCGACACCATGCTTCAGTCTCTCGGGATCCCGCTCGACCCGGTGACGCAACTCGCTGAGAAGATGAAGAATCTCCGGGAGGCTATGGACGCCGACCAGATTACGCCCGAGGAGTTCGCCCGTGGCGAGGAGGAGGCCAAGAGGGCCCTCCTGCCCGGTGGCGAAGAGGAGAGCCCGATCAAGAAGTTCCAGCGGGACCTGGAGACTCTGGAACGAGCCAACCAGGACAAGCTCATCTCGGACGACGACTTTGCGCAGCGGAAGCTCAACCTCCAGGCGGAGCTTGAGGAGTCCCTCGCCCCGGCCCTGGACAAACTGGCCCCAGACCGCCGTGGCGTCGACGGCTCTGACGCCCGCAGCAAGGCCGGCGTCGACACGTTCTTCCGGATTCTTCGCGGCAACGACAACCCGTCGCTCAAGGCCCAGCTTGAGATCGCCAAGAACACCCGCCTCCTCGCCGAGGCCTCGCGGGAGCCCGAGGCGGCTCCGTTCATCGCCCAGCTTCCTCGATAGTACGGATACTCATACATGGCTGTCGTTCGATGCCGAGAGATGTACCGTGGCCGCCAGAGGTCCAACAGCTACGGAGACGTGCCGACGTACACCAGGATCTGGATGGTCACGGTCGACGACGCGAACACACCTTTCCAGGAGATATCCGAGGCGCCCAAAATTGCGTGGCTGGCCGCGCACCCCGAGGACTCTAGCGCGTTCCTTTTTGACTCCCAGGTCCAGCAGGATGGCGACAGCCCGTTCCACTACCGGGTGACGTTCTCGTACAAAGGCCTGACCGACAAGGATCCTACGCCGACAGACAGGCCACCACAGTTCTCGTTCTCGGGCTCCCTGGCGTCGGCGCCATGCTTCTGGCACTACCCGTTCGCCAACAACAACACGGACAAGAGGGTGATCCTCAACTCCGCAGGGGACCCCATCGGAGGCCTCGACCGGGACGAGGGCGAGTTCACGGTGACGATCACCTACAACGAGATCGCTCCGTTCAATTACGCCAAGGCGCAGCAGTACGTCGGCGCCATCAACAGCGACACCTGGAGTGGCGGGGATCCGAAATGCTGGAAGTGCATGTCGATCAGCGCCAACAGGAAAATTGAGCGAGCGCCCGACGAAGCTCCGCCTCTAATACCGGGCGAGCCACGAGTCTGGAAGACATACATCTACTACGAATTGAGCGAGGTGCTCGCGTATCGGGCGACGGGCTGGGACCTCCAGACGTGGGACGTGGGCTTCAATCAGATAGTCGGCGGTCAGCGGATGAAGATCATGGCAGGAGGCGACCCGGTGAGTGAGCCGGTCGCACTGAGCGGGGGGGCGGCGAAGGCTCCCGGCCAGCCGCCGGACCTGCTCTCGTTCCGCATCTACAAGATGCTTCCGTTCAGCGGGACGTTCCCTGTGATCCCAGACACGGTGTAACGGCATGGCATACGGACCATCACCCAGCTATCGCGCAGACTCCGGCTCGGCGTCCAGGCCTGTTCAGTTCACGCTCCAGGATGCGGAGCGAATCGGAAGAGTGGTGTCCGCCTACGAGCGAAGTCGTCGGGGCAGGAATCCCAGCACGCTGCCGAGGGCGGCTGGCGGCGGCGCGGCAATCCGGGAGGCGACGTTCGTGGGGTCGTGGGCGTTGGGGTCTCAGAAAGTCGTCGACCTAGCCGGCGGCGGGGGCACTGCGGTCGCGGTCAACAAGCTGTTCAACATCATCGGCGTTGGCTCCTTCGGCTGGAGGACCTGCTACATCTCTCGGTCCGGCGACGGGCCGTATGTTCTCGTCAACTCGGAGTGCTGACGGTGGGCTCCCCTGATCGAGGCTGTCACTCGCCGCGAGCCTACACCTGGGGGGAGGGGGCATCGGCGTCGTCCACCTACGGAAGGTACAGGGGCTCGTGGCCGTACCGCCAGGGGTCATACTTGCCTGGATTCTTCGGGGACTTCCGAGACCCGCCGATTGCGGGCGATTGCCAGATCCCTCCGTCCATGCAGGGAGACTGGATTGATTTCTCGTCAACGGGCTGGACGTCGTATGCCATCGACTCTTCTGGCCAGTTGTGGGCGTGGGGAGACGGTCCGCTCGGGGACGGAACGCTCTACGGCTCCATGCACCCAATCAGGATCCCCGGGGGTCCCTGGAAAAGTGTGTCGACGTGCGGGCCCCACACCGTGGCCGTCACCACAGACGGCGACGTCTATACATGGGGCGGAAACTCTTACGGTGAGCTTGGCAACGGGACGGCGAGGGCACCTGAATCGTGGTCGCCTCGGCTGATGCTTAACTCGTCGATCGAGTACGTCAGGACAGGTCCCGGGACCGAATTCAACCCTTCATTTAATCTGAATTCCCCGCAGATTGTGAAGGCTAATCAAGACGACCCCGGCGGCGGTGCCATCCTCCGGGTCAACCGCGAATTTTTCATAGAGCGGTTTACCAACATATCGGCCTCCGGAATCTCTTTTGGGGAATTATTTAGCCTGCCCGTCCTGAGCGTTGAAGGCTCCCCTGTTATTGAGCCCGCCGAGCTTGCGCCCAACGTCTCCCTGAGGGTGCTGCGGGTGGAGGTCGTGTCTGGCGGACAAGGCTACGAAAACGGCGCGGCCGTGGTTTTCTCTCCGAACGCCGCCGGCATTGCCGCAACCGGCCGAGTCGTTGTCTATGGGGGGGCCGTGCTTTATGTCCTGGTCGACTACAGGGAAGAGCCGGTCCTCTACGACAAGATGCCGACGGCGACGATCGTGGGGTCAGGAGGCGGCGCCGTTGTGCAGGTGGTGGCAACCGGAAGAATGACCGGGATCGATCTTCGATCGAAAGGCCGATATCAGGCATCAGGCCTGTCTGTCGCCTGGAAGCTCCTCGGCCGCGACCACTCCACCGTGGTGTCGCAGGGCGACACGTCTGGGGCTTTCCTTCCGTTCGTCGTCGCTCGCATCACCGGCATCGACGTCATCGACGGCGGCAGCGGGTACACATGCCCATCAGGCCTTCCGCTGAAGGTGCATTGCAGCGGCGTCGAGGTTGGCGAGTGCGTTCTCTCGCCGTCGGGCGTGGCGTCGGTGACTCCGTCGACGGTCCAGGCGGCCGACCGGTCGCTCGGCGAGTTGTCGCCGTTCTCGGTAGGAATCTATCAGTCGGGTGCTTCATTGACTTACAAGTACCCGCCCAAAGGCGCCGAGCTTCGCTTCACCGGCAGCGGGCTGGCGGTGCCGCTTGAAATCTCCTTGTCGTCAGCGCCTTTTGCCACGTCGCTCGACGCGGAAGCCGTTAATTATCCTGACGAGAAGTCGAAGGCCAGCGTGAACAAAGTTTTCGTTGTCCACAGCAAGGGAAGTTTTTCTATTGACGTCGCTGGGCGGAACGTCCGTGAAGAAAGCAAGGTTGAAATCTGGGTTCCCTACGAGGGAGAGCCGAATCCAGAAGTCCCGAAGGCCTACCTCACGTTCCAGGATGGATACCCAGAAATCGAACTGGTCGTCTGGTTTGACTATCCGCAGTGGTCGGCTCGCTTGACGGAGTCGATCTACGGAGTGACGAGCAGGCCTTACGTTGTGGTGAGACAATCCGAGGAGCAGTACGGCCCCGGGACGAGGCCATCCACAGTCCTGCCGCTGCCGGTGGCTGCGGTTGATCCTACGGGATTCCCCTCTGCGATACCTCACGCCCCCTACAACCGACCCTTGAATCCATCCCGGGGCGGGCTCCTGCTGTGGGGCCAGAGGGCTTACGACCAGCGACCTCTCACTGGGGGGCAGTGTTTCTGGCTGGGTCCTGGCATTACGGTGAGCGACTACGCTACGTCCGAAGGGGACCGGTGTTACGAGGTCGTCGACAACGTGTACGGCGGAGACGTCCTCGGGCTCGTGAGGGGCGTGCCGGCGACACTCACCGGCGCTGAAGCTCGAACCCACCACCAGACGAGCAGGTTACTGACTGGCTACGGCGTCACTGTCTACACATATCTTGGCGGGCAACGCTACTCATGGCCAGACTTCCAGACTCAGAGCGTTTATCCGGAGAGGCGGTCCGTAATAAGCAACTTAGGTGAGTCCTGGGAGGGACCGCCGACGCTGCCCCCGCAGGTCACCGCCGTATACGACGATGCCGGAACATACGGCGATCGGGTCTCAATCGCCTGCTCGGTCGGCACTCAAGGAAGGTCCGTAGGCCTATCCTTCTCGATATCCGACCCCGGCTCAGGATACAGGGAGGAGCCGAGCGTTGTGTTCACGACCCTGGCCCTGTCGCCCACCAGGATTTCCTCGATCTCCGGCGTCGACAAGGCCGTGGCCGTTTACGGTCGGACAACTCTCCTCAAGGACGGCGTCCTGTACTGGTGCGGCGCCGAGCACATCGGCTACAGCAATGGCACAGTCGCGTCGCTCATCTCGACGACCCCCACACGCCAGGGGTACTCGCTGCGGGTCTATTCCAATGGCTTGCTCGGAGGCATGCCCTGGAACCTGATCGATTACTGGGCTCCCAACCCCCCGGACGAAACGTACATCCTGAACATGCTGACGCAGGCGTTCCTGCCCCAGGCCAGGACGTCGGGGTGTGACGCCACTCCCCGGCAGGGGGACGGCCACAGCGATTCGTATGTCTCTCCGGGGCCCGTCGACGTCGGGCCGCCGTCGCCGCTGACTGGGGTTCCGATCTTTTGGCCGCCTGAGGGGTATGTGCCTCCTCCGCCGCCGACGGGGTGGCAGCCGCCCCCTCCGCCGCTGGGGGATCCTCCGCCCGGATCTATAGTCGTGCCTCGCGGAGTTTATGCCGGTTCGAGTCAGATATTCGACGTCCCAAACAAGAACGACCGTGTCGTCGTGCCCGTCGACTACTCCGACCGAGAGAGTATTTTCGGGGTTAAAAAGAGCAGCTATCCCGTCGCCGAGACTTTATTCGGCAGCCACTTCAGCGTGCCCGACCTGCCAGCCGGCTTCTACGGCGTCCTCGATTCGCCGGGATACGTCCGCGACATCATCCAGACGAGCCCGTGGGGATTCCACGCCATAGGTCAGGATGGAGGCAAGTGGATCGTCGGATCCGGCCCCGGGCCGGGGAGGTTCTGGCCCGTCCAGCGAAAGACAATTTTCGCACCTGAGGGCGCGGTGAGCGTGTCACGGACGTGGTCTCTGGAGGACAAGCAGGCCAAGTTGCAGCTTATTGTCAACAATGAGGTCTGCCGCGAGCAGCAGATTCAATGGAAGGCCCTCAAGGCTGAGGAGAACAACGAAGACGTTCAGTTTTCGTGGAGGGACTTCGGGGATGTTGTGGCAGACTCACCCCAGGAGCTTGCGCTCTTGTTCCCCGCATATCCGGCCGGCTTTCGCCCAGGCGGGCTCGTCAAGCTGCGGATCTCTGGCGGCAGTAAGGTGACGATCTGGCCCGCCTCGTCGGGAACGCCCAGCGTCGCGACCTACGACTACGAGTCGTGTCCCAATAAGTATTTTGAATGGAAAAGATTTTACAGAGATGGGGAGAACAAAAATCCAGTCGGAGCGGGCGGCGTTACGCTCTTGCCCCTCGCCATTCCCACGGCCGAGATCCCCGAGGGCGGTGTGATCCTTAGGGCAGTCGCCGGGAGGATTCCGGGCGAATACTACGAGCCCACCTGCGAAGGCGAGGACACGGGCCCCGGAAGCACTTTTTGGGAAGGCCCAACCGCGACCACGATAGGCCACTTTTACACGCCCAAGTCCCACACCTGGAGCACGTCCTTCTGGTGGGAACATCACGATGCACCGATTTACGAGATACCAACGGAGGTGGACCTTCCCTCCATCAACTACCTCGGGGCTTACGCCGGCGGCCTCTACCTCACGCAGCCTCTTGCGATTGGCCAGATGGGTTACCTTGGCCAGATCGGTTATGTGAACGGCGACGGAATCTATGTTTCCCAGCCCTGGACTTCGCCGGCCCTGCCGAAAGATGTTGTGCTGTCTTCGCTTATTGAAACAAAAACCTACGTCACGCAACTTCCGACGGTGGTGTTGGTTTCTCCTTCTGGGGCTACGGTGACTGGACAGTGGGTCGCTCGCCCCACCTCCGGAAGCGGCATCGCGCCGTACAAAATCTCGAACGTCGTGGATGCGGCCGGGAAGTCGTTGTCGACTCAAGTCCAAAACGGAAGTACCAGCCTTGCCGTCACGAGCCAGGGCTCGACTGTCCTTTTGGGCAGCGGCCAGGAGGTCCCGTCCGCATACCAGCGAAGCTTCCAGAAGCTCGGCCGATCGTTCGGCTTATCGGGCGGGTCGATTTACACAACCGAGTCCATTCGACCCAGAGCCACGCAGAACGTGGCCGTGCAGGTCGTCAATCCTGGGTACGGATACACGGACGTCCCGGAGGTGCGTGCCAGCCACCAGCCGGACTCCAGCATCGCGAGGGTCACTCCGCAGTTCTCCGGGTCCGTCGTCTCCGTCGGCGTGATCAAGGGCGGCTCTGGATTTCAGTTCCCGCCCAGGGTGGCGTTCGCGAACGGGTTCGCCTCGGCCGAGGCCGTGATCGAGGGCCCAATCGGTCGCGTCGTAGTCGTGAACCGTGGGGCCGGCTACCTCTCGCCGCCGCTTGTTTATTTCGATGGCCCCGGAATCCCCGCGAAGGCAGTCGCAGTCCTTGGCCCCGGTGGCTCCGTTCAGTCGGTCACGATCATCGACGGAGGCAGGTATCGACAGCCTCCAGTAGTTCAACTGATTCCTACCAACTTTTGGGGCGAAGGTGCGATCGGGGCAGCGGCGGAGGCACATATCGACGGGCGGGTGCTGTACGCGACCGTGTCCAGCGGAGGCCAGTACGACAGCCCGCCTCTGGTTTTTGCCGTTCGTCAGATTCCCCTCACTGAGACGTCCTTCACGGACGACGACCAAGACTACCGGGACTACAGAAACGGCCTGATCACGCTCCAGGAGTACCACGCAAGGCCCGGCGTATGCGTTCTTGAGGCCAGGGTCGAGGGGACGGTGACAGACATCGACGTCAACTCCGGCGGAAATTGGTACAGCGATTGGTACTGGAACGACACGGCGAAGGTCGAGAACTCACCGACTACCGAGGGCCTCGCGATCCACCCCCTCGTCTGCGACGATCCGTACAAGTCTTCCTTGCTTCCCCTGGGCACGCTCTCGGCCAACTTTCCGTACCCTGGCGGACCAGTCAGCAAGGGCAACATCTATTCCGGCAGGGTGTACCGCAGGAGACCCGAGTTTCCGCTCGTCAACTCGCAGACGTTCTTCGTCGAGATGGTGAATTGCGCCAGGAATCGTGCCCGGGGGCTGCGGTCCCAGGTTCCCGTCTCGCCGTGGCAATGGGTCAACGGGAGCATTCACGTCAAGGACATCTCCGGCAAGAGCCTCAAGACTGCGGTGTCGCACACCGAGATCACACTCCCGGGCGGGTCAAAGGCCAAGCTCAGCGACATCCCCATGACCCAGCGGTGGTACAAGCTCTTGGACGTCCTCGGAACCGGTGCCGAGATTAGTGAGTCCGGTCGCATTCTTTCGATCTCCGCGCAGGGGGGAGGCTACACTGACGCCGTCTGCTTGCAGCTTGTGTCCGCAAGGCCTCCGGCCTACGGCGCCTATGCAACGACTGAGGTGGACAGTTCTGGCTCTGTTTCTGGGGTATCGCTCGATTCCGGCGGTTTCGGATACCTCAATCCGGTCGCCTTCGTGTACGGCGGCAGGCGAATGCCGGGTGTTCCGTATCGGCAGGCAAAGCTGGGCATCGTCATGGCTGGCGGGTCGATGCCCAGGTCGATTGCTGGAGTCGTCGTCCTGGACGGAGGCTCCGGGTACGATCCTCGCGATCCCCCGAGTGTTCAGATCACCGAAGGCACCGAGAACATTGTCGACACCGAACTCGGCGAAGCCATCAACAAGGCACTCAGGGCAATCCCTTTCTCGTCCCTGATGGACTGGACTTCTGCCGTGGCCGAGTACGCTCGGGCCCCAGGAGACGCCCCGCCAGGGTACGTCGGTGAGCTTTCAAGTGCGTTCCGTTCGTGCGAGTCCGCGACCTCGTTCTCCGAAAGGCTCCAAGTCGCAACGCTCGGCGACCTCAAGATCGACACGTTTGCTTTCTTTGAGAGCATCCACTCAGTCAACACGCTGACCGGTCGCCCATACAACTTTGCCAGCTACAGTTCCCCACCCTCGCTGAGCGTCATCGGGGGCTGCTACACGCCCGCTGTTGTCTCGGCCACGCTCGCATCGTGGTCGGCCGTGGAGATGGTCGACGATTATGCTCCTTCCGGCTGGTACAACCCGTGGAACGAATCGTATTTTGTCGCGAAAAGGGTGTCCTGATGCACGACCACCACTTCCACATCGGGCTGAACAACGAAAAGTGGCTCTGGCGGTACTCGCCCCTCAAGGGCGGCGCCGACGGGTGGACCGAGTACGCCAAGCGTAAGGTCCTCATCCACTCGAAGCTCAAGGGCCGCCAACGCCTCGAATGCGAACTCCACGAAGGGCTCCATGCAACTCTCGGTCCAACCGTCAGCGAGTCTTGCGTCGAGCAGGCCGCCAAGGACCTCGCCAAGATCCTCCACTCGCTCGGATACAGGCTGCATGAGTCTTAGTCTGGAAAAGATAACCCCGCCCTGCTACAGTGGTCTCACCCAGTCACGGAGGCGAGGCATGCGAGACGGCGACGAGTTCCTGGAGGAACTGAAGGAGGAGTTGGTCCGCGAGGACCTCCGCCCCGGGATCTTTGACCTGAACCCGAAGGACGCCGTGGGGGCCACGAAGCTCCCGCTCCACCTCTGGCCGATGACGGCCACGGCGATGGGCTCGATCGCGATGCTCAACGGGGCCCTGAAGTACGGACGATCCAACTGGAGGGTCGCCGGAGTCCGGGCAAGCATCTACGTCGACGCCTGCCAGCGTCACCTCGCCGCGTGGTTCGAGGGCCACGAGGCCGACGAGGAGGGCGTCCCCCACCTCGCCAGCGCCCTGGCCTGCATCGCGATCGTGATCGACGCCCAGGCCGCCGGAAAGCTTCGCGATGACCGACAGGTCCAGGGCGGGTATCGCGAACTCGTGGCGTCCCTGACTCCGCACGTCTCGCGGCTCAAGGAACGACACGAAGCTCGCGGCCCGCGACACTGGACCATCGCTGACAACAGCCAGCCGTGAGAGGCGGCCACTCGCCCTCGCCTACCCCGAGTGGTCGCCCCCGGCTGGCCTGTTGTCGCGGTGAAGCGACGGCAGGACGTGGCAGGGCGGAGTTCCCAGGTCTGCATAGCGAGGATCTAGGTATGCCCTCGTGACGCGTGGGCTACTGTGATCAAGCAGGAGGGTGGCATTGCCTCCCCGGGCAGCGAAGTGTGACGCCGCGCAGCGTCTCAGTTGATGAAATTTCGCTCGCCGACCTCCGGGAAGTCCGGCCGCCTGGACGATATCGCCGAACCGCTTCCAGATGTGCGCGTAGCAGCGGTCCCACTTGAAGATCAGGTCCGTCGGTGACTTCCCTCGGCACATCGCGTCGACGAGTTCGCACGTCTCGTCGGTGAGCGTGTAGAGCCGGTCCCGTTTCCCGCCCTTGCGGTGCTCGGCCTTCACGAGGAGCCTCGGGCTGCTCCAGTCCTCGACGCGAGCGGCGAAGATCGCGCCGCACCGTTCTGCGGTCTCGTAGAGCACACAGATCAGGGTCCGCCAAAAGAGCCCCGCCGGAATGCCGCTGATCCTCCCCGGCGTCGCCCCGGCGACCAGGGCGAGATGCTGGAGTTCTGCGACGGACCAGCATGACGGAACCCGTTCGGGGAGACGGGCGGAGGGGGGCACGCACGGCGCGGTGGGGACGATGCCGCGATCACGAGCGAACCGCCAGAGCGAACACAACTGATTGCGTTCTTTCTCGCTCGTGTAGGGGCTCCTCTCCCTCGATCGCTTGTCGAGGAACCTCGACAGCACGAGGTCGTCAAAGTCAGCCGTCGTCGCCGGCCTGCCGAGGAATTTGTCGAAAGTCCTCAGTGTGCAGTGGTAGAGCCGGGTGGTGTTCTCAGATCGGCCCCGCAGACGAAGCGGGCGGAAGTGTTCCTCGAATAACTCGTTGAGTTTCATTGTGCGTACCTCCAAAAGGAAAAGGGGGAGAATACGCGTCCTTGCGGTGAGAACATCCCTGCGTTGGGGGGCCCTGACCAAGCGTGCCGAGTGACGGTGCCGTTTTACCGCTACGACCGACACCCGCGACGGTCTCCTTTCACGGCTACTCGAATGTCTTCTCCGATCGCGAGCGCGGCGTACTCGATCGTGTTCATCGGCGGCTCGTCGCGGCTCCCGTCGAACATGAGAACGAGGTGATACGGGATCACCTCCCGGACGATCTTCCGCACAGCCTCGTTGCCGACGACGCGTCCAACTCTGGACTCGACGATCTCGGCGATTCGCTCGACGTCCTTGTCGAAGTCTCTGAGTGGATGCGTCTCGGTTTCTTTGACGTCATCCCAGAAGGGCTTCATGGCAGAGCCTCACGCCTGAGTGTTTTTTGCGTCGAGAGAAGTTCCCGCCGCCGTCTCAATACTGGTGTCCCCGCCACTTGAATGTCAAGCCTGGGGGTTCCGGAAGGTCCGGAACCCCCGGTTTTAGCCCGGAAAGTACGGACAGACGGAGGTTTCCCGTGCCAAAGGACAGAATCGTGTCGATCGGCGAGGCGGCGGCCCTCAGGGGGCTGACGGAGGAGGCCATCATCAAGGCGATTGCCTCCGGGAGGCTCTTCGTCCACCAGTTGTCCGGGAAGGGGTACATGCTCTCGGAGAGGCAGGTCCTCGGGCGGAGTTTCGACAAGCAGGAATTCCAGCGAATGTGCCGGCAGTACGTCTCGGTTCCCGAGGCCTGCAACATCGTCTGGAAGACCGACGCGGCCGTCATGCGGGACATCCGCAAGGGGAGGATCAAGGGATTCCGGCTCAACAGCCGGTGCTGGGCGGTCCTCAAGGCCAGCGCCGAGGACGAGTTCCGCGACTACCTGGAGAACGGGCGTCGCCGGGTCGGCCGGCCCAGGGCCGTCGGCGAGACCCGGTCCCCCCGGGACCTGAGACGGAAGATTTTGCGGAAACGCTGATCTGGGGTACAATCGGCACGGTGTTGCGAATACTGACCACTGTCGAGGCGGCGGCCGAACTCGGGACCAGTCCGTCGAGCATTTCTCGCGCCGCGAGGAGGGCCGACGTCGGGCTGCGTCGCGAGGACGGTCGCCTCGTCGGCATCAGCCGCAGCGACATGGCGAAGATCAGGAAGCTGCTCCGGTACAAGGCCGGCAACCCCAACTTCGGAAAGAAGAAGTGATGCCGCACACCGTGTACTACAGCGACGACTTCTGCCGTGCCACCCACGCGTTCGACACGACAAGGAAGTCGAGGTGGGTCGCCGACTCGCTCCGCACTCGTCCGGTGGACGGGGTCTCGCTGGAGGCACCGGCTCCGGCTGCGGTCGCTGACGTCGAGGCCGTCCACGCCCCGGAGTACGTCGCGGCCATCCGGGACGGCGAGCCCGACGGCGTCGCCAGCAGCAGCGGGCTGGCATGGTGCGAGTCCATGCTCGGATCGGTTCTGGCAAGCACGGGAGGCATGGTCGCGGCGGTGACGCGGGCCGCCCGGAGCGGCGTCGCCGGCTCGCTGTCGTCCGGCATGCACCACGCCCGGCGGAGCCACGGTCTCGGATTCTGCACGTTCAATGGGCTCGTCGTCGCCGCGAGGGCAGCCGAGGCTCTGGGGTACGAGCGGATCCTGATTCTCGACCTCGACGCCCACGGTGGAGGCGGGACGGCTTCTCTTATTTCCGGAAATGTACGGATAAGCCACCTCGACCTCGTCGTCGACCCGTTCGACGTTCACGAAGACTCGATCGACCTGTCCCGGAGAAGCCCGCTCGACTACCTGACCGTGCTCTCGGCCTCCCTGGAGGCCCTCCGCCCGGACTTCGTCATCTACAACGCCGGCATGGACGTCGCCGAGGGGGACTGCGGCCCCGGCGGCTTCGACTCGCGGATCATCGCCGCCCGCGAGGTGACGGTCTTCGAGTGGGCTCAGCGGATCGGGGTGCCCATCTGCTACGGACTCGCCGGCGGGTACGAGTCGCCGACCCGGTCGCGGGAGTCGCTCGTGGCTCACCATCGCTCGACCATCAGGGCCGCAGAGCGGATCTGCGGCTGATCACCAAGGAAGGAGAGTTCGTCATGGAAAAGACGTGTGAACGCTGCGTGTTCTGGACCGCCCCGTCCGGGCCGTCGCCGTGGCATCAGCCCGGCATGCCTCCGGTCGGCGGGGGGCAGTGCCGCCGAAACGCCCCGATTGCCGTTCCGATGCCTCCGATGGCCGGCATGCCTCCCCCGGGCACGCACTGGCCGCTCACGGCCCCCACGGACTTCTGCGGAGAGTTCTCCCCGCGAGAGGCCTCGTCGTGAGCGGAGTCGACCATCCCTCGCACTACAACTCGCACCCCAGCGGCGTCGAGGCGATCGACATCGTCGAGCACCTGCCGTTCAACGTCGGCAACGCTCTGAAGTACGTCTTCAGGCGAGAGCACAAGGGCCGGGAACGCGAGGACCTGGAGAAGGCCGTCTGGTACCTGAGGCGGGAACTGGAGCGGATCCGCAAGTCTCGCGATTTTGATCGATGGACGCCGACGGACGGATACCTGAAGGCGGTCGCGGCCGCGTCGGCCAGGGACCCGTCCCCGGAGATCGGCGAGGTGATCTCGCTGCTCGCCACGTCCAGGTTCGACGAAAGCCCGGAGGCCGCATCGATCCGAGAGAGCCTCCGCATCCTCTGCCGAATCCTGGAGTCGACATGAGAGACCACGACCGCAACGTCCGCCGTGTCGCCGAGTGGTTCGCGCTCGCCGTGTTCGTCGCCCTCCCCGTGGCGTCACTCTTCGGCGACGAAGGGCTCAAGGCGTTCACGGTCGCAGCGGCGGCCACCAGCATTGTCGCCGTGTCGCCGATCTTCTACGAACTCATGGAACTGACGATCGAAACCTCGACTAGAAAGGAATCCGATGATCACGTTTGACGAACTCGTCGACCTCGTGGAGCGGTGGGCGAGCGACCGGAGGATCGTTCCGAACAGCACCCCCCAGGCCCAGCTTCTCAAGACAGTGAGCGAACTCGGGGAACTCTCCGACGCGACGCTCAAGGGAGACGAGGCCGAGGTCGTCGACGGAGTCGGGGACGTGCTCGTGACTCTGATCATCTACGCGAAGCTCCAGGGGCTCGACCTCACCCACTGCCTGAACTCCGCCTACCAGACGATCCGCAACCGGCGGGGCACGCTCACGCCCGAGGGCGTGTTCGTGAAGGAGGGGGCGTGAGGAAGATCATCTCGCTCTTCCAGCGAAACTACGGCGGCGACCATCTCGTTCGGGGCGAGGTCGTGCCCGGGGCCGAGTGGGTGATTGCCGGAGAGGGCACCCCGACGCGAAAGTACGACGGGACGTGCTGCCTCATCAGGGACGGCAGGCTCTACAGGCGGTTCGACGCCAAGCGGGGGAAGTCGCCTCCCGGTGGGTTCATTCCGGCCCAGGACCCGGACCCCGTGACCGGGCACTGGCCCGGATGGTTGCTCGTCGACTTCGACAACCCGGCCGACCGCTGGCATGCCGTGGCATCGATTGGACGCTCGCTCGTCGGCATGGACGGGACCTGGGAACTGTGCGGACCCAAGATCAACGGCAACCCGGAGGGTCTCCTCGAACACCAACTGCTCCGGCACGGATACCCGCTAGACGACTGCGACGCGAGGGACTACCTGTCCATCCGGGACTACCTCTCAGGCAAGGACATCGAGGGCATCGTCTGGCATCACCCGGACGGCCGCATGGTGAAGATCAAGAAGCGGGACTTCGGGCTTGACCGTAATACGGATACGAGTACACTCTCGGCCGCTGTCCCGTAGTGAAGAGCGCGGTTACTCCACAATTGCTAGGAAAGAACACCGCACTCGCTTGTTCTCGGGCGATAAATCAATCCACAGGCGTAGTGATATGGGTCGGCTACTTCATGGATGAACGATCGGCCTCGTGCTGATTGGCCGGTTCGAGCCCGGCATCCGCCCCAGCCCGTTCTCGCCTCTCGATACAGGGACGTAGTGTTGTTCGCGGCTACTTCAAGTGGACGCAAGTTCGAGTCTTGCCGCCTGGGGCTGCGCTGCCTTCGGCGACGCCGGTGCTGGCTCCCGGCACCGCGAGCAGTTGTTCTCGCCCTGACAATCCTCGGCTGTAGTGAAGAGGTCGGCTACTTCTTTTAGGAAGACGAGACGCCGGTTCGACTCCGGCCCCCTCCACTGCAAAGGCCCCGGAGGGGTAGCTCAACGGTAGAGCGCGATACGTTCCGTCCTCGCCTGTTCTCGGCCTTGGTTTTCCTCCAGTCCAGAAAGGGATCCCGATGAAGCTCAACGTCGCAGACTACTCCCGCCAGACGACCCACGAGGGCGGGCCAGCCAAGCGGATCTCGCCCGAGCAGGAACTCCGTCGGAGCGTCCTCTCGTGCCTCTTGTGGGAGAAGCAGTTCTACGAGGACGGCCAGGACATCGCCGATCGCATCGAGAGTCTCTGCGAGAAGGTCGATCCCAGCGTGATCGCGGCCCTCGCTGTCGAGGCCAGGACGGCATTCCACCTCCGGCATGTTCCGCTCCTCCTGGCGTCGTGCCTCGCCAAGCGGGGCGGAGGACGTCTCGTGGCCGACACGGTCGAGGCCGTGGTCCAGCGTGCAGACGAGTTGGCCGAGATCCTCGCCGTCTACTGGCGGAACGGCCGGTGCCCGATCTCGAACGGCCTGAAGAAGGGCCTCGCCCTCGCGTTCACGAAGTTCTCGCCGTACCAACTGGCAAAGTACAACCGAGACGGAGCGATCAAGCTCCGGGACGTCCTGTTCCTCGTCCACGCCAAGCCCAAGGACGCCGATCAGGCGGAGACCTGGAAGAAGCTCGTCGACGGCACCCTTGAGTCTCCCGATACCTGGGAGGTCTCGCTCTCCGCCGGTGCCGGCAAGCGTGAGACGTTCGAGAGGCTCATCCGAGAGGGGAAGCTCGGCTATCTCGCCCTCCTGCGGAACCTCCGCAATATGGCCGAGGCCGGGGTCGACTCCTCGGCGGTCAAGAATGCGATCCTCTGCCGTGCCGGCGCCGGCCGGGTGCTGCCGTTCCGCTACGTTGCGGCGGCGAGGGCCTGCCCGCAGTACGAGACGACGCTCGACATCGCCCTGCTTGCGGCCATCTCGGAACTGCCGGCCCTGCCGGGCAAGACGCTCGTGCTCGTCGACATCTCCGGGAGCATGGACTCCGCATTGTCTGGAAAGAGTGACCTGAGGCGGATCGACGCGGCGGCCGCCCTGGCGAGCATCATTCCCGGGGACGTGCGGGTCTTCTCGTTCACCGACGCAGTCAAGGAGGTCCCGCCCAGGCGGGGCATGGCGGGGGTCGACGCGATCCTCTCGTCTCAGCCCCACGGCGGGACGTACCTTGGCCATGCCGTGAAGGCGATGAATGCGATCGAGCACGACCGGCTCGTGGTCATCACCGACGAGCAGTCGGCGGACTCCGTCCCGGACCCGCTCGCGAAGCATGCCTACATGATCAACGTGGCCTCGCACCGCAACGGTGTCGGCTACGGACGCTGGACCCACCTCGACGGATTCTCCGAGAACGTCATCCGCTTCATCGCAGAGAGCGAGGCGGGCCGATGATGAAGCTCGCAGCATCGGCGACGGTGGGAGTCCTGGCGATCATTTTCCTGGTCGCGATCTATCTCGCGGCCGGTCTCGCCGCCATGATCGCCTGGAATCTCTGCATGCCGTCGCTGTTCGCCCTGCCACGGGCGACGTTCGCCAACGGAGTCGGGCTTGCGATCCTGTCCAGCCTCATGCAGGTGCGTTTCCCGGCCAAATAGCTGCCTATTGCATCGGCTTGCCGATAGTGCTATGATCGGGCACCAACCCAAGGAGGTGCCCGATGCCCGCAACTAAGAGCCTGACCAAGTCCGACGAAATCGAGACGCTGCACGGCTTCGTGCAGTCCCTTCCTCGCTTCTCGTACCTGCGATCGGCCCTGGAGCCGTTCCTGGTCGACTTCGAGCGGGGCGTCTACTCGGACTACGTTCCGAGTGTCCGCGAGTCCTGGGACGCCAGGATCGCCGCCGACAAGGAGGCCTCCGAGGCCAGAGCGAAGGCCCAGGAGGCACGCAACGACGCCGAGAAGGCTCGTCGCGAGGGGTGCCTTGTCCACGCCCAGCTTCAGAAGCTCGTCGAGGCCCTTCGTGAAGTGAAGGTCTCGGCCGAGGTCGCCGAGCGTTCGGCCAAGGGCGTGGCGTCCAAGCTGTCTTCATCCCTCTGAAAGTACGGAAAGGGGCACCGATGGCCATCACGCTGCACGAACCGTTCTTCATCTCGTCACGACTGCTGCCGGCGATCCGGGTCGGCGGCGCGACGGTGAGCATCGAGTACGCGGCCATCCCGCCCCGGGGGGGTGTCCGCTACCGCTACCACATCGATTTCCCGGACGGAACAACGCACTCCTCGGAAGACCTCAGGTCCGGAGTGAAGGGAGGGAGCCTCAAGTCGGGCATGGAAGCCCTTTTGTCATTTCTGGCGGCCTGCGGGGAGTCGAGAGCCCCGTCGGCGACATACCCAGGCGAGAACGCAGACCTGTTCCCCGACACGGTCGGCGAGTGGGCCTACCAGCACAAGGACGAGATCGAGGCCCTCAGCCTGTGGATCGAGGAGGCCCGGGACTGCTGCATCGAATGAAACTCGTGCGAGTGTCCCGGGGATGGTTTGAGACTCAGGACGGGAGGTACGCGGTCCTCAAGTCTCACGACGTGTGGCGTGTCGCCACGCTCGTGGACAGGGGGACGTGGACCAGCGAGGTGTACCGGACGAAGCGGGACGCCGTCGCGAGTGTGGCACGGAGGCTGACGCAAGAACGCACGGACTCGTAGGAGGGGGCATGGGTACCGACTTATTAGATTAACGCTCCGCCGTGAGCGTCAGCGGCCGCCTCGCATGGCGGTCTCCGCAGCGGTCGCCCAGCCGGGAGGTGGCGAGTAACGCCCGGCGCATGGCAAGTCCTTTCGACTCGGGGCCGGCGGTCTTTCGGGGCTGCCGGCCCCGTTTCTTGCCGTTTGACAATGCTGCGGAGTCGGAGTATATTCGAGTGACCCCCGGAGAAATCACATCGACGGCGTGAGCATCGAGCACACCGAGGTCATCCAGACCGTCCTGCATTGGAGGAAGAAGTGACCCAAGACATCAAGTTCGGAGAGTGGGTCGGCGGCTCCAGCCACGGCAGAAATGCCGGCGGCGACGCCCAGAACTTCCCAGCCTTGTCGTCTGTGCTGGTCGACGGATGGCACACGGGCTGGCTGGTCAGGCCGCACGGCGAGCGTCGGTTCGTGCTCCGCCTGGGGTGGTATCCCAGCGAGCGAGACTTTGACCTGGGGGTTCGCTACGACCCTGGCGACGGCGGGCGGAGCGCCGCCCGTGCCCGGAAGCGGGCCCTGCCGCTGATCGAGTGCTGGCTGTTCGGATTCCAGTGTGGTGACAGCAAGAAGGGAGGGTCCCGTGCCAAAGTCTGACTACGCGATCGTGGCCTACAGGCCGAGCATGTTCGGTAATGTCGTCTTCATCGTCGACCTCGACCGTGGTGGCCGGAGCGTCACGAACGATGCCGAGAGGGTCTGGGCCGACGTCCAGGCGGAATACCCCGGCGCCCGGCTCGTCTACCGAGACACGATGGGGCGGTGGGACGAGATCGTGGGCGGCTCCAAGTTCAAGCCGTACCACGGCGACCGGCCGGCCGTCGAGGTCTGCGAGTGCTGCGAGCGAGTGTTTCATCGATGGGACCGCTGCACGAACGGACGGTGCTCGTCCTGCCATCGGGAGCACTGCACAAGCGGCGGGGCGACCTGCCCCGGCCACGGCCGCCGGTGGCCAGAGGGCGTCTCGGGCGACGTCGAGCACGAGCGGAAGATCGGGAGCCTCCGGAAGAAGTACGGGGTGAAGGCATGAAACGCCGCCTCTCTGTCCAGAAATCCATGAACGCCACCGGCGGCATCGTCGACGGCTGCCCGCCGTGTCGGCGGTGTGGCGGGCAGCTACGGTGTGACCGGAGGGCGGACTTCGATCCTCTGAAGCCTGAGTTCAGAGACTGGCACGAGTCCTGGGAGTGCTACGAGTTCGACCACGACGGAAAAACCTTCGAGGCCTTTTTCGTTCGGTGCGACTCGTGCTCCCGGACGAGCAACTACTGGCAGGAAAAACCGTTGACCAATACACCGATCCAGGAGACAATAGAGACATGATTAAGAAACCCAAGTACGTCCTCGAACCGTCCACCGAGCGTCGCATCGCGGCCCGGGAGGCGGCCCGGATCCTCGACCTCTCGATGGGGCACCTGCGAAGCTTGGCTCGCAAGGAGATTCTCCGATCGTGGAAGATCGGCCCCAGCACCGTGCTGTACAGCCTCGACGAGATCGTGGCCTACGGCAAGGAGAAGGCCGAAGGCCGCCGGAAGGGGAAGGTCCGAGGCGCCCGCCCGCAGGGGTTCTCCCCGGACGCATCCGGCGAATAGGCCTGTTTTTGCGGGCTTTTTGTGACCAGTGTCATAGAGACTTGCCCCACACTTGCAATGCACCGAGGCCGGTGCTATACTCTTGGGGTCGGACGAAACCACCCGCCAACGAAGGACTGAAACCCATGAACAACGTCGCCGCCGCCCCCGCCTGGAAGAGCTACTACGTCGGAGCCACCGTCGCCACCCCTGACGGCATCGAGTGGAAGATCATCGAGTGCCAGAAGCGGCCCACGGCCAAGGGCTACCAGAGCCGCGTGTTCACGCTGCTCGGTCCTGACGGACGCAAGGTCCGGAAGACCGCCCGTGGCATCACCCTGTTCTCAGCGGGGGTCGAGGTCAGCGAGGCGAAGCCCCAGGTCGTCGAGTTCGCCCCGGCGGAGCCTGTCGCTCCGGCCCCCGTGGTGGAGCCCGTCCCGGGTCAGGTCCGGCATGCCAACTACGGGGCCCTCCTACGGGCGGTCGCCGCGAAGTGCAACGTCTGGCTCGTCGGCCCGGCCGGCTCCGGCAAGACCTCGGCCGCCGAGAACGTGGCCAAGGACCTCGGCCTGCCCTTCTACTCGAAGAGCGTCGGCCCGCAGACCAGCGAGTCGAGCCTCCTGGGCTACCAGGACGCCAACGGACGCACGGTCCGGACGCTCCTCCGCGAGGCGTTTGAGCACGGCGGCGTGTTTCTCCTGGACGAGGTCGACGCGGCCAACCCGGCCGTCCTCGTCGTGATCAACGCCCTGCTCGCGAACGGCCACTGCGCGTTCCCGGACGGGGTCGTCGAGAAGCATCCGGACTTCACGCTGATCGCCGGCGCCAACACGATCGGCCAGGGTGCGGACCGCCAGTACGTCGGCCGGCAGCAGATCGACGCCGCGACGCTCGACCGGTTCGTGAATCTCGTGTGGGACTACGATCCGGCGATCGAGGCCGCCGCCGCCGGCGTCCCGCTCGCCGCCGTGGCCGACGCCCCCAGGCCTGCGGCCATCGCGTTCGAGGTCGGCGTCACGCCCGCCGAGACCGAGCGGCGGGCCGCCGAGTACGTCCGGTACGTCGTGGCGGTCCGCAACGCCGTGGCGTCGTTCGGCAAGTCTGTCCGGTTCATCGTCAGCCCTCGGGCCAGCAAGCATGGGGCCGCCCTGGTCCGGGCCGGGTTCTCGATCGCGGACGCCTGCGAACTGGCGATCTGGAAGGGGCTCGACTCCGACACCCGGGCCAAGCTGGAGGCGGCCGCCGCACGCTAGTTGCAATGCACCGAGGCCGGTGGTATACTCACACGACCCCCAGGAGGAATGCCCGTGATCCACAAGTTTGAGTCGTTCGAGAAGTTCATCGAGCAGGCCCTGGTCGTCCCGTCCAGGCAGGACAGTTCGAGCAGCCGGCAGACGCGAGAAGGCAAGGACCCGTGGCACGGGACGAACACCTTCGAGCAGGCTGTCGAGATCGCCCGGAAGGGGTGGCCGGAAGGGGCCGCCAAGGCCCTGGAGCTACGGGCCGAGGTCGAGTCGGCGGTCCGGGACCTGATCAACGCCCGGTCGAGTTCGTACACGTTCGACCTTGTCGGCGAGTACGTCGACATCGGCCGGCACCTGTCCGGCGAGCCGGAATGCTTCGGCACCGAGGTGACCGACGGCAGCAGCGTGTCGCGGCCGGTGGTCAAGATCGTGGCGAACCTCGCCGCCAGCGGCTCGATCAGCCCGAGGAGCCTGTTCGTCCGGGGGGCCGCGATCGTGGCCGCCATCGACATCCTGGAGGCCCTCGGCCGCCGTGTCGAGGTGTGGGTCGCCCACGGGTCCGCGACGCGTCGGGGCGGCGGCGCCACCCACGAGTCTCACGTCCTGGTCAAGAGTGCCGACCAGCCCCTCGACGTTGACAGGCTCAGCTTCGCCGTGGCCCACCCGGCCTGCCTGCGGCGGCTGTGTTTCTCTGTGATGGAGCAGCGTGGGCACCTGCCCAACTCGACCTACCCCCACAGCGTCACGGTCGAGGGCGACGCCATCGTCACCAAGCACTCACTCCGGGGGTCCGACTTCTCGAAGCGGGAACTCCTGGAACTCGTGGCCGAGCTTTGCGGGCAGGCGGGGGTCGAGATTGACGAGGAAGAGGTGGATGCGGCCTGCCACTAGACAATGCACCGAGCCCGGCGTATACTTGGGAAGTCACGAGGAGACATCGACATGAAAACGGTTCGCCCAATCTCGTTCTTCCCGCCGTCGTCCGGCAAGGGCAAGTGGCATGCAGCCGCAGCGTGCAGCACCCTGTCGGCGTGCGGCTCGGGGGCGACGGTCAACTCGCTCGGGTTTCAGCGGATTCAGGTCGAGGGTGGAGTCGAGGCGAAGTGGGTTCATCCGATTTGTTGCCGTCGGTGTCTGAAGCAAGCCTGTGGGGAGTAACGCGATGCACTACAAATTCCTGCGAGTCACGAGCAACGAGGGCCGCTGCGAGAAGTGCGGCACCGTCTGCCCGAAGCGGCGTGTCGAGGTCCTGCCGGTCGACGCCGATGGCAATGCCTGCGGTGAAGTGCAACTCTGGGGCGTCAACTGCGCGGCCCAGGCCCGCTACGGCTCGAAGGCCCGCAAGTACCAGGAGCGGGTCGTGGTCGAGGCCGACACGGCCGAGCGGGAGCGGGCCTACCAGGAGCGGCAGAAGCTGGCTCGGGTCGCGGTCGTCGGCCAGAGCTACGACTTCGGCGGGCCGGCCACGGTCGTCTTCTGCCGTGACGGGCTCGACAGCGAGGGCCTCGCCAACCGGCTCTACCGCCGGACCGGCCGCAGCCTCGTCGGCAGCTACTTCGCCCGTGGCCCCCGGGGAGAGGTCGTGCGGGTCGACGGCAGCGATGCCGCCGACGTGGCGTTCTTCGCGGAGCGGGGGTACGTTCAGGTCTCGAACCCGGTCGAGGAGGTGCTCCACTGAGCGACCTGCGCCACGGCGACAAAGTGAAGGTCCTGGTCGACGGCCAGTGGGTCGAGGCGACGCTCACCCACCCGTCCCTACAGCTTCCCAGGGGCATGGGGGAGGCGTGGCACTTCACGCTCGATCCCGAGTGTCCGGCCGAGCCCGGCCGAGACTGGGCCCCGGCAAAAGACATCAAAAAGGCCGACTAAAGCCCGGGGTTGCAATGCACCGATAACGGTGGTATACTTGGGCCACCCCAGGAGAAAAGCCATGACCGACCTCACCAAGCTTTCGCCGTCCGAAGTCGACACGATCTACCTGGAGCGGCTTGCGGCCCTCCAGCGGGCATGGAGGGAGGTCGAGTACGCCTCCCTCGCCGTCCTGCGTGAGTCTGGCCGAGGCATCACCGTCGAGGTCGCGAACCGCAAGGGCTACCCGGTCCACGAGACCGTCTACGTCCACCCGTCGTTCGGGCAGACGCTCCAGGCGTGGTATCGGACCTACAAACTCGACGACGTCCGCGTCCACGTCCTGACCGTCGAGCGGTGCCTCGCCGAGGGGCTCGCCCCCGCCGCCGCCGCAAAGCTGGCCCAGGCCGAGGCCGCCTGCCGCGACGCCCAGGCGGCCTGCCACGAGGTCGAGACGGAGTACGATCGCCGCCCCTGGAGCCGCTACTGGCTCGTCACGTCAAGCGACGGGCACATCCACCGGTCGACGTGCTGCTCGACCTGCAACAAGGGCCTCAACCGCACCGGGTTCGCCCTGACGCCGTTTCTGAGCGGCAAGGCCGACTCCGATGCCGTGGCGGACCTGGGCCCGGCCCTGTGCTCGGTCTGCTTCCCTGAGGCCCCTGTCGAGTCGAAGGAGCAGGCCCGCATCCCGGCCCGGCTCGCCCTGGCCCTCGCCGAGGAGGGCGTCGAGGCCTTCCAGAAGGCCCGCCAGGAGGCCGCCGCCAAGCAGGCCGCCCGGTGCCCCGGCTCGGGTCAGCAGGGCCTCCCAGGCAGCCACAGGGCCTTCCACAAGTGCCCGGTCTGTGGCGAGTCTCAGCGGGCCACCCCGGGCGGCAAGTTCCGGCCCCACAAGCCGGCCCGGTTCAACGTCGAGAACGCCGACTACAAGGCCTGGAACGGCTCGGCCTGGGGCCCGAAGACGAAGGCCGCGATCTACGGGTCGCTCGAAGAGGCCGAGGCGGTGGCGGCCCAGGTCGGCGGCACGGCGAGGAGGAAGTGAGGATGAACAAAATCACCTGGGATGACTGCCGCAAGGGCGACGAACTATCGGCCAGCCTGGACGGACGATTCACGATCCGCTTCCGCCTAGCTGCCGATGGCAAGCCTGTCCGGCTGAGGATGAATGGCGAGTACATGGGGTCGTTCAGCACGATCGCGGCGGCCAAGAGACACGCCTCAAGACTGGCGAAGGTGAAGTGATGGAACTCGAAGAACCTCTCGATCCGAAGGAAGCCGCCGCCGCCATCCGAGGCATCGTGACGAACTGGCGGACCTGCACCCAGGCCGCCGGGCTCGCCAGGAAGGCCGGGAGGGGCCAGGACGCCGTCGAGCCCCTGGCGACCGCCGTGGCCGCGATCATCGAGGCGGCGGCGTGGCTGTCCCAGGGCGACGGCGAGGACCGGCTCACCCTGGCCCGAGCCGTGGCGGAGAGCCTTGTGTCATAGGCCGAAAACGGCCCCCTTGCAATGCACCGACATCGGTGCTATACTTGGGGCAGACGGGACGAGACACCACTAACCAGGAGACGACCAGTGAACACCGCCACCAGCTACACCGCCGCCCAGGGGTTCGCCGCTCTCGCCGCCATCAAGTCGGCCAAGGCCAAGTACGACGCCATCGCTTCGCGAGACGCGGTCGGCGGGTTCCGCCACTGCCCCGACGCGAAGGTCGCTGCCGAGTACCACTCGGCTGGCCAGAAGCTGTTCGAGGTCGCCGACTACTTCTTCGCGACACTCACCGGCTTCAAGACGCTGAACGAGTGCCTCGACGCCCAGGGGCACGGCTACCGCCCGACGTTTCGCGAGGAAGGCGGCAAGGACGCCGAGGTCGTGTTTCTCGCCGAGGTCTACGACTACCTCGCCGAGACTCGCGGATTGCCGCTTCGGGCCTACCGGCCCGAGCAGGCTGTCCCGGCCAAGCTGACCCTCGCCTCGATCAAGGCGAAGCTTCGAGACCTTCGCGAGGAAGCGCACCGCGAGACTCGGTCGATCGACGCTAAGTATTTTCGATCGAGCGGCCACGAGGTTCGCCTCGGCGGCGGCCCGGACGGCTATTACGAGTACGGCGGCGCCTGGGACGGGACGCTCAAGGACCTGAAGGACCACGCCGAGCGGTGCCGCAGCAAGGGAGGGGACACCGTCGACATCGGGGGGCAATGGCTCTGCGGAAACGACCTCAACGACACGTTCGACCCCACCGACTGCGAGTGGTTCGTCAGCCTGACCGTCGACGAGATCCTGGGGATCGGCAGGAAGGCCGTGTCATAGCCCCTTGCAATGCACCGAGACCGGTGCTATACTTGGGGCAGACGGGACGAGACACCACTAACCAGGAGACGACCAGTGAACGCCACAAACGCCTTCCGCGACCAAGTCAATCAGCGAATCACGCTCGTCGTCCGCATTGCCAAAGACGAAAGCGGCCGCCCGAGGGCGCACACGTTCAACGAAGCCCGATATGCGATTCTTGAAGGCCAGGACAGAGTCAAGTTTAGCGCTCGCATCCCGATGTTCGGGCTGTCTGAATTCCGGGAGGTTTCCGCTCGCGTCCACCACGTCGGATTCGACGGCACTGTCTACCTCAAGAATGTTCGCCTGCGAAAGTCCCGCTGATTGTCCGGACACGCCAACCAGGAGCCCGCTCGTGACCACCTTCAAAACCACCATCCGCTGCGGAGACACGCTCCACGTCCTCGTGGCGGGCACGGCCCAGGAACTGGCCTCCCTGGCTTCCAGGACGGCCTCGAAGCTCCTGAGGGCCAACGGCGACGCCGTCCAGGCCCAGGACGGCTCGTCGACCTGGATCGTCGACGAGGAGGTCCACCCGGCGGTCTGGCACCAGGACGGCAACCGGGTCCGGGCGGTCCGGGTCCAGTACCACCGGGACACGGCCGGGAAGGTCTCGAAACAGGCCCTCCGGAACGTGTGGATTTCGGCCGTGTCATAGCCCCCTTGCAATGCACCGAGGTCGGTGCTATACTTGGGGCAGACGGGACGAGAAACCACCAACCGGGAGACGGCCAGTGAATATCCACTTCGACATCAACGCGACCAGCCAGACCGAGTGGTACGACATCCGGTGCGACAAACTGCCCGGCCAGGAACTTGGCTACATCTACCTCTGCCCCGGCTACGGCGGCAGCTACTGCTACACCATCAAGACGCAGTCGGCATACAAGCGGCATCGCGGCGCCCTCCGCAGCCGCCTGTTCAAGACCCTCGACGAGGCAAAGCAGGCCGCGAAAGCCACCGTCGCCCGTCGGCTGAAGCAGGAGCGGGACGCGGAGCCCGTCAAGCACGGCTGCGGCCACTACTACAAGGGCGGCCCGAGGTGGTACTACGTCTACGTCGGGAGCAAGGGAGAGGCCCTCTGCTACCCGCAGCCGGCGGCCTCGAAGAAGGACGCCCTGGCGAAGCTCCAGACCCTGCCGCTCTGGGTCAAGCACCCGGTGGACGTCGTCGAAGGCGTAGTCCGCTGGAAGTCGAACGGCAGCGTGCCGCCGGCTGACTGCCGGGAGAAGCTCCGGGCCGAGGGGGTCCGATTCGACGAGGCCAAGTCTGCGGCCGCCGACAAGGCCGACTTGGAGGCTCTGCTCGCCGAGTGCCGCAGCCGCCCCCGGGACGACAGCCCCGAGGCCCAGTTCGAGCGACGGGCCGCGTTCGGGCCTGGGCAGACGATCGTCGACGTCCTCGGCGGTCATCGGTACGAGACCTGAGGAGCCCCCTTGCAATGCACCGGCCTCGGTGATATACTGCCCCCAGTCGCCCACCACTCACGAAAGGACCTGACCCATGAGCAACGCCCGCACCGACGTCCATGCCCCGGCCGCCGCTGGCTTCGACCCCGAGGCTTACGCCTGCTACGGCTGCTTCGACAACGGCGAGCCGTTCTCGGCCCGCGAGCGGCATGAGGCCGTGAAGTCCCTCCGGGATCGCGGATTCAAGTGCGGCCACGGCTCCAGCGGTCAGTGCGGCCACTGCGGTGCCCATATCCGCTACACCGCCCTGCTCGCCCGCGAGGACGTGAAGGAGTTCATCTTCGTCGGCGAGGACTGCCTGGGGAACCGGTTCTCCGGCATCACCGCCGGGCAGTTCCAGGAGCTTCGCCGGCGGGCCGCGCTCAATCGGGAGCGGGCCGGCAAGGAAGAGCGGATCGAGCGGCTCCAGGCCGAGCACGCCTGCCTCAAGCGGCTCGTCGAGGACGGCAGCCACGGCAGCGAGTTCCTGTCCGACGTCCGATCCAAGTTCCTCGCGAACGGTCGCCTGAGCGACGCCCAGGTCGCCGCCGTTGGCCGGGCGTTCGAGGGCATCGACCGTCGCGCCAAGTGGGACGCCGAGCGTCGCGAGCGGGCCGCCGCCCTGGTGGCCGCCGGGGTCCGGGCCCCGCAGGGGCGGGTCGAGGTGGTCGGCCAGATCGTCTCGGCCAAGTCTCAGCTTAACGCCGTCGGCGAGCCCTGCGTGAAGATCGTGATCCGCACCGACGCCGGCTGGTCGGCCTGGGTCACGCTCCCGTCGGCCCTCGACGACGGCAGCGACGTGAAGGGGCGACGGATCAAGCTGTCCGCGACCCTGACGCCGTCGGACAAGGACGCCACGTTCGCGTTCGGGAAGAGGCCGACGAAGGCGGCTTTTCTCGACGCGGCGGCCACTGCCTGATTGTCTGGATACGTCACCCATCAAGAACAGGAGACACGACTCATGCTGATTCGCAATGACCAGGACAAGGCCCAGGCCAAGCTGCTCGACGCCATCAACTGGAAGGTGGTCGAGGCCCATCGGGCCGAGATCGCAGCCAAGGACAAACTCGCCGAGAAGGTCGCCCTGTGTGCCGCCAGCGGCGTCCAGGCGGCCGGCGAGGCGGTGAGACTCGCCCGCGTCGCGAAGAACTGGCAGTGGGTCCTCAAGTGTGCGGGCAAGGCCTGTGCGGACGGCAGCAACGACGTGTCCGGCGCCGTGGCCCAGTGCGTCGCCAGCATCCGCCGGTCGATCGAGTTGGCCGCCGAGACCGGGCCCTCGACGTGCCCGTTCCACAACGCCGTCGACTTTGCGGAGGCCCGGGGCGACGTCGAGACGCTCCGCCAGATCGAGGCCCTGCCCGGGGCCGTGTCATAGGGACTTGCAAACCACCGGTATCGGTGGTATAATTGGGCCAGTTCGAGAGACATCACACACGAAAGGGAACGCCAGTGTACAACTACCTGAAGCTCCGAAGCTGCTCGAATCTCGCCTGCGAGACCTTCCAACTCGTCGAGCCCGCCAGCGAGACCCCGGCGGCGAGACTGTCGCGGGTGCAGTCCATTGCTCGGCAGTGGGGCCTGGGCAATGGCAGCGACGCCGTCGAGGTCTCCGTCGAGTCCTTCAACGGCGACTGCGTCGTGTCCAGGCACGCCGTGGCGATCGACCGCCCCGAGCCGGCGGCCGTCGAGGTCGACGAAGACGAGCAGCCCGTCACGATCACCATCACGAAGGCCCAGGCCCGGGTCGTCCTGGCAGGCCTCTCCAGGCGGTACATCGAGCTTGAGGCTCTCGGAGGCTGGGAGGCCGAGGCCCTCGGCAAGGAGGCCAAGGCCACCTACCAGTCGATCGACAAGCAGGTCTACGGCGACGCCTGAGTTTCCGGATGCGATTGCCCCTCACCCCCCAATCAGGAGACGACGACGATGCGACACAAGAAGACACGCAGGCCGAGCCAGGCGCAGTTGGCCGTGATCGGCAAGATCAACGCGGAGTGCGAGCGGCTCGGAGCCAAGGGCTGCGAGCGGCCGGACGGGATCGCGGACGCGACGTGGTGGAAGTGCTACGAACTGGGCTACATCGAGACCGTCGACCGGGACGGCAACACGCCGCTCGTGGGCGTCGGCTCGCACGGCCGTGGTTGGGTGCCGCAGTGCCCGAAGCCGGTGGCGGCCGTAATCAAGCTGCCGCCCAAGTTCTACCAGGACCACTCGGAGCGAGACTTGCCGACACCGGAGGACGTCGGCAATGCCAAGAGTTACGTCCTGGTCCGGGCCGACGACCCCGCCCTGCCTGAGCTTCTCAACGACGCCGAGTTCTACGCCGATCCCTGGGGGCCCGACGCCGAGTGGCTCGGCGGGCTCAAGGCCTCAGCCAGGGCGACGATCCGGGCCATCCGGGACGTCACCGGCTGGGACGACGCAAGTGATACGGTCAAGCGGCTGCGGAAGCCGCAAAAGGCCTGATTTCAGACCCCTTGCAAACCACCGGCCTCGGTGCTATACTTGGGGGCAGTTCGAGAGACACCAGCAAAGGAGACGACCCGTGAGCAACACCAACTACATCCCGACGCCCAAGTCCGTCGAGCTTCACCTCGGCAGCAACCCCGAGTTCACCAGGAAGTACGGCGCCAAGGTCAAGGCCGCCGGCGGCCGGTACACCGAGTGCCGTGGCCACAGCAACACCCGCTTCGTCGACCTGCCCTGGACCGACGAGAGCCGCGATCTCGCCAACAAGCTCATCGCGGAATTCGGCCGGCTGAACAACCGGACGGTCGTCGTCCTGCGGCCAGACCGCACCTTTCGCGGCAAGCACGTCCACGCCCCGGTGGTCGTCCACTACGTCAGCCAGACCGACGCCAACCCGTGCGGCATCGTGCAGGAGAAATACGAGGCAGCGTTCCTCAAGGCCTTCCCCGAGGCCGCGTTCCCGGAGCCTGAGGTCGTGAAGCCCCCGAAGCCGCTCGCGGCCGACCTGCATCTGAACAGCCCCGCCCAGTTCTGGGCGGTCCTGGATGCCCTCCAGCAGTACATCGACAACGCCAACGACGCCGAGCACCTGATCGACGACGCCCAGATCGACGAGTTCAAGGCCAAGCTGCGGGCTGCCGAGCAGTTCCGCGACCAACTCGACGCCGTCCTGGCGTCGCTGGCCGAGGCCTGATATTGTCCGGACACGCCAACCCGAGGAAGACACCCTTCAACCTGACCCCCACAGCCCGCGACATCCTGAAGTACGCCCAAGCAGCCACCCACGTCCAGCGACAGTCGAAACTCGAAGTGAAGGAGACGGCCAAGTGAACAACCCCGACGAAGTCCGCGACTGGGCATCCATCATGTTTGACCGCATCGACGGCGGCAGCAGCGTGGCCCCGTACCTAGCGGACGTAGCAATCGAATCGTCGCCGCCGGCCTGGGGGAACGCCGCCGCCTGGGAGGCGCACCTCGCCCGCAGAGACTTGTGGCTCCTGGCTCACGCCAAGTGGAGAGTCGACGAGGAGGACGTCGCCGTCGAAGTCTCGCTCCACGGACGCGGCGTCCGCGTCCGTGACTCAAGCGGTGGCCTGGACGTGCTTTGCTTCGATTTCCGTGAGTTCGATCGAGCCCTCAACGAATTTCTCAGCGGGGAATAGCGACAGTGACCACCTACACAACAACACCCGCGAGGTTCTCGCGGGCCGACCAGATCACGCCGGGCAACATCGTCCGCCTGGGCGGGGAACTGTGCAAAGTCATCACGCCGAGAATCCTTGAGTGCTGCCGAACCGGTCGATGGTTCGTCGACGCCCAGGCGTTTCGGGGCGGCCAGGACGCCGAGCCCGTCATGGTCGAGTACGTCGGACCGCAGTGGGACCCGGCGGTTCGAGACTTGGTCGAGTCCTACAGGAGGGGCGAATGAGCACCCAGAAAATCATCCACGCCCTGATCCTGGTCAGGCTTGGGCAGGAGCTAGGGACGGACACCCCCCTGGCCCGAGCCGTGGCCCGGCTCATCGAGGAGGCCCTAAAACTTGCCGTGTCATAGCCCCCTTGCAAAGCACCGGCCTCGGTGTATAATGGGGCAGTGGAGCAACGAACCACAAACCCGGAGACGAAACCCATGTCCGCTTTCGTGTGCAGCCAGAACCACATCGCCGCCATCGCCAGCTACGCCGTCGCCAAGAAGGTTTGGCTCGGCAACGCCTCGGCCAAGGACTCCGACTTCAAGAGCATCTACGAGACGCTGGCTCGGGCCAACGTCGTGAGCGTGTGCCACCGCTACTCCGACGACAAGCCTGAGAACTACCGTGACGTGCTCCGGTCGCCCAAGCTGTCGAGCGTCCAGCACTCGGCCCTCCAGATCGTCAAGCTGTGCGACTGCCTCGACTACCAGTCGTGCGAGACCGAAGACTGGCGAGACTCGGACGCCTGCAAGCTTCTGAGCCGGATCCGGGACGCGGCGATCAACGCCCTGCCCGGGTACGACGACGTGAAGTGGGCTATCGCTTGACAGCGTTGTACGGATTCCCTTACCCTCCCGACCCGAAAGGATACCAACCCGTGAACCACGCCACGCTCGACTTCGACGCCTTCGCCCGCCGCTACTGCGAGCGGCACGAGAACACCCCCGAGGGGCTCGCCGAGATATTCCGCCGGCAGGTGGAGCTATTCCATCCGGACGGCTGGCTGCTCCTGGAGTGTCAGGTGCTCGACTCCAGCCGCCTCGGTCACTACGTCATCGTGCCCTACGGCGGGCAGGCAACGCTCAAGGCGATCCCCGACCGCCCGGTGAGCCCCAGGGGACTCGCGAGCGACATGAGTGTCGTCGTCGCGGTCCTGCCGGCCGACAAGCTGCCTTCGTGAAGTACGGATACGCAACGAACGAATGGAGGTGACCAGTGAAGATCGTCAGGCAGGACGAGTATCGAGTCTCGGAGCGAGTCGTGTTGAAGCCGGGAGACGTGTTTCGGGCCAGCGGCGGCCCCTACTGGCGATCGAAGGACGGCGTCGACGCGAGCCTCAAGGCGCCCGGACCGTACAGGTTCGTCCAGTACGCGAAACGGGGTGCGGTGGGCTGGATCGAGGCCTACGACAAGAACGGCAACTTCGCAGTGCTGCACGTCGAGGGCCGGCGGCGGAAAGTCGACCCCGCGATTGTGCCGCGACCCTACCGGGTCACGGGCAAGAAGCGGGCCCAATCGCAAAGGCTTGACAATAGGAAACGGGCCTGATATCCTCGTGCAAGTTCGATTCGTTTGGCTGGACACACTAACCTCGAAAGGGAATGACCCATGAGCAACAACAGCAAACTGTGCCTTCACGCCGGTGCCGTCCTCGTCGACCGCGAGGTCGTCAACGCGGTGGCGACCCCCCAGGCCACGCAGACCTGGACTCCCGTCGCTCACGGAGACGTGATCGACTCCGTCGAGAACGCCCTCGCCGGAAGCGGACTGGGCATCTCCGATCGGTCGTTCGCCCTGACAGGCGACGGTGCCCGCCTGTTCGGGCTGCTCACTCTCGCGCAGGTCGACGGCGGCGACTACGCCGTGACGCTCGGGCTGCGGAACTCGCACGACAAGACTTTCCCTTTGTCGTTCGCCCTCGGATCCCGCGTGTTTGTTTGCGACAATCTGGCGTTCTCCGCTGAGCACACCGTGAAGAGCAAGCACACTCGGTTCATCTACGACCGCCTCTCGCGGCTCGTGTCCGAGGGCGTGGCCGGGCTCGTGCAGCACCGGCAGGCCCAGGCCCGCCGGATCGAGTGCTACAAGGAACTGGAGGTCCGTGGGCAGTCCCACCTCCACGACGTCGTGCTCAAGGCATACAGGGCCCAGGCCATCCCGGCTACGGCGATCCCGAAGGTGATCGAGGAGTTCGAGGAGCCCAAGCACCCCGAGTTTGCGAACTGGACGGCATGGAGCCTGTTCAACGCGTTCACGGAGACGCTGAAGGAGTTCGGGGACCTCCAGCGTCGCACGCAGCGGCTCCACGGCGTGTTCGACGCCGAGGTTGGGCCCAAGCTGCTCGCGGTCTAGGTGAATGTCTGGATACGCTGCTCCGGGAGGGGCGAGGACGACCCTCGCCCCTCTCACGGAACCTGGAGAACACACAACCGTGGCAAAGAAAAGTCAGAAAAGCCCGTTTGGGCACCCGTTCAATGAGTGGCGGACGTCCTGGATCAACGAAGGGGACCGCCTCATCGCCGAGGCCGAGGAACTCTTGGATGATCCGACGACCACGCCGCATAAGTCGAGTCATCGTTCGAGGTACGGCCGCGCCGCGAGACTCTACGCCAAGTCGGCGAGGTTCTACCGGCAGGCCGGGCTGGGGCTGATGGCGCAGGCGTCCTACCAGGACGCTGCCGAGTGCTGCTCCGTCCTCGGGGACGAGCAGGGATGCCGAGAATACGAGGGCAAGGCGAACGAGATCCCGGAATACTGGAGCGAGTGACAATGAAGGCAGCATGGACAGCGTCAGTTTGGATCGATCGAGCGGGACACCCGCAGTCGCACGTCTCGTCGGGAGTGGTCGTCTACGAGGACGACTCGACCGTCGTCCTGATGCGGATGCCCGAGTCCGAGCATCGGTACACGTCCTCGCACGCAAGGGGCGAGGTGTTCGAGAGCGAGGCCGAGGCCCAGGGTGAAGCGGTAAAGAAGCTCGTGGCACTGAGGCGGGACACCATCCTCAGGTTTGACTCGCTCATCGAGTCAGCGAGGGGCTTGCAGGCAGTAGCTGTCGTCGGTTAGGATCCCAGTCGCAAAACAAAGTACGGACACAAGTAGGTAGGTAGGCATGGAAGCTACGCCCCCGTGGGCGCAGCAGCAGTCCTGCGCGGACTGGCTGCGTCGCCGTCTATTCGGGTACATCGGGCACGAGGTGGGATGCGGCAAAAGCCGCACGCTCCTCATGGCGGTCGCGGACCGCCGACTTGTGCTCGTGGTCTGCCCGATCGCCGTTGGCCCAGCCTGGGCGAAGCAGGCACGGCTGTTTGCGCAGGGTCGACGAGTCGTCGTGGCCGTCAGCGGAACGGCAAAGGCCAGAGCGGCGGCGATTCGCGAGGCTGTGGCCGCCGGTGGCGACGTCCTCGTCGTCGTCAACTACGACGCCTGCTATCGGGGCGACGTCGCCAAGTCGATCTCGGCCACGCCGTGGGACGCGATCGTCTGCGACGAGGCCCACCGGATCAAGAGTCCGAGCGGCAAGGCATCTCGGTTTCTGGCCAAACTGGCCAAGTCGCTGCCGGAGTCCCTCCGCGTCTGCATGTCAGGGACGCCGACTCCCAACAACCCCTGCGACTGGTGGGCTCAGTTTCGGTTCCTCGATCCGGCTGTCCTCGGAGGCAGCTTCCCTGCGTTCCGCAACCGGATCGCGATCACACACCCACGCTACCCGGGCTGGATCACCGACTTCCGGGACGACGCGCTCGTGGCCCTTCGCGAGCGAATCGACGAGCACGTCCATCGCGTGAAGGCGGATGACGTCCTGACGCTGCCTGACGCGATCCACGAGACGATCGAGGTCGAACTCTGCCCGCAGGCCGCCGCGTTCTACAGGGAACTGGAAGCCGAGATGATCGCCAGACTGGAGACAGGCGAGGTCGTGACGGCAGCCAACCGGATGGTCGTCGTGAACCGGCTTCACCTCGCCGCAGGTGGCCACGCCAAGGCGGACGGCAGCGACACGTTCGTCCGCATCGCTGGCGTGCCCGACAAGACGATCGCGTTTCGCGAGTGGCTTGAAGACTTCCCGATTCGAGAGCCGCTCGTCGTGTTTGTTCGATTCATCGAGGACCTCCGCGAGGCTGCGGAGGCGTGCCGGGAATCTGGACGCAGCGTGTCGCTCCTCTGTGGGGCCACAAAGCAGCTTGAGGAGTGGCAGGCCGGGCAGTCGGACGTGATCGTCGTCCAGCAGCAAGCCGGAGGGGCGGGAGTTGACCTGACCCGAGCCTGCTACTGCGTGTACCTCAGCGTCTCACACAGCCTGGGCGACTACGAGCAAAGCCTCGGAAGGCTACGGCGGCCGGGTCAATCGAAATGCGTCAGGTACTACCACTTTGTCTCGAAGGGCACTGTGGATGAAGCGATCTATCGAGCACTGGAATCCAAGGCCGACGTGGTCGAGGCAGTTCTCGATGGTTTGACGAGGAGGGTAGGTAATCATGGCTGAGATTGTTTTTTCGAGGCGGCGTGGCCGGGCCAACTTTGGGCGACAGGCACACGGAGACATCCTTGTCTCGCGGTGTGTGCGGGCGGGCTCCCAGGTGGGGCTGGCCGTTCGCATCCACAAGTCCATCCTGGAGAAGCTGTCGTGGCTGGTCGGGGATCACGTTGTGCTCGAAGTCAAAGGCAACGAATGGAAGCTCCGGCGAGTCTCCGGCAAGGATGAGGGCGGCATCATGGTGTCTCCGCTGAATCGCAACTCCGGCCACGGGGTCGCACGGTTCGCCGCGTCCAAGCAGAGCCTGGACGGGCTGTTCTCTGGCGAGAAGTCGTTCGAGGCATGGCTCGCCACGGGCGAGGGCCTTGAGGCGACCTTCGTCCGGGGCTGATGAGAGCCGCCCTCGCGATAGGCGCGGCAGCCGCTTCGACGCGGCGGGGCGGAATGGTTTCCACAACGAGGAGCAGAACAATGGCGACGAGTAGTCTGGATACGCCGAACGTCGAACTGGTCTACGACATGGCCAACGACGTCTATCACGCCCGAAAGGAATTCGTCTCCCGGTCCCAGGCTCACCGCTATCGAGGTGTGCTCGGAGGCCGGGCCCAGCGGTACGCGGAGGTCGCGCGGAAGAGTTTGTTCGCCGGCAACTCGTCGACGACGTTCGGGACGATCGTGGACACGGCCTTCGAGGCCGAGGTTCGCGGGATCGACTGGAGAAGCAGGTGTGCCGTTGCTCCCCCGAGCGTGCTGGCCGCCGACGGCAGCCGCCGTGGAAAGGCGTTCCAGTCCTGGAAGGCATCGCTCGACCCGGCCGCGATCGAGTGCTCCGAGACCGACTTCGGCAAGGTCGCCGACATGATCGCAAGTCTTCGCGAGCACAGGGGAGCCAACGCACTCATGGAGGCCTGCACCCACTCGCAGCTTTCCGTGTTCTGGACGAACTCGTCCGGCCACAAGCTGAAGGCCCGCGCCGACGGCGTGACCCCGGAACTCTGGTTCGACCTGAAGACGACAAGCTCGGAGTGGCGGGACCTGAGGTACAGCTTCCGGAGGTTCGGCTACGACTGGCAACACTCGTGGTACACGGACGCGGCCCTGGCTGCCGGGTGGCCGCCCTTCGAGTTCAAGTTCATCGTCGTGCAGACGTTCGCGCCTTTTGACGTGAAGGTCGTGAAGCTCACGCCGGATGCGGTCGAGCGGGCACGCATCGAGATCGACGAGACGCTCTTCGAGATGCGTCGTCGTGCCGAGACTGGCGAATACGTCGCCGAGTCGTACCACGAGGAAGAGGTCCTGGATCTTGGTTGATTCAGCGAGTGAACCCGTCCGCGTCGCGGCGGTGTGTCTCTCGTTTTGGTTGGTAGGCAAATAGGAGTTGACTCATGTCAACGTCTCTTGCGGTCAGTCAGTTCCGTGCTCTCGCCCCCAATAGCGAGATCGCGGAAGTCATCGAGGCGAACCTCGGTGGCGGTTCTTTGCGGCGGTCGGACTTGACGTTCGTCAAGATTCCCACGGGTGGCTCCACCCGCTGGAACTGGACCGTCGCCGGGAACGAGTTCTCGGAGAAGGACATCACCGGGCTCTGCGTCGTCGCGACGCGGACGGAGTACAACCTGTGGCCGCACGCTGTGGCGAAGGCCGGCAACTCGCCGTACCTCCGTTCGCTCGACGGCATCACCGGCCACAAGGTCGGCGAGGACCCGGGCGACCTGGACGTTGCCGCCATCGAGGCGGCGAGGAACCAGGACGGCACCTACCGGTGGAAGGAGATTCCGTACTGCCAGTGGCAGGACCGGAAGCCGCCCCGGGCGAAGCCGAGCCGCGTGCTCGGCATCCTGCGTGAGCAGGACACGTCGCCGGTGTTTGTGCAGGTGTCGCCGACGAGCTTGAAGCCCGTCGAGGACTTCCTGCGGGCTCTCTCTGCCCAACTCGTCCCGCACTATCGTGCGATCGTCGAGTTGACCCTGGAGAAGAAGAAGGGTTCGTCGGCCGACTACGCGGCGATCGTCTGCCGCCACGTTGGCACCGTGCCGGAGGACGTTGGCCAGCGTGCCAAGGCCCTGTTCACGTCCACCATGACGCCGGTGCTGGTCGGCAGCATCTCGCGTGTGGCGTCGCGTGATGCGGTGGTCGACGCCGTCCCCTTCTGAGTTGTTGTACGGACACGAGTAGCGGGGGCTCGCGGCAGCGGGTCGCGAGCCCCCGCATGTTTTTGCATTCATGGAGGAATAAACAGTGGACTACAAGCCGAACGAACTTTTCCAGGCCGCCGCCAGTCTCGCCGCTCTGGGCATGAAGGTGGTCAAGCTCTACGGGATCCGCGACGACGGATCCTGCACCTGCTCGAAGGGCCACGACTGCCCGAGCAAGGGGAAGCACCCGGCCGGTGACGCCGGCTGGCAACATCGAGCCACCGACAACGAGGATGATATCTCGACGTGGTTTGAGGGCTGCAACGAAAACGTCAGATGGAACATCGGCGTGAGACTCGGGCGAGTCTCCGGCATCGTGGACATCGAAGCGGACGACGAGCAGGCGATGGAGGTCATCCGCCGCTACGGGCTCGACCAGATCGACACGACGGCGTTCCGGGGCTCGCGAGGCCCGCACTACCTGTTCCAGTACGACCCGGACCTGCCCGACGTGGGCGTGACGAAGGTCGACGGCCTGGAGTGCCGGCTCGGGGGCGGCGAGGCCGCCAGCCAGTCGGTGTTCCCGAAGTCCTGGCACAAGACCAAGGTCCAGTACGACTGGCTGCCCGGCCGGTCGCCTGACGAGGTCCGGCCGGCGCCGCTGCCGGAGGCGTTCAAGCAGGCGATCCTGGCGAACTCAAAGGGCAAGGGCACGGGTACCGTCGCCAAGGCGAAGGACGCAATCCTCGCCGACCACAAGGTCGGGGAAGGCGGCAGACACGCGTTCCTGGTCGGGATCGCCTCGTGGCTTGCTGGGCAATGCCGCGACTACTCGGACGCCGACCGGACGCGAGTCAACACGGTCCTGAGGGCGCTCAACGTCACCCACTGCGACCCCCCGAAGACGGTCGACGAAGTCCGGAAGGTCGCCAACGACCAGTTCGATCATTATCGCAATCGCCACCTCGAACGCCGGGCGAACAGGCCTTTCGAGAGGCATGGCCTGGAGTGGGACGCCGAGGCCCGGGAATGGGAGCCCGGCGGCTGGCAACTCATCGTCGTCCACTCGGACCCGACCATGTACAGGCTGGTGATTCCCAATAGGACCCCGGGCGAGCCGTCGCACAAGATCCTCATGGACACCCGGACCTACCTGGGGGCTCGTGAGGTCGCCATCGCGGTCCTGGCGGCCACGAAGCGGATCAACCTGCTCGACCCGAACCCGTCCCGCTGGGCGGCCGTCTGGAACGGTGAGAACGTCGAGAACGAGGCCGGCGAGCGGCGGCAGATCCGAGGGCTCGCCTCGAAGCTGATCGACGTCGCGGAGGACGAGTACCCGCCTCCGGAACTCAAGCGGTTCTCCTACGTCGCCACGACCCTCCTGGACTACCTGAAGCGGTTCGAGGTGGCGTCGTCTGAGGCGGAGGAGGACAACGTACCCAACGCCAGCGGAGTGCCGAAGTGGATCCGGGTCCGGGCGAAGGACTCGGACACGATCCGGGACGAACTGTGGTTCAAGTGGAACACCATCTGGGACCAGATCCGGAGCAAGAACGCCTCGATCTCCGCCAAGGACAGGGACGACATCCACACCCGCGTGCTGGCCGAGACGGGCGAGGAGCGGTTCCGCCAGGGGCACCGGATCATCGCCGGCTCGGACGAGCGGTTCCGGGTCTGGACGAAGAGCCACATCAAGGCCCTGGAGCGGATCGCCGAGGGGGGCGGCTAGGCCCGCCGGCAAAAAATGGACTTCTCCTATATGGGTACCCAGAGGAATTTAAGACCCAGAACATGAGATCCAAGATCCAAAGAGAGCAGAAACGCGTCAGAAGTCCTTTGGTTACAAGCAGTTAGGTCTCCTATACATAGGGATTTTTTCTCTTTTTTGCCTGATCCAATTTCAACCTATGGCAATCTACAAAAGATGGGTAGGCGGCGCAGGGACGGGCAAAACCAGCCTGATCCTCGACTGCCTGACTGAGGCGAAGGCGTCGCTCGGCCTGAGCACGGACGAGATCGGCCTCTGCACCTTCACGAGGGCGGGGCGACAGGAACTCTCCGAGCGGGCTGCCGAGGCCTGGGGGGTCGACGTGGAGGCCCTGACGAAGTCTGGATGGTTCAGGACGGCCCACTCGATCGCATACCGGCAGTCCAAGGTCGAGCAGGGCCAGCTTCTGGAGGGCGAGGACGGGATCGAGTGGACGAGCCAGAAGCTGGGCGAGAGGGCCGCTCCGGGCTCCGGAGACCCAGCCTCGTCCGGGTGGGAGACCCGAGGCGAGACCGACGCCTCGATCGCGTTGCGGGCCTGGGAACTCGCCCGGCAGTCCCTGGTCCCACTGAGTCAGGTGATCTCCGACTGGACCCAGATCGGAGACACGACCATCCAGGCCAACGCCGCCCGGGTGATCATCGACAAGTACGAGCACGCCAAGCGGGCGGAGGGCCGTCTGGACTTCACCGACGTGGCCTCGCGATTTGCTGGGGTCCGGCATACGGTCGACGGCCCGGTCGAGGTCGAGCCGACTGGAGACGTCCCTGAGCAACTGCGGGTGCTCGCGATCGACGAGGCCCAGGACTCCTCGGCGATCGTCGATCGAATCTGCCGGCGGATCGCCAGGAGCCCGAACATCGAGCGAGTCTTTTTGCTCGGCGACCCGTACCAGTCGATCCTCGGATTCAACGGCGCCGACTATCGGCATTTCCTGTCCTGGGACGCGGACGAATCGATCATGCCCAGATCCTACCGCTGCCCCAAGGTCATCATGGACTACGGCGAGCGGTGCCTCAGGCAGATGCGGAGCGGGTACCGGGACCGGAAGATATCTCCGGCGCCGCACGAGGGCTCAATCCTCCACGCCCGTCACGCCCACGAGGCCGTGTCTCGGATCGATCCTTCGCGGAGCACGCTCGTCATTGCCCGGGTTGCGTTCGCCCTGGCGGAGTACGAGGACGAACTCAAGGCCCGCAAGATCCCGTACTCGTGGATCGACCGAGTCGGGTCAGCGTCCTCGTTGTCTGGATACAAGTGCCTCTGGGATCTTGAGCACGGCCAGATCGTCAGCGGGGACGACTGGGCGGCCGCCATCGCCATGTCGGCGGCGTCTCACCCGGAAGCCGGCAAGCTGATAGTCCACGGCGAGAAGAAGGCCTGGAAAGACGGACGGAGAGGCAATATCGACTTCATCCGCCCGATCCCCGAGGACATGGAGTTGGCTGGATGCACGCCGAAGATGGTGGAGTTCATCCTCTCGGGCCGGTGGCCTGAGGCGATGGACTCCCGGCATCGAGACAAGGCTGCCGCCTGGAGGTCTGCCGCACTCACCCACGGCACGGACGTGGCGAGCAACCCGCGAGTGAGGCTGTCCACGATCCACTCGGCCAAGGGCATGGAGGGAGACCTCGTGATCCTGAGCACGGTGTCGAGCAAGGCGGTCGAGACTTCGAGGGTCTCGCTGGCCGCGAGGCACGACGAAGAGTGCAGAGTGAACTATGTGGCCGTTACACGGGCGAGGGAGAATCTGTTGGTGGTCGATGACGGGTCCAGATACTCACTGGAGCTACCAGCATGAAATCCCTCTCGTTGATGGTTCTGTTCTTTGCCGGGGTCGCGATTGCCGGGACCAGGGATCCGGGGGTCTCGGACCAGAGATATATCGACTACGGGTCGCAGTTCACCTGCGTCGGGAAGCTGGAATGCCGAGACTCGGATGGCCGCGATGCCGTCGCCAGTTGCGTCGCGATCGACCCCCACTGGGTCGTCACGGCCGCACACGTCGTCGCCGGGTCCACCAACGTGACGATACTCGTGTCTGGCAAGTCTCAGGCTGCCACCGAGATCGTGGTTCGGGACGGCTTCCGCTGCGACTGCGTCGGGTGCTGCGACATCGCCCTCGCCAGGGTCGGCGAGGACATCGGGCTGCCCTTCTACCCCGGGTTGTACGGACAGGCTGACGAGGCCGGAAAAGTGGTCGCGATTGCCGGGTACGGGATGACCGGGACCCTGGAGACGGGGCACCTGATTAACGACGGACAGCGGCGTGCGGGCAGCAACATCGTCGACCACATCGGATCCAAGGGCCTCCTGATCTGCTCCGCAGGATCAGGGGTCGGCACCGAACTGGAGTTCCTCATCGCGCCGGGCGACTCCGGCGGCGGCCTGTTCATCGGCAACTCGCTGGCCGGGATCAACTCGCTCGTGATGGCCTCCAAGCGGTCGCCCCAGTCTCGATACGGGGACGAATCCGGACACGTCCGAATCAGTCAGCACCTGGAGTGGATCCGTGAGCAACTCGCCAGAACTCGATAGTGGCCTGCTTTTCGACGTCTCCCCCGAGGAACGCGACGGGCAGGAAAAGAAGAAGCCAAGCAAGAAGCAGCGTCCGGACGAGCGTCCCCGTCCGGCTGGCCCTCTGGACTTCCCCTCTGAAGCCCGGTGGCTGGGATCCGTCGAGGGCCACTACCAGTGCGATCAGTGCGGGATCGGGATCCTCGACATCGCCGAGACTCGGAAGGTCGACGGCGCCGCTAAGTGGCTCGTGTGCTGTGGCTGGGTCTGCGGGCACTGCTGGCTCGTCGACCCCGTGCCAGGGGTGCTCGACAAGCGGGAGGAGGGCCGCGAGTTTCGCGTTCGCGGTGGCCGGTTCGACGGCATGACGTTCTCCGAGATCGCCGCCGAGGGAGGCCGGTGGTACATCGAGCAGCTTGTGAAGGCCGGCAAGCGTCAGGTGCTCGCCGAGGAGGCTGCCAAGTGGCTCGCCTTGACAGGATCGTAAGTCTGGATACGATAACCCCCTCGCGAGCAGCCACGGAAGGCACGTCATGCCGGAAATTCTCGACAACTGGACCGTCGCCCAGGCTTGGCAGCACGTCTACGGCGACCGCCCGAGGCCCGAGGCCAGCGACGTCCCGGACGACATGCTCTGCGAGACGGACGGCGTGATCGCGTCCTACATGGGCGACGAGACTACCGAGGGTCGCAGGAAGGCCGCCGCCGCCCTCCTCTACCTCTGGCCTCGACTCGTGTCGTGCCCGCTGTGTCCTGGCCCGTCTGAGAACAGGCAGCGGTACGTCGCGACCGCTGTGGTCGAGTGCGTGAGCGAGTACAGGGGCGAGTACGAGAACGTGTCCACCCAGGACGAGTGTCGAATCACGCTCGCCCTCGCCGAGTGGAATCTGGCGAGCATCACGCCGCACTGCTGGGGGATCATCTGGGACGCGATGGGCACGTCCGGGGTGAACACCCGCAACAAGCTGCTGTGGGACTTTTACAAGCACGCCGAGAAGGTCGTCTTTTTCTCAGAATTGGAGTGACTCATGCCCGCCGGCAATTCTCAGATCGTCAAGATTCTCCAGTCGTCCCTCGCCCTCCACTGGTCTGCCATCGAGGCCTACACGCTCCAGTCGCGTCATTACTCGACCTGGGGCTACCCGAAGCTCGCCGAGAAGTACGCCGGCGACGCCGAGGAGGAGCGGCAGCACGTCCACAAGATCGCCGACCGCCTGGAGTTCTTTGACGAGACTCCGACGGCGATGCACGAGTCTGTGGAGTGGCCCCGCCACGACTTCGCCGCCGCCCTCGACGTCAACTACGACCTGGAGCAGTCGGCGGCGAACATCGAGCGTGGCGGCTACTCGATGGCCGTCGAGCTTGGAGACGCAGTCACCGCCGAGCTTTTCAAGGACCTGTTGTCCGACAGCGAGGCCTCGCTCATCGAGATCGAAGCCATTCGCGAGGTCATCGACCAGATCGGACTGGACAACTACCTCGCGAATCAGGCCTGAGTGTGTCCTGCCGAATCATCACCGGCGACTGCCTGAGTGTTCTGGCGACGCTCAGGCCGGAAAGCGTCGACCTCGTCGTCGCCGACCCGCCGTACAACATCGGCGTCGACTACGGCCAAGGCAAGTCCGCAGATCGTCGCCCAGACTACTGGGAATGGTGTCGCAAGTGGATCTTTCTGTGCGACCGGGCCCTGAAGCCCACGGGCTCGCTCTGGATCGTTAGCGGCCAGGAGCACGGGGCTGAGATCGACCTGAGCCTCCAGCTACAGGGCCTCCACGTCCGCAATCGCGTGACGTGGCACGAGACGTTTGGAGTCTACTGTTCGCACAAGTTCGGGCGGACGAGTCGGCCAATCTTCTACGCGACGAAGGCCCGGAAGGGCTTCACATTCAACCGCTCGGCGGTGACGGTGCCCTCGGCTCGCCAGACAAAGTACGGCGACCGCCGGGCCGCGCCGGGCGGCAAGGTCATGGGCGACGTCTGGAAGATCAGTCGAATCTGCGGCACGTTCAAGGAACGCGTCCCAGGCGTCCCGACTCAGCTACCCGAGGAGCTTGTCCGGCGGATCGTCGAGGTGTCGAGCAATCCCGGGGACACGGTCCTCGATCCGTTCGCCGGCTCGGGGACGATCCCGGCCGTGGCGTCAGCCCTGGGGCGGAACGCGATCGGGATTGAGTTGAATCCTGAGTACGCCGAGATCGCCAAGCAACGCGTCGACCGTGTGGCGGAGGCAGTCGCGTGAGTGATGACCGCTGGATTCCGATCGTCGAGCAGTCGCCGCCCGAGAAGAAGGTTGTGGTGGTCTGCGAGACACACCACGGCGGCGTCGACAAGATTTACGCCGGCTGGCTCGCCGGCGAGCAGTGGTTCTCGTTCGATCCAGAGTCCGGCCTGGGGCGTCGCGACATTCGCGCGACTGACTTCTGGCTGTCGTTGCCGGAGTGGCCGGCTGGCGGAAACGTGGTGCGAACCATGCAGTGGCCGGCGTGAGCGTCGCTGGCATTGATCGCTTTTTTGTACGGATACGCGTGCCACACGGGCAAGGAGGCCCGCCATGCCGTGGATCGTCTACGAGACGGTTAACAAGCTGAACGGCAAGAAGTACGTCGGCGTCCACAAGCAGGATGGCGATGAGTTTGATGGGTATCTCGGGTCTGGAAAGCGCCTCATGCGCTCAATCAAAAAGCACGGCGTTGACGCATTCGAGAGGTCGACCTTGTTCTCCTTCGACGACGAAGATGCCGCCTACGACAAAGAGGCCGAGATCGTTACCGAAGAATGGTGCAGCCGGCCGGACACATACAACATCAAGGTCGGTGGATTCGGAGGTTTCCCGAACGCCGACCCGGAGTTCAGGGCGAAGGCCTCGGAGAGGTCGCGTGCGATGCACGCCGACCCGGAGTTCAGGGCTAAGAACTCGGAGAGGGCGCGTGCGATGAACGCCGACCCGGAGTTCAGGGCGAAACACTCGGCGCGAATGCGGGCGATGAACGCCGACCCGGAGTTCAGGGCTAAGAACTCGGAGAGGGCGCGTGCGATGAACGCCGACCCGGAGTTTAAGGCGAGGAGCTCAGAGAGAGCGTCGAAGCGGATGCGTTCGATGCAAGCTGACCCGGAGTTCAGGGCTAAGAACTCGGAGAGGGCGCGTGCGATGAACGCCGACCCGGAGTTCAGGGCGAAACACTCGGCGCGAATGCGTGCGATGAACGCCGACCCGGAGTTCAGGGCGAAACACTCAGAGAGAGCCCGGGCGATGAACGCCGACCCGGAATTCAAGGCGAGGCAATTGGCTGGAGTTCGGGCATATCAACAATATCGCCGTCGCGAAAAAGCGAACTCGCTCCTTTGCATCCTCGACGCCCAGGCCACGGAAGGCCAGCCATGTCAGTCAAATCCCTAGCAAAAAAGCACGTCCCCTACACCGACCGCCTCGACCCCCACGAGGACCCGTTCTCCACGAACAAGGTCACGGGCCGGAGCCTCAACGTCCCGATCATCGGGACGTGCCGCCCAACGACGGTCTGTGCCACAACGTGTTACTTCGCCAAGGGACCGTCGACCTGGACGTCGAGCCTGAAGAAGCAGCACCGGCTGATGAACTCGATCAAGGACGACCCGCTCGGTGTGGCGAGCCGGATCGTGCGGTCGGCTCGCCGGAAGAAGCTCTCGTTCATCCGCTGGAACGGCGGCGGCGATCTGTTCGAGGAGATGCTCCCGTGCATCAACGCCGTGGCGGTCGCGATGCCTGACGTTCCGCAGTGGATCGTGAGCCGCATCCCGAAGCTGGCCGCCCAGGTCACGCCCAGGTCGAACGTGTACCTGCATCTCTCGATCGATCGCTCGTCCTGGGATCGGCTGGACGAGTTCAAGCGGCTCGTGCCGGCCGACCTCAACTGGTTCTGGAGCTATCAGTGCGACGAAGGCGAGACGCCGCCGTCGCCTGACGTGGCGCCGGTGATCTTCCGGAACTGCTACGACCCGCTCGGCGACGCATTGTACGGAAACGATTGCCCGCTGAATGCGGCTGAGGACATCACCGGCGTCTGCGAGGGATGCAGACGTTGCTTCGACGGAGGGGCCGTCGAAAGGGCAAAGGAATGCCGAAGTGGCTGGTCTACCAAACAACAAACCTGACTAACGGGAAAATTTACGTCGGAGTCTGCCGGGCCGACAGAACTCGCGCGGACGGGTACCTGGGGAGCGGCACGCTGATTCGTGCTGCCGTGGAGAAGTACGGCCCCGCGAACTTCGAGAGGACGACGCTCATTGAGTGCGAGACGGCCGACGAGGCCTACCTGATCGAGGCGGCGATTGTCGACGAGAAGTGGTGCGATCGGGAGGACACCTACAACCTGAAGACGGGCGGCATGGGCGGCCGGGGATTCGCGATGAGCGACGAGGCCAAGGAAAAGATCAGGCAGAGTCGCCTCGGGAAGCCGCACCCGCCGGAGACGAACGCCAAGATCAGCGAGTCGCTCTCAGGCAGGACGCTCACCGATGAGCATCGCAAGAACATTTCAGAGGCCATGAAGCACGCCAACCGTGGACGACCAGTCGGCGAGGAGACTCGGAAGCTCCTCTCTGAACGCCAGAAGCAAGCTTGGAAGAGGGGTAGAAAGCCGTGGAAGGGAGATGCCACTTGAGTCATCGATAACCAAGTCGATCGTGGCGTCCGCCAAGTCTCGCGGCTGGTGGACGTTCAAGATCGCCGGAGGACCGATGCAGACGGCCGGGATCCCGGACCTCCTCGCCGTGAAGTCAGGCCGGGCGGTTTTCCTGGAGGTCAAGCAGCCTGGGAAGAAGCCCTCTCCGCTCCAGGAGCAGAGGATTCACGAGATCCGGACGATAGGCGGCGCGAGGGCCGAGGTTGTGACGAGCAGGGCCGAGGCAGAAAGGATTCTCGACGATGAAGATCACACTGGCGTGGCATGAGGCGGCAATGGGCTCGGACGTCGGCCGGATGCGGCATCTCGCCAGCATCAAGGCCGGCCTCCAGGACGCCCACGGCCTGAAGACTGCCGGCTGGAGCGAGCACATCGAGGGCGCCTGCGGCGAGATGGCGGCGGCCAAGGCCCTCGGCATCTACTGGGACGGCAGCATCAACTCGTTCTCGCGAGACGACCTCCCCGGGCTCCAGGTCCGAACTCGGAGCCAGGACCACTACGACCTGATCGTGAGGCCATCGGACTCCGACGACTCGACCTTTCTGCTCGTGACCGGCAGGTGTCCGCACTACACGGTGCATGGCTGGATCAAGGCAGCGGACGCCAAGAGGCCGGAGTATGAGCAGGCTCACGGCGGGCGGACGCCAGCGTACTTCGTCCCCCGGGATGCCCTGCATAGTCTGGACACACTAAGGAGATGACCCGTGGGTTGCATGACGTCGAGGCCGTGGCCTCCGGATCCGAAGAATCAGCCGATCGTCAAGTGTCAGAAAAGGCTCGTGGTCCAGGACGGGAGAATCACATGGAAGTTGGTGAAGGTGCCCGCTGGTGGCGAGAGGAAATCGCCGACCTGAACCCCGAGGCCCTGCTGGCCGACGGGTTCGAGGACGCCGTGATTGGGTACAGCCTCAACCAGCATCACGCCCAGGTCGTGGTCTACGACTACGAGAAGTGCGTCCGGATCCTCATGGGCTCGCACGGCATGTCGGACGAGGACGCGAGGGAGTATCTGTGCTTCAACACGCTCTCGGCCTACGTCGGGGAGCACGGACCGCTGTTCGTCGCCACCAGGACGGCTTGACAAAAGGACGGATACGAGTACATTCTTTCGTCGCATGGATGCCATCGTCACCAACGTCGCCAGCCTCTCGCCGCTGGATTCGCAGGAGATCGTCAGCCTGCTGTCCAACTCGGGATCCGACTTCCAGGCCGAAGTCGCTGGGGGGCGTTCCTCGCGTCCCGTCGCGATCGTCAGGAACGCCGAGGCCAGGGTTGCCGGCTGGGCGAACACAGACCGCTGGGAGGGCTTGCAGACCCTGGAGTGCTACACCCGCAGCGACATGCGTCGCCGGGGTATTGCCAGGGCCGCCGCTGCCCTGCTCGTGGCGGACGGTCGCATTGATCCGCGAGAGTGTGTGGCCGTCTTCGAGCCAGAGTGCGTGAAGCTTGCCGAGAGTGTCGGCTGCCGTGACGTTCGCCTTTACGAACTTCGCGGGGATGAGTGGGTCCTAGTTCAAGGAGGAACGACGACATGAGAAGCTTGGTTCTCTTTCTGTGTCTTTCGCTCACGGCCACGGCGGCCGAGACCTGCACGGCCCTCAACGAGGCCGAGTCGATCGTGCTGTCTGAGACGAATTCGGCCAGGGCCAGGATCGGACTCCCGGGCCTCGTGGTCGACTGCCGGCTCATGGCGGCGGCTCGCCGGCATGCCCGTCGTCTGGCTCAGTCTGGATCGCTCTACCACTCGCAGGGCGTGGCCGAGAACGTCGCCTCCGGCCAGCCTGACGGGTTCGACGCCGTGGCCTCGTGGATGGCCTCGTCGGGCCACCGTGCCAACATTCTCAACAGGTCCCACCGTCGAGTCGGCGTGGCCGGGTTCGTCGGCCCCGACGGCCGCCATTACTGGGTGCAGCAGTTCGCACCCTGATCGTCCCCTCCGGTGGTTCCGTTGCTCCCGATCGCTGGGTAGGCGGTCGGGGGCGACGGGCCATCGGGAGATCCGAGGAATCACATGCTCAACTGGCTGAGGAGCTTTTTTCGTGAAGACGATTCGCAGGTCAGAGTTCGCGATTCTCTGGGAGACTCAGGAGACGGTGGAGATCGCGAAGGAGTACGAGATCACCGTCAACCAAGTGTGGGATCTGGCGAAGGGGTTCAAGCTGGGCCCAAAGCCGTGGGCAAAGGAAAACAGGCCAAGCCCCGAAGAAATCAGGGAGAGGGCAGCAGAGGTTCGGTCAAGGTGGACCGAGCAGGAAATGGAAAAGCGGTTCGTGGGAGCCGTCGCGTGGACTCCTCCTCTCGCCGGAAGGGCAAAGGCCTGAAATGAAATGCCCTGAATACTGGCTCTCGTTCGCCGTCTCGGAAGCTCTGCCCAAGAGGCGGGCCCTGGCGGCCGACATCGGCGCCAACGTCGGATCGTGGTCCGAGGCAATGTCGACAGAGTTCCAGGCCGTCGTGGCAGCGGAGCCTGACCCCCGGGCCTACAACCAGATCCCGGACCTCCCGAACGTGACCGTCGAGAGGGTCGCGGTGGGCGAGGAGCCCGGCGAGGCGGAGTTCTTCCTGCACGAGTCCCCGGGCCACAACTCGCTCCTGCCCTCGCATCCGATCGGCGGCGAAGGCGGCGCCAAGATAGAGCCCGTCGCCACGACGGACGTGCAGGTGGTCACACTCGACCAGCTACTCCCTGCCGGAGCCGACTTCGTGAAGATCGACATCGAGGGCGGCGAGGTCGCCGCCCTGCGTGGGTGCAAGCGGCTCGATAGCTGGAAGCACGCCGTGTTTCTGGTCGAGTGTCACGACACTTTCGACGCGGTGGCTGTCGAGTTGCAGAGACTCGGGAAGAGCGTCCGCCGTCTGCCGCACCCATTCCCAGGCCACCCCGGCCACTGCTGGGCCATCGGAACGTGATCCTCGTCGTCCAGAGCTACGAGACTGGACAGCCCGAGAGAGACGGCGAGATCGCCCGGTGTATCGAGGGGAACTCGCGAATCTTCGATCGCGTCATTGCACTCGACGGCAACTCGACGCGGTGGACGTTCGGCGAACTGGCCTCCATCTGCCGCAATCAGGCGAGCCCCGGCGACGTGTGTGTGGTGGCCAACTCAGACATCCTGTTCGACGAGACGATCGAGCTTGCCGAGGGTGTGCTCGATCGCTGCGACCTGATCTCGCTCACGAGGTGGGAGTCGCCCTCGGGGCCGAGGATGATCGGGCACGTCATCGACGACCTGCTCTTCTCTGGCTCCCAGGACTCCTGGATCTTCCGAGCCGGCGGGCTGCCGGAGGTCGAACTGTCGATCCCGCTGGGTGACGTCGGCTGCGATCAGGTGATTGCCGGCTGGGCGGTGTCGCAAGGGCTCCGCGTGTCAGATCCAGCACTCTCGATCCGGACTTGGCACCACCACGCCGACCGGTCTCGGGCGGATCGTCCGATCTTGGGAGGCAGGTACGGGTATCCGGAACTCACCACGACACACCTGACAGGCCGAGTCTTCTGCCACGACTGGACCGGGGGCGGATACGAAAACGCTGAAGTATGCAGATCCAACTGAGCCTCGAAGACCTCCGCAGCCACGACGTCGACCTGATCCTTCCCCCGGACCCAGAGTTCGCCGAAGAGTACGCCCGGCGTGTGGCCCTGGGGCGAGAGGCGGCCAAGCGAAGATCGGTGGCCTTCGTGGCCATCTGCCGCAATGCGATGCCGTTCCTGCCGTTCACGCTGGACCGTGTCGAGCAGGCGGGCCAGATGTTCCGCGAGTCCTGCACCTTCATCTACGAGAACGACTCTGCCGACGACACGAAGGAGTGGTTGACACACTGGAGCAAGCAAGGAGACGGCAACCGGTTTATCTCACTGCGGGACAACGGCAGGCCACACCTCAACTTCTCGAAGGCCGCTGAGCGGACGATCGCTCTGGCCGAGTACCGCAACCAGTGCCGGCTCTGGGTGGCCGAGAACACGTCCGCCGACTACGTCGTCGTGTTCGACACAGACCCGTGGGGCGGATTCAGTGTCGACGGAATCGCCAACACGATCGGCCACCTCGAAGACTTCGACGACTACTCGAACGCCTCGGGCATGGCGAGCTACTCGTGGTGCGAGTGGGGGCCGCCTGTGTGGCAGCAGCCGACTCTGTGCCACTACGACGGCTGGGCGTTCAGGTGGACGTGGTGGAAGGAGCGGCAGGACATGCTCTGGTTCCATCTCTGGCATCCGCCGGTGGGTTCTCGGCCGATCCGAGTGAACTCGGCGTTCGGCCAGCTTGCCGTCTACCGGGGAGCGGACTTCGTCGGGGGCGAGTACCGAGGAGGGGATTGTGAACACGTTCCTTTTCATAGGTCGCTGGGGGGGGACCTGTACCTAAACCCGTCGAGTCGGGTTGTTTCCTTTTGGGTTCCGAATGAGCGGAAAGAGAGTGAAGGTCGTCGTCTGCACGGCGACGTTCACGAAGATGTGGTTGGCAGGGACGCCGACCCGGATCATCGCAGAGACTCTGAGGATCACGGCTGACCGCTGCGACGCCACGCGACGCAGCCTGAAGCTCCCCCCACGAGAAAGCTGGCACGGCTCCAAGTCCGGAAAGCGGGTCGCCTACCTGCCCTCCGAGGAGGAAATCCGGCAAAAGTGCCTGGAGTTTCAGGCAGGCTGGAGCGAGGAGGAGCGTGCCCGAAGGCGGGTCGGGTGGAAGCCCGAGCCGGATCCGGTCGAGACCCGCGTGTACCCGGACGTGATTTTCGAGGTCCAGGGCGACGCGACCGGGTTCCTCGAAGGGTTGATCGACTCTTCGGGTTGATTGCAGTCCGGTGGTAGCTTGCAGGTAGGCAGGCGACAGCAAGGACGCAGTTTTATGCCCGAGTACGGCGCGAGCAACCTTTCGGTCTGGGACAAGATCCGTCTGGTCCAGGAGTGGTATCCGGTCGTCACGTTCGTCCAGGCGGTTCTGGCGACCCCAGACCACCATGCGAAGGCGGTCGTGGTCGCCGACGCCTGCGAGTGGGTGGCCTCGAAGACCCAGACCAAGGTCGACGATGAGCTTGTCGGCCACCTGACCGCCATCCTGCGGTCCCCGCAGGGCGAGTCTCTCCTGCGGTGGGTCATGGCGAAGATCAACGAAGGGGTTAAGTGATGGCGGACTATGCGGTCCTGGTTCGCGTTGCCGCCCTGGTGGCGGCGGTTGCTGTCGTGGCGGGCCCCTGGCTGGTGGCAGCCGCCCGCTCGGTCAGGCTCCCGTCGCGACCGGCGGCCAAGACGCCGGACACGCTCGTGGACGCCCACACGGTCCTGGAGATTGCCAGCCGACTGAAGTCGGCCGGCAACTCCCGTGGTGTCGAACTGTGCCAGCAACTGATCGACGTGATGCTCCAGCCTTCGGAGCCGGACGCGTGAAATACCGCACCGCTGTGGCGGCACTCCTCCTGGCTGTGGCGTTTTTCGGGGTCCCCGAGGTCAAGCCCCGCAGCGTCGCCGTCTACGCCATTCCGGAGCCATCCAGCGACATGAAGGCCACGGTCCAGCCCATCGTCAAGGTCGTGTCGAGCATGAATGCGATCGACCGGCTTTGGCTTCAGAACATCTACCTGAACTGCGCCCGGGTGGTCGAGGCCGACGGGATCGTCGACGAGCCGACCATCACGAGCACGGACGGACTCCGGGCCGTCCATGTCGCCGTGTTGGCATTCATCTGGAAGGGGATGGCCGACAACTCCCCGGAGAAGTACCCGAGACTGGCCGAGGCCATCGACTCCGCGTTGAACTCTTGCGTCTCGGAGGACTCGCGTCAGATCACCCCGGAACTGCGGCGACGCGCTGCCGATCTCTACCGGGCAATCGCATGGGCGGGGCTTGGAAAGGACGCGTAAATGGCCGCGATCCTCAGGCCTACGGGATACGTCCCGAACCCGAAGGCCGCTGAGAAGTACGTCTCTAGCCTCCGGTGGCCAACTCTGGCCGAGGCTGGCCCGGACCTCAAGGCGAACGACAACGCCGACGTTGTCCTCTGGCCTGCCATCATTCGAGTCAGGCCCAGCTACTCGCGGGTAGCCCAGGCCATCGGCTCGTGCGTCGGGCATGGGTTCGCAGGATGCGTCGACGCCCTGTCCTGCACGGAGATCGTCGTCCACGGCGAGCCCGAGGACTGGCCGGGCCGATGCCTGGAAGCGTCGATTTATGCGTTGTCGCGATGCGAGGCCAGGGGGCTGAAGCGAAACTACGGGGGCGACGGGAGCTATGGGGCCGCCGCCGCCGAGGCCGTGACCAAGTGGGGCTGCCTTCACTACGACGTCGACTACAACGGCACCAAATTCACCGAATACTCCGGAACCCGGGAGAAGCAGTGGGGATCGTCGGGGCTCCCTGACGAGCTTGAGCCGTTCGCGAAGCAGCGGGTCGTCCAGACCGCCACGCTCGTCGAGAACTTCGAGCAACTCTGCAAGGCGATCTCGAACGGTTACCCGGTCGCCCAGGCAAGCGTTCAGGGCTTCGTTTTCAAGAGGGACGAGGACGGATTCTGCCGGCCCAACAATGCCGGGTGGGCCCACTGCACCTGCTTCATCGGAAAAAGAATGGGCAAGCGTCCTGGAGCGCTCTACTGGCAGTCCTGGGGTCCGAGGAGCAACTCGGGCCCTCACTACTCGGGCGTGCCCGGGAAAGAGATGCACCCGGCATTCGCCGGATGCACGTTCTGGGTCGACGCCGCCACCGTCAACTCGATGCTCCGCCAGCGTGACAGCTACGCATTGTCTGGATATCAGGGCTTTCCGGCCCGCAAGCTGCCCCGCTGGACTGGAGGCATCCTGTGATTCGAGTCGCGTGTCTCGCGTTGCTCTTGATCGCCGGCTGCGGTCGCCCCGCCCAGGAGCCGGACGCAGCCCTGTGTGAGTGTTTCGCCGATGCCGCCTTTGCGGCGGTCAAGGCGAAGAACTCCCCGGCCCCGTCGCCGGAGGAGAAATGCTGCGGGAAATGCGGCGGCACCGGGCGGGTCCGCAGCGGAGACAACCAGTCCTGGGTGGCCTGCCCGTGCCCGGACTCGTGCCCTTGCAAGCAGGGGAAGCCATGACGCCCAGGGACGTGCGTGACCAGATATGGAGAGAGTTGCCACTGGTCAGGAGGCACCTCGTCGGCAGGTCTCGCGTGGACGACCTCATCGAGGTTGCAATCGATCAGGCTCCGGTCGACCTGCTCCGGCATGTCGCGGGCAACCAGCACGGGAAGGACGTCGTGCTGGCGGCCTGGGGCCAGAACTCGAAGCGGGGCTACGTCCTGATTCGCGAGTCGTCTGACGAGAAGGCATTCGGGCCACTGTTCTGGATTCTCTTGAGCCCGGTCCTGCAACTCATCCTCAGCAAGCTGTTGGACTGGTATTTCCGATCGCCGCAGAACGCGGTCTTAATGAGGGCCTGGAAGGAGGGCCGCTGGAAGTGACAGACGAAACGAAGCAGAGCATTTTGGATTTCTCCCTGAGGGTCGCCGAGCGTTTCGGGGTCCCGGTCGTGATTCTGGCGGCCGTTTTGTGGATGGCCAGGGACGTCGCAACTTCGGTTCACCAGACCGTAATCGTTCCAATGGTCGAGAGCCACACGCAGTTCCTGGAGTCGACGTCCCAGACTCTCCACGAGCTTGGAAAGACCCAGGACCAGCAGTCGGAGACCCTGAAGGAGTTGGCCGCCGGCCAGCGTGAGATTCAACACGCCCTGACGGGCGGCAAGGAGAGCAAATGATCGCGAGCGTTTCGGTGGGCACGACGGAGACCGAGGTCCTTCCGGTGCCGGTTGGCAAGCCCTACTCGTTCATCGCCCTTGGGAACAACGGCACTGCGACCGCCTATCTCAAGCTGGTCCCGGACTCCACGCCCGTGACGACCAGCACCGGAATTCCGCTGCCAGCCGGGGCGTCGATCCTCTGCGACCAGGACATGCAGAAGGAGTTGTTCCACGGCCGGGTGACGGCGATCGTCGGCAGCGGCAGCACCACGCTCTCGGTCCAAGCCTTCTGAAAGGTCAGCGAATGCCAATCTACATCTCATACTCGCCGGGGAGCGGCAGCGGTGGCGGTGCCGCCCCGCAGGTTGCCTCACTAGCCAGCGGATCGACCATCACGACAAACGCCAGCGACGCCGACATCTTCGAGGTCACGCTCGCCGAAAATGCGACGCTCGCGAATCCCACCAACGGGGTCGACGGGCAGACGGTCCGCTGGAGGATCCGACAAGACTCGACCGGCTCCAGGGCGGTGACGCTGGGCAACAAGTTTGTCGTTCCGTCGACCGCCACCTCGCCCCTGCCGTTCAGTACGGCAGCAAACAAGATGGACGTCCTCGCTGCCACATACCACCAGGGCCGCGACAAGTGGGACGTCGTCGCCTTCGTTCCAGGATACTAAAGCATGGCTGACCTTTCGGGCCGCACGCCGATCTACGTCCGCACGACCGGCAATGACACGACCGGCAACGGTTCGCTATCTACTCCGTTTGCGACGCCGCAGCGAGCCTTCGAGGCGGCCTACTGGGATGCCAACGCCAAGCCCCACTTAGGCCTGACGACGATCACGGTAGACGTGCAAGACGACGTCTATGTCGTGGAAGGCACGTTTTACGCCGCGAACGCGGCCGCCTACTCGTTTGAAGCGGACGCGTCGACGTCTGGTGGGCTTTCTAATCTTGCGTTCGCCGTGGTCATTGCCAGCGCGATCAAAGCCGCGTGCTCGGTTGCGGTAGAAATTGAAGACATCGTCGGCGGAGAGGACGCTCCGGCGACGATCTACATTCGGAACAAAGAGTTCGATACCGGAACCAACCGCACGCCGCCGTCCATTACGGCAGGCGGAGTGTCGGCCACGCTGGCCTACACGACCAGCACAATAGATCCCGTGGTGGATACGGCGAGCTATGTGCTCGATCTGGGGGCGGGCACGTTTGGGGGCGTGAATCTTTACGACGCGCACGCCACCGAGTGGCCGTCCCGCATCGCCGTGCGTGGCGCGGGAAAGACAAGCTCGTTACTCGGGGGCGTCAACGCGTCTTCGCGAGATGTCTTCGCGGTTGAAGTTGTCAGTTACAACTACGTCGTGCACCTTGACACTGTTCCGCCGTGTGAAGTTGCCATCGTGAGCAACAAGACCGTCAATCTGGGGGACGTCACGGCGCACGGCGGGTATGTCTCTGACACCTGGGGCGGTATCACGGGCGTGACACCCAGGCAGGGCGAGAACATCACGCTCACAGACTGCGTGGCCGGGGATCTGTCCAACGGCGGCACTTACGGACATTACGAGGCGCCCGGCGGCGGATCCGGCAATTACCCCGGCTCAGGCACGGTGACGCTGACGGGTTGCGAGGCGGGCGATATTACGACCACAAGCTACGGCGGGTTGTGGTCGTACGCCGGGTTGAACGGATCAGGAAGCGTGACCGTCACGGGCAGCACTGTTGGTGAGATTACGACTCAGGCCGTCGGCTCCGACTCCAACCAGTATTATTTTGGCTCGTCGGGCCACGTCACCGTGACCAATAGCGCGGTCGGCAATATTGACGCACAAATTGGCGCCTCCGCCGCATACGCCGGCGGCTTCGCGGTGCCGGTTGGCGACGGCGGCGACGTCACGGTCACGAACAGCACCGTTGGAAATATTTTAACCGGAGAGCCGAGCGCTGTTGTGAGTTGGAGCTACAAGGCCGACGGCGGCAACGTGACTGTGTCGTCGTCAACTGTTGGCAATATCAACACAGTCGGCACGGACACAGAAAATCAAAACGGAATTGTGCCATCACACTCCGGCGACGTCACGATTTCAAACAGTGTGACCGGCAACATCACAGCCAACGGCGGCGCAGACGGCGGCACTGGTGCTCTCGGTATCGGCGGGGTCGTCGAACTGGTCGGTAATGTGCCGCTCCCGGGCATCATTCTGTGCGGCGAACTGGACACAACCGCGCTCGACAAGGGTCGCGGCGTCAATGGGTCTTCTATTTTAGGGGTCGTCTAGCATGCAGCTTCCGCAGTCAGTTCAAATCTCATTTCCGGGCAGGGGCAGCGAGCCCGTCACCCGAACCTTCAGCGAACTTCCTCTGACGCTGATCGACGACTCGCGGGCTCGTCGCGTCCTCGCTCGGCTGAGCTTCTGCCCGCCGCTCCTGCTCTGGGAGGGCGAGACCTACGACGCCGTTGGAGACTACACGCAGGCCCAGGCGGAGGCTCGCGTGCTCGAACTGCTTGGTCCAAATCTTCAGACGGCGATAGCCGCCATGTTCGAGGCGGCAAGGCCTGTCAGGTGATCTATGGCCCTCTACAACTCGCTTCCGGGACAACTCAGTCTCCTGATGAAGTCCGGAGACGACTTCGCGGCAACCGTCGACTTCTCCGTGCCAATGACCGGGCACTCGGTCGCGGCCTCCCTTCATAGCGTCGTCACTGGGCAGCAGGTCGGCACGTTCACGATCACGATGGTGGACGTGGCTGCCGGTAAGGTCGGCATCTCGCTGACGGACTCGCAGACCTCGTCGCTGGCCCCGGGGACCTACTCCTGGAGGATGACGAGCGTCCAGGGCTCGACAAACAAGACCTACCTCCAGGGCCACGCAGAGGTTGTGCGGTGAATGTCACCTCCGGATCGGAGCAGATCGCTGTCACCGTCAGCGGTGAGGAGATTTCCGCGACCCTATCCGGAGGCGGTATCTCCGCAGAGGTGACCGGTGGTGCGGGCCCAGTCGGCCCCGCCGGAGTCGTGTACGCCACGCCCCCGGTTTCGTACAACTCCGCGACTCAGACCGTCTCCCTGTCGATCGGGTCTGGACTGTCAACATCCGGCGGGTCGCTTGTCCTTGCCGCCCACCAGCATGGCATCTCGGACGTCTCCGGGCTCCAGGCGTCCCTCGACAGCAAGCCGACGCTCGCGGACGGCCTGATCCCGTCGGCGTACCTCCCGTCCTACGTCGACGACGTCCTGGAGTACGCCTCGCTGGCGGTGATGCCGGCGTCCGGGGAATCAGGCAAGGTCTACGTCGCCGCCGACACAGGGAAGACCTACCGGTGGTCTGGAACCACCTACATCGAGATCAGCCCGTCCCCGGGCTCGACCGACAGCGTCACCGAGGGATCGGTGAACCTGTACCACACGGCGGCCCGAGCGGCGGCGGCGGCCCCGGTGCAGAGCGTTGCCGGAAGAACTGGCGCCGTCACGCTCTCCGGCTCCGACATCGTGAGCGGAACTCTGTCCGCGTTTCGACTGCCGCTCAGTGGAGCGAGCCCTGGAACGTACACGTCCGTGACCGTGGACTCCTACGGGCGGGTGACCAGCGGCGGCCTGTATGTGGTGACCTGGGACGGGGTCAGCAACAAGCCGTCGTCGTTCGTGCCCTCCACGCACTTCCACACGGCGTCGCAGATTACCGACTTCTCGTCGGCCGTCGTGGCCGCTGCACCGCCGACAACCAACGCCAGCCTGCTCACGTCCGGGACTCTTGCGGATGCGAGGTTGAGCGGAAACGTGCCCCTGCTCGTCGGAGGCCTGATTCCTTCCTCGCTCCTGCCTTCCTACGTCGACGACGTTGTCGAGGCGGCGAGTCTGGCCTCATTCCCGGCCACGGGAGAGGCCGGGAAAATCTACGTCGCCCTGGACTCGAACAAGAATTACCGCTGGTCTGGGAGCGTCTACGTCGAGATCAGCCCCTCGCCCGGCTCGACCGACAGTGTCGCCGAGGGGTCGGTCAACCTGTACCACACGACAGCCAGGGCAGCCGCCGCATCGCCAGTCCAGAGCGTCGCGGGGCGGACGGGCTCGATCACGCTCGGAGTCTCGGACGTCTCGGGGGCGGTCGCGTCTTCCGACTCCAGGCTGTCGGACTCTCGGGAGTGGTCAGCCGAGACTGTCGACCAGTTGGAGGCCGAGGCCGGGACGTCCACGACTCGCCGGGCGTGGACTGCACAGCGAATCGTCCAGGCCATCGCTGCGTGGTGGTCCGCGTCAGCAGCAAAAACGAAGCTCGACGGCATTGCTTCCGGCGCGACGGCGAACTCGACGGATGCCCAGCTTCGTGACCGATCGACGCACACCGGAACGCAGACGGCATCGACGATCTCAGACTTCACGACTGCCGTCGTCGCGGCCTCGCCGCCAACGACGGACGCCAGCCTGCTGACGAGCGGAACTGTGTCTGCGGCGAGGTTGCCGGCCGCCACGACCACGACGGCCGGTGCGGTCGTCGTCGGCTCTGGGCTGTCTGTCACCAGCGGCACCGTGTCGGCGAACGTCACCAGCGTGGCTGGCCGCACTGGAGCAGTGACGATTGCCGCCGCCGACGTCAGCGGGCTGGCTAGTGTGGCAACGAGCGGCGCCTACTCAGACCTGTCCGGGACGCCGTCCGCATACTCATTGCTAACGGCGACCGGAAGCGTCCTGGGCGGCGTCAAGATCGGCAGCGGCATCACGATCACCGACGGAGTGATCTCCGTCAGCACGAGCTATGCGGCGGCGAGTCACACGCATGAAGCCAGTTCAATCACTGACTTTTCTGCTGCCGTCGCCGCAGCCTCGCCGGAGGAGGTGGTCGAGTACCTGACTGCCGCAAGTTTTCCGGCCACAGGCAACGCCAGCCTGCTCTACATCGCAACTGACGACGGGCGGGCCTACCGCTGGGTTGGATCGCAGTACGCCGAGATCGGCCCTGCTGGGGCGTTCCTGCCCGCTCACACCCATTCGGCCAGTGACATCACCAGCGGCATCATCGCAACCTCTCTGCTCGGCGGCGGGACGGCGTCGGCGTCGACGTGGCTCAGAGGTGATTCGTCGTGGCAATCTTTGCCGACAAGTGGCACAAAGACTTTGGCAGTTTTTACCCCGCAAGACAACCAGCCCCCGTCGACGAACTTCGCCACGCTCGACACCCGAGGGACAGGCATCGCGGTCCTCGACTTCGATGCGGCGACCGACGAGAGCGCCGTGTTTGCCGGCGTGATCCCCGAGGGTGCCACGCTGACCAGCGGGCTCGTCGTCCGCATCACCTGGATGGCGACCTCGGCGACGAGCGGAAACTGCCGCTGGGGCGTGCAATGGGAGAAGACCGGCACGGACCTCGACTCCGACTCGTTCGACACGGCTACCGAGGCCACTGGTGCAGCGAACGGGACAAGCGGCATCGAGACGGTCACCTCGATCACGGCGACGGCGATTGACTCACTCGCAGCCGGGGATCGGTTCCGGCTCAAAGTCTTCCGCAACGCCGACGACGCCACCAATGACACGATGACCGGAGACGCCGAACTGGTCGCCGTGGAAGTGCGGGTGGCGTGATGGCGTTCCAGTTCCCGCTATTTGATGCCGTGCGGCTGGCGACAACGTCATCGCCGGTGGGTGCGGTTCCGATGACTCTGGCTTGCTGGTTCAACACCAACACTGGCAGTAACGGCAGCGGCGCGCTGATGGCGTGTGGCGTTGCGTCGGGGACGCATCGAAATCAGATACAGACAACCGCGCAAGCTGGCGGTACGCAAACGATTTTGGCAAACGCCATTGGGGCAAGCGGCGTTGCCGGTTCTACAACGGAATCGACAGCGAGCAACTCCTCGTGGGCGCACGCTGCTGGCGTGTTTGCATCGCTAACATCGCGTACCGCGTACCTAAACGGAGTCGCAGCAATACAAGGGACTGCGGACTGCGGCTCACAAAATCAGGCCGACAGCATCGTCATCGGCGCGAGGTGGGCGACAACGCTTGGTTTTTTCTATGAGGGCACGGTAGCCGAAGCCGGCATCTGGAACGTCGCCCTCACCAACGACGAGATCGCTAGCCTCGCCGATGGCTTCACCTGCGACCGCGTGCGTCCGCAGTCGCTCGTGTTCTACGCGCCGCTGATCCGCGACTTGCACGACATCGCGCGCGGCCTCACCATCTCAAACACTAACGCCAGCAACAATCGGTCTGCTTCAGCATTTCCGCACCCGAGGGTCTACGCATGACGCTCTACTACCGCATCGAAGACCCGTCCGACGTGCGCGACCTCGGCGAGCAGATCGCAGCCTGGCTCGCAGTTGGCAACCCCAAGGCAGCAGCATGGGCCGAGCAGCCTCCGCAGCCTTCGCCCGATGCCGTCTGGTCTGGCGGGCAGTGGGTGACGCCGGCGCCGGCCGTGCCCGAGAGCGTCACGCCGTACCAGTTTCGGATGGCGCTTCTAAGGTCAGGAGTGTCGCT